AGGAGTATACCCATGAAAATATCAGATCTTTTAAGAGCATTAGCAGATCAAGTTGACGGAGCACAATCAGACCCTGTTATCGGAAAAGCAATTCAGCATATCGACAGTGTCGAAGATGATCCTGCAGACGAAGGATCGAAGTTTTTGCCGCCGTTACAAGCTAAATTAGAACTATTGAAGAAGTCAGAAGACGTGCCGAGCGTGTATGATGATCAAGAAGACAACGAAGCAATTAACATCATTAGAAAAAATGCAGGAATGAAGCCGCGTTCAAGATTTCATAATGCAGCCGACGACGACGGCCCATTTGAGGAATAATCCATGGCAATTTATGATTTCTTTCTAAGTAGAAACGGCGCGCCGGTTACCCGAGCAAATTATGTTGGCAATAAGGGCCGCCTGTTCTACGACGACGACACAGGTGAGATTCGACTAAGTGACGGCGTCACTCGGGCGGCACAGCAATTGCAGTAGCAGTAGCAACAACAACTACCTTTGGCAGTGTTAGATTAGGACCAGGTGTTACTACAAATGCTAACGGCCAAATCATTGTTAATCAAGCTGATTTAAATTTTAAATTTGGTGACTTTGAATCAACTACACAAACTTTGCAGGGCGAATCAGTAGCGGTGCTATCATCTGCAAATTCTTCCCAGCCTATTACTATTTCAACTAGTGGTGCCGGGATCATTAATATAGTTGGAATGTTCCATGTGCATCGTTGGGACACAGACTTAAATACAACAACCAGCAATGAGCCAATTTTTAAAGTTGACAATTTGGGCAAGGTTCGTATTTTAACACCAAACACTGACGGACTTGCTGGCGCAGTTGAAATATCGGGCAACTCTACAGGTGCTTTTCATCCACCTAATCAAAGTGGTGTAATAATTCATACCACTGGCCATGATAGATTAATAACACGAAAATATATGGATGCAAATAATAATTATCCGTTATTTGTAGGACGCAGATACAACGGAACAGTTGGGTCGCTTACACAAGTATTAAACGGCGAGATAATTTTTAGAATTGCAGGACAGGCCAGCACAGGCGCCGATTTTGAAGATTTTGGCTCAGGTGCTATCAGTTGGATCGCAACTGAAGATCAAAGCACTGGTAATCAAGGCGGTAAAATTAACATCCGTATAACTCCAAATGGATCAGCGGCTGCGGCAACAAACACAATTGCCGCCGAATTTACAGAGACAGGTATTCTAGCACCACTGGGGGTAACTGGTGATCTAACTGGAAATGCTGACACAGTAACAAATGGTGTGTATACGACTGGTAACCAAAGCATAGCTGGCAACAAATCCTTCTCAGGAAACACCAACCTGGGTGCCGTTGCCGCTATTACTATAACAGGCGGCGCACCTGGGCAGTATCTGACCACTGATGGCGCCGGAAGCTTATCGTGGACACTACCTACAGCTAATACTACATATTACGAAGCCGACACTGTCACAGGCGCAGACTTTACGCCGAATCCCATGGCATTAGTTGACGGAATGACACTTACTGCAATCGCTGGTGTATATCGAGTTGAATCAAATATACAATATACCGTTAAGCCAGCTGTTGTTTCCAGTAAACTGGGCAGTGACTTAACTGCATTGATAGCTGAAATAGAAGGACAACCTTCTGCTATTGCACACGCTGATTCATACGGCGCAGGCGAAACTATTACCGCAGGATTTTACACTGTTACGGGCGCAACAACACACGGCGGCAATATTATATTCGATGCCGAAGGTGATCCAAATGCAACATTTATTTTCAAATGCGGGGCAGGGCATGCATTGTCTGTTGGTGCGACCACGTCTCTTGTTAACGGTGCAAAGGCATGTAATATTTTTTGGTATGTAGTGGGCGCGCTATCCATAGGAGCAAGTTGTAATATACAAGGTACGTATATTGGATCAGGCGCTATTGCACCAGGAATACCATTTTCATTAGAAGGCAGGCTGTTTACAAAAACAGGTGCACTCACTATGGGCGAAGCTACATTTGCTGTACCAGTGGGATCAACATCATTGACACTAGGTCTGCTAGAAGAATTTGCCTTCTTTACACCTGCAGGTACTATTAGTAACACTATTATTCCGGGTGGAATTGGTGACATTAATTCGGGCAACGGATTAATTACCGGGTTTTCTGAAATTGAAGGCAATGTATATCTTGCAACAGGCACTATATCCGAAGTTGAATTTGAATTGTATCAGAACGGCAGCCGCATTGCATCTTCATTTTTCAGTTCAAAAACACAAATATTCAGCCGCAGTCAGCATGCGGTTATAGTAGGTACTGCTACTGTGGGCGCAGGCGAAGACATTGAGTTGTTTGGAAGAGTGATAGTAGGCACAATGACTGCCAACAATCGTTCGATATTTGCTATTAAGTTAAATTAATTACAGTTTTAAATAGGTTAGCCCCTGCTACAATTAAGTAACAAGGGCTTTTATTCATTTTTAATATACTAAGAGCTATGCTCCGAATCTAATTAATATAATTAGGCTTTTGGTTTACTGTTATTTACAAAGTCGTAAAATGCTTGCGCAGTTTCGAGAATCTTTTCTGTGCCAGGAACGTCTGGCATAGTGATGACGGTAACAACTTCGTCGCCTTCTTTTTTCACTTTCATACCAACCATGCCGACTGTGGCTTCGTAATCCTGCCATACCTGATGCTTGGCCATTTCTAGCACGTTAGAACGGATTTCATAGCCGTTCTTGTTGAAGCTTACTGTTGGCACGAGCTTTTTCCATTCGTTGGCCATTTCTTTTAGATCTGTCATTGTAGTTCTCCTGTGTGTGTATAATATTATCTAATTGTGTAACGTAGTACCAATATAGCACGTTATACAATAATGTCAAGGGGTTTAATTTCTCGACATTATTTCTTTTTGAGACATTGCACCGCTTACTGCACGAGCAATGTCTTTACGACTAATACCAATATCGTTTAATTGGGAGTCGGTCATCATACGCAATCGTTGCACAGTGCTGTTGTACATCAATCTTGATGCAACAGATTTAAGTAACATTAGCATCTAGTTTCCTCTAATTTCGCTTGCTTTTTAAAACAGTCTTCTGCTTCTTTGAGATAACCTTGTGCTCGCAAGCATCTACCGGCTCGTGTGTATCCAGAGATTTCAAAACCCTGCATGAGTCGCGCGCCAACACGTTTTAATAAGGACATTAACTCCATCCTTTTAAATTGCCGTTAGTAATAAGAGACTGCGCCTCTTCGTAGCGGCCTTGCTCGCACAACGTATCAAATAGTCTTGCCTGGGTAACCAAGTTTATCCACCTAGTAATTGATTTTCTTAGGGTCAAATCTAATATCCTCTGCGATCAAGTTCTCGTTCACGACGTTCCAGGTCATACCGGTCAATAGATTTGGACAAATAGTCTTCCATTTCTTGTTGACGACGAGTGAGCTTGTAAGGAAGGTTAGTTGCGTTCCTTACGCCCAAAAATGTTGCGAATAATTCAAACATTGCGATCTCCAAATGGGATATTGCCTATCATCCAACGGCTAAGTCCAATGTCCGACAATTGTCTGTCAGTTAGGTGGTCAAGTTCTCTCATTGTGCGTTGATTGTCTATGCGTGTTGCAATACATGTTTTTAAATTTGTGTATATTCTTGTAATTAACATAAGGTTCTTTCATATATGTATGTGTGTGTAGTTTTTAAACTGTACAACTATATTTAACACGCTGTTGGCACAAAATCAATTGCATTTTAAGCAAAGTCGTTATGTGTTTAGCGCATGGCAGATTGTGCTTTACAAAGGCAGACACTTCTGTTACATTATGCGAATAATCTTACTAAATATTAGTGAGGAAGATATAATGAAAAAAAGAACACGAAGCATCTTAGAAGAGTTATCATCCGTTGGGAGAACATCTCACACAGATGAGTTCATTCAGTCAACTGGGCACAACATTATTGAAAGTGCAATTAACCTGTTGTCAAAGATACATGAAACATATGACGACCGCACAGCTATTGAATTGGAGCGACGATTCGTTAATAGCATAAGAGCAAACAACCCTCGCAAGTTCAAAACAGGCTTAGACAAAATCATAGAAACAAAGAAGAAGTAACATGGGCGGAAACGTTTTCACAGGCACTCAACCATTTGATCACAGTAGAATTGACCACATAACTTCGCAGATATATCCCGTATTGGATAAGCTACGCATTGGCGCATTTCCAGTTGGCAGTACAGCTACACCGACACCTGGTAAACTCAGCGGTGACTTTGACATCATAGTTGATGAGTTGCTTTGCTCTTCGAGATTCAAGGAAACCAATCCTACAAAGATTCGCAAACACTTGAGAGATGTATTCAAAGATGCAGGGTTTACTACCAAACTCAACGGCATATCAGTACACATCAGAGTGCCAGACGGTGATGCATTTTATCAAGTTGATATATCGGTTGTACCAAATGCAAGACAAATCAAAGATTTTCACATTCACAATATACCAGATGGAAGTTTGTACAAAGGTATGAACAAGCATCTTGCATTAATGAAACTTGCAAAAAAGCAAAATCTTGTGTGGAGTGCGTTCCAGGGACTGTACAGAAGAACCGACAATGGAAAGCGCGGCGAGCTAGTCACTTGCTACATAGACCAAGTGTCATACATATTATTAGGAGCCAACAGCACAAGTGCAAGCATGGAGTGCTTGGAATCTATGTTGGCAGTACTCGAAGAAGACGAAGCAACAGAACTAATGGATTCCCTTTTACGCGATCCTAGTTGGAAGGAATTTGCATGAAAATACATGAAGCATTAACTGAAGATCCAGTGATGTCCAGCTGGATCAGTGACGTTACACTACAACAAAATAAAAGAGATGTTACAATGACATTGGGCAATGGCACGCGGTATGTCGTTAATAATATAGGTGAGCAAAACTTTGCAGCTTGGCTGAAATCGGCGTCCAAGGGAAAGTTTTGGCATAGTTATATCAAGGGTGCGTTTGATGTGAGAAGGATAATGTAAATGAGATATCAAGAAATAAAGTATCTGTTGGAATATGACAGAACAAAGACTCAACAAGCACTGGGCAATGGCATAGTTGGCGCTGCCAAAGGAGACAGCTATCTAATCAGCAAGCAATTGCCACCAGAGGGCATAATTGATGCAGTTGTCAAGCAAGCAGAAGCTGCTGATCCAACGGCCAACAAACAAAACGTGCAATGGATCATAAAGCAGTTTATCAAGCAAGGTATGAAGTATGAAGACATGTACAAGCTCAAAGCGGACCTTGCAGTCTTTGCTAGTACAAAAGGTCAGCACAAGCGACTGGGCATTAACAGCGACATTAATTCATACAACTGGAAGACATTAGCTGCTACTGCGCAAAAGTTAGACAACACAGATCTTGTAGAACCTACAGATTCTACACAGGGAGACGGACCGGTTGCTGATGCTAAAGTATTGTACAACGGACCGCTTGGCATATTAAGTATACCCGGTACAGAAGCAGCCAGTTGCGAATTAGGCAAAGGCACCAAGTGGTGTACTTCGTCAACAGGCGACGAAAATAACAATATGTTCGATTATTACAATGACAAAGGGTCTCTTTACGTTTGGCAAGATAAAAAACTAAAAACTAAATTTCAATTTCATTTTGAAACAGCGCAATTTATGGATGCCCAGGACGTACCGCTTGACGACAAAGCAATTCAGTATCTTTCTGTGGAAAATCCAGTTACGTCAAAGCTGTTTAAGAAAGAAGGACCGACTGTAATAAACGCATATGTTAAATTTCTTAAAGCAGAAATTGCCGACCCCGACGGATCCACTAATCAAGACAACGACGAAATACTAGATGCCACACTAATGCCAGTAATGCTAGATAATTTAAGCAACGAGGTCTTGATTGACGCAGCATATACTGCTATGATAAGTGAAAGAGGGAAAGAGCAACTGCTTCCCCTGCTACTGCAAAGGTTTGACGGAGATCTAGATCTCCGTACACAGGCATTGAAAAAACACAGAGGCTTAGAACGAGAATACACGTCGTATGTAATAAAAGACGGAACAATTGAAAATGCAATCAAATACCTTCAAAGCGCAGAGATGACAAGTAATCACCTCTTGCCCTTTTGGAGTAATCGATTATCTATACGCGCAAACCAGCGTATTCCAGAGTTAGAAAAAGAAATACAAGCAGACAGCAAAACATGGGATGCATATAAACAAAGATTTGGAATCAGTTAATGAGATACCAGGATATTAAGACTACCTCAAAAGTCGGCCGAGAATTTCAGCATTTAGAAGACTTGGTGTTTATCAACGGATCACGCGGTGCACAATTTGCAATCGGCGTTCTTGAAAATCTGGCAATAGACACCAGTAATGTAATGGTCAAGTGGGATGGCATACCTACCATCTACTGGGGCAGGAACATGCTTGGCGAGTTTGTACTGGTCAACAAAAATGCATGGGGCAAGAAAGAATGCACATCGCCTGCAATGTTAGAATCTTTTATTCTTGGTACAGGATGCAACGAATCATGGAGAGCGGATTTTGCACAAGGACTAACTGCAATTTGGGATATTCTCAAAGACGAAACTCCTGCAGACTTTAGAGGTTACATGTTTGGTGATTTGTTGTTCTCGCCTAGTATACCTGTTAGCAAGACAAATGAAGCTGTAGAGTTTACTCCTAACAAGGTAACATATCGCATCAACAGTTCTTCTGTGCTTGGTAGAAAAGTTGCAGAAGCCAAGGTAGGGATTGCAGCACACAGTCTATACACTTCGTTTGGAGATGCACATGGTAGTCCTGTCACAGAACAAATTGAAAGCAAGAACTTGATTGTATTTGCACAAACTAGATCGTCCGGTAAAGTGGTGCTAGAACACAATCAATTGTCTACACTCAAAGAAACTCTTGCAGAAAACACTGTAATTATAGACACGTTCCTAAAACCGTTTTACGGACTCAGTGACATGAGCAAAATTATTTACACATATGTTAATCAAATGAGCAAGGCCGATCGACTTGGCGAAATTAAAGAATCATTCTTTGATTGGTTAGCTGTGTCCAAAGTAAGCACACCCAAACAAGCAAGAATAGTAGAACTGTCCAACAACAACCCGCGCAGCCTAGATGTAATACTCGGAATGGTTACAGAAATAATGTCAATTAAGAACAGTATTATTATGCAACTGGACCAAACCACAATAAACATATCTGCATACACACTCAACGAAGCCGGCGGCGAAGGATACATTATGCTGGACGAGAAAGTCAAGCTTGTTCCTAGACACAGATGGAAACCTCATTGATTCTCTGTTTTGATGCCTTTTAATTGAGATTTTTCTAAAAGAGATAAATACTTTTAACAACACTTACGGAGCGTAAGATTGTTGCCATAGAGAATCTAGGAGAAATAAAATGGCAGACGTAACAGGATTAGCAGTAGGCGCAACAACAGTTGGCGCAAACTACAACAAATTTGTAATTAACACATCCGATGCAGGCCGCGAACTTATAGTTAGTGCAACACTAACTAACATGACAGATGCAGACCTATTGGCTGTTTATCACCAGCTAACACAGGCAGGCGGAGATGGCACCGGAACTGACACTAATGGACCAGATGCATTTACTTTTGCAGGATTTGGTACTGCTGACGGTACACCATTTGTATCAGGAACTACTGACGTGGTGTTCTTCCGTGTACAAGGTACAGGCACACCTAACCTTGCTACAGTCAGTGATGTAGCACTTGCAGTTGTTGCAGTATTTGCACCAGCAAGATAATTTAATTATCAATCAAAGAGAAAGCGTCACTTTACAGTGGCGCTTTTTTTGTGACAAATAAATATAGCATGCGCTTTAAATTAATAACACTGATCGATATCACACGCACCAACGCTCGGCGAGGTGACGATTTGTATAAACAAAAACAACAACAAAATTACCTAACAGTTCTGCAGACTATTAGTTTACGAGCCAATCCTACTATAAACTTGTACCCAAGTACAGAACAAACCAATGTTAACAAGTTAGGGTTTGGAGAAATATTTAGGGGACAGCATCGAGTATGGCAGTTAGGGTTTGGTTTTGAATCTAATTCTCATGCACTTAAATGGCTAAGAGAAGACTTTGACCTAGTACCAGTTATAATTAACCTCAACGAGAGTATTAAAACTGATGCCAAGGTATTTTTAACAGGAGGCAGTCCTGCTCGCAATACTGTGTTTGTTAAGTTAGACGATTTTAATTAAACAACTAAATACACTAACAGCAACTAATCAGGAGTTTAAAAGATGACTATGCCAGCAGCAACCACATTTGAGAGAACAAACTTAGAAGCACATGTCGATTTGTGTGCCGTGCGATATGCACAATTAGATAACAGGCTTGTCAAAGTCGAAGAGAAACTAGATGTAATTGCAGTGGATATGAAAAACTCCAATAGTGCGTTAATTAAAATAATTGTCGGCGCTGCAGGCAGTATTGTAGCAGGATTACTTTCAACAGTAATCGTTATATTAATGAAATTTTAAGAAACGAATACAGCATGCTTTTGAGAAACTTATTTGAATCTGATATAGAAGAAAAAATGGCCTGGGGCCGCAGTGGCGTCAAGGTTGTTCGCAAGTATCGATGCAGCGGAGGAAGACGACACGGACGTATTGTTAGCAAAATGCAACAATGTTTTGCTCCACTGGATGTTAAAAAAAGCAACCAAATGAAACGAACAAAATTAAGAGTCGGCGGCAAAATGTCTCGTAAATCAAAAAAGACCAAACGCACAAATGTTGCTAGTAGAAGAGTACAGGCGTTAAACAAATAATGTTAGTAAATGAAATCATAGGTGAAGGTTACAAGCAAGTCTGGGGAAGAAGCAAGAAGGGTGTTGTAAGACGCTATCGTTGCACAGACGGATCTAAAAAAGGCAGAGTGGTTGCCAAACCGAGTACATGCGGCACATCAGTTTCGCAAACAAAAAGCCAAACTATGAAAAAGACTAGAAGGACCAAAGGTGCAGCGCAATCCGTTAAGCGTAACATCACTATGAAACGACCTACTAGTAGACGGATTGCAGCAATCAACAAAGGATCAAGTGGTCCAACTGGCAAGCGATCTATTAAAGCGCCCAAGAAGAATAGAAAGCAAAAGCGATGAGAGCCAGTGATTTTATCAGAGAAGAAGAAAGATTAAACGAGCTACTTCCGCTTGTGGTTGCAGGTGGCCGCGCCGCTGCTACTGGAGCAAAAACTCTTGCTAAAATTGGTGCAGTCAAAGGCGCAACACAAACAGCAGTAGGCAGAGTCGGCAAGCCTATGGGATCAACTCCTACTCAGGGTAACCCTAATGCTACGCAAACAAGCACTCCACAACAGCCCAACCAGCAACAGCAACAACCGAATCAACAGGAACCGCCCGATGCAAAGCAACAGCAAGCAGCTGACCTTGCAAAAGACAACATGATCAAGCCGGGCAAAGCAATTCCTCTTCCAACAGAAAAAGGCAGCCAAAACTTCAAAGTTAGCAAGATACAAGGCAACGAAGTCGAGATCGAAAACCCTGCTGCAATGAAAGACCCTTCGCAACCTAAAAAGGTAGTTTACAAAAAAGATGATCTTAAACGATCACTGACCATATGAAGATTAACGACCTTATAGGCGAGTTCCGCATTCAAATGAGCAATGAAGAAAAGCTATTGCTTGACAGGATGTCAAAACCATGTTATTTTAACAACTTGACTGAACGAGAACAGTTTGTGGCCGAGAACTTAATTAGAAAAAGTCTTATTTCTAAGGTAAATTACAATGGTAATGTGGTGGTTATTCAAAATGAAAACTCTTGAATCAGTTGTTGCTGATCTTCAACAAATCATAGACCAAAATCTTACTCAATACGTAATTCCTTACAGAAGAGGAAACACCATACGTATCGAAAACATCGTTATCAGGGCAAGTAAGAAACACGGGTATGTAGTGTTTAATACTAGAACAAACAAGCCAATAACTAATACATTTTCAAAGACTGGCGCTGTTGCAGTTGCACAAGCATTTTTAAAGAACGAACCTTACACTACACTCAAGGAGTACGATACTACTTTAGAAAAGCATTTCAATGATGCACATTTCTATTCACATATCCTAAGTGGTAATTCAGACGAAAGCCGCAAAGCTGCTATTCAAAATCGCCTAGCTGAATCAAAAAATCAAATTGACTATACCAAGGAACTTCTAGACGATTATGTCTTGAAAGATATTAGATAAATAAATTAAACAAGTCCAGGAAACATAAACATGAATATTAGAGAATTTGGAAAACCAGTAACATCAAAGTCGCTGAACGAAAGCCTTGCAGAACGATTTGGCGAAAAACTACAGCTAGAGAACTTTTCATTAGGGCAACTACAAGATGCTCGAAATAGACTACGCACCAAGCTAAGTCAAGTAGAAACAAACGAAAGCTTTGATGCTGTTCACAACGAAACATATCAAAAATCAAAGATGATGCTGGATGTGCTCAACGCTGCTATTTCAGAACGCGGCGACATCGATGACATTGCGGAATCAACTGTTAACGAAGGTGCAGAAAGCACAGCCGAGTTAGTAATGGCTTCTAAAGAAATGGTCGAAAAACTCACAGGCTGGATGGAAGACACTGCTGAAATGCAATCACAATCTATGCTAGAACTTGCAGATGCTATACGCGACGAAATGGGCCAAGAAGCTGCTGAATCATTTACTAATTTAGTTAAGCCTGCACTCGACAGTCTTTATGGTGCAATGGAATCTACTAGAGTTGCTCTTATTGGCGGAGTAAGCCAACTAACAGGCGAATCAGATCCAATGAATCCAATGGGAGCAGACGACGGCATGGACGACATGGACGGCATGGACGACATGGACATGGAACCAACAGTTGACGGTGATCCAAATCTAGACAACATGGATGGCATGTCCGGCGACGAGTTTGGAGCGTCAGCGGCGGCAGCAGGCGGCGACGAACAGGCCGACAGGCCGCGTCGTGAATCAGTAGAACGCAAGCGATCTGTTACATCAGAAGCATCGCGTAGACTAGCAAGCACTCTTTCAAAAAAAAAGTAACTGAAAATATAGATACTAGAAAACTTTTTCAAGTTCTTAGTCTAATGAAAGATAACGGATTCATGGAATTTAGTATTAGGCAGTTAAACAAGTATATGGCAAACATGGGCAGTCAGCAATTCACCTACGAAGTTTTGCGTGCTGCCTTTGACAGTGATCCTAAAATTCAAAACATCATCAAAGACTTTGATCACCAAAAGGTAACATTAAAGGACAGCGAAGCTGACGACCTCGAAGTTGATGCAGACCAGTCCGGAGGCGACACTGTGGCCACAATGGCAAGAAATGCAACCGATTTAAGCGACAACGATCTTTAATACTTGACTTTATCCTATTAGACTGCTATAATACAGTTAAATGGAGATACAGTTGACATTAATTAAACCCAAGTACGATTATAGAAAACTTTCAAGAGTCGAAGTAGATGGCAAACGGCGCTACAGTGGCGCCGGTAACATTCCTGTTCCTAGTGTTACTACCATCCTTGGCGCAACCAAGGATCAGACACACTTGCACGAATGGCGCAAGAGAGTAGGCCATCAAAAGGCGCAAGAGATTACCGTCGAAGCAGCCGGTGTTGGTACCAGAATGCACAAGTATCTCGAGACTTATGTGGAAACCGGTGAATGGCCAAGTGCCGGAAGCAATCCGTATGCACAGCAAGCTCATAAAATGGCATGTGTTATACGTAACGAAGCTATGGTACATGTAGATCAAATATGGGGCAGCGAAGTTGCATTATATGTTCCTGATGTCTATGCAGGTACAACTGACCTAGTAGGAACATTCAAAGGCAACCCTTCGATAATCGACTTCAAACAAACCAACAAGCCTAAGAAGCTCGAATGGGTAGAAGACTATCGATTACAAATTGTTCTTTATGGTATTGCACATAATGAAGTCCATGGTACCGATATTCGTGAAGGCCATATCTTTATGTGCTCGCGTGCTCTCGAATATCAACAGTTTGATGTATGGCCGGATGAATGGGAATACTGGTCAAAAAAAGCATGGGACAGAGTATACGATTATTATAAGAATTGTGCATAATTGATAAATACTTTTGTTATGAGCAACAGCGTATGCAAAAGGAAAAAAATGTATTACATTTACGAATTATGGAATCCTATTGATAATGAGCCTATCTATGTTGGATACGGGAAACACAACAGGAAAACCACACAGCCTAGATATAAAGATCATATTCGAGAAGCGATAAAATACAAAAACAATCAAATAAAAAATATTAAAAAATTAAACATGTATAAGATACATGTAATATTACAGTTAGTTGAAAAAGAAATCGATATAGAATATCGATTTCCATATGAAAATTTAACATACAATGAAGCATGTGAGAAAGAAAGAAAATTAATTGAGTTTTACGGACGAAGATGTATTAAGACTGGAAGGTTAACTAATATCGACGCGGGCGGCCGAGGCGGACGCATTCTAACTGAGGAAACAAAAATAAAAATAAGCGAGGCACATAAAGGTAAGCCTTCGCATTTAAAAGGACAAAAATTAGGAAGTTATAGCAAAGAACGCTGTGAAGCAATTTCAAAAGGTATAAAAATATTTAATGATTCTGAAAAAGGAAAAGAAATTAGAAAGAATTCTAATGAAAAGAAAAAAGGTAAGACCGCATGGAATAAAGACAAAACAAAAGAAACTTGTGAAAAAGTTGCAAAGTACGCAGAGTCTAAAAAAGGAAAGCCTCGCCCTGATATGATAGGAAAAACTCCATGGAATGCAGGCAAAACAAAAGAAACAGATTTGAGATTAGCAAAAATGTCAAACATAATGAAGGGCAAATCTTCATGGAATAAAGGGTTAACTCTTGATACAAAAGGAAAATCTTACGAAGAAATTTACGGAGTTGAAAAATCCATACAAATGAAAGAATCTCGTAGAAATACAGCATGGATTAATAATGGACAAGAAAACAAAAAAATAAAAATAGACGAATTGCAGGATTGGAATAGTAAAGGATGGGTTCGAGGAAGATTAATGCCAAAAAGAAAGTAAATCTTACAGCTTATGCAATTGGACATAACGAAGTTCACAACACTGATATTCGCGAAGGTCATGTCTTTATGTGCTCGCGCGCCTTGGAGTATCAGCAGTTTGATATATGGCCGCATGAGTTTGATGATTGGTCGCAAGAATGGTGGAAGAGGGTTCAGCAATATTATGAAGAGAACACGTAACGCACTAACCATTTTTAACAAACAAGGAACCCTGCAATGGTAAGAATTAGCTTAAATTTACCATTGCTTCAACAGATAGTAATCAACAGACTTCGATTGATTAATTAATGATGCTCTATAATGCGATAAATACTTCTAGTAAGCTAGGAGCAACATAATGGCAATAATTCAGATCTCAAAGATTCAGCACAGACGCGGAAGAGCAGAGGGTATAGCATTGCCACAACTTGCGTCAGGTGAAATTGGGTGGGCAATCGATACACAAGAACTATATATCGGTAATGGTAGTGTTAGCGAAGGTGCTCCGGCTGTTGGCAATACACGGATACTTACCGCAAGTACCGACATATTTAAACTAGCAGAGCAATACACTTACAAGCCGCAGAGTAATTTTTGGAATGGTATGCCATTTGCAAGAAGCCTACAAAGCAAGCTAGATGACAAGGCAAATATTTTTGATTTCGGTGCAACTGGTGACGGCACAGATCAAACAACTGCCATTCAAAGTGCAATTGATAAGCTTTATAAGAATGCTGCTGTATCCAACAGGGTTATACTTTGGATACCTGCTGGCAACTATACCATTACTTCACCTCTTGTAATTCCTCCGTATACCACACTCCGAGGCGCAGGCAAAGGCAAGACCGTGATACTAGCAGATAATTGTGATCTATTTACAACAACGCACTACGACCCATCTGATCCAAATGCACCGTCGCCTACTTCAAATACTCAAGCAAGATACATTGAAATATCCGAAATGAGTTTAGTAGTCAACTCTGTTGATCATAAAGCAATGGTACTAAATTCTGTAAAACACAGTGTATTTAAAAATATACGCATTAACGGCGTGTTTCCTGAAAACAAAAACTTCCTCACTGCTGAATCAATCTATGGCGCTCACAGTGCAATTGAGTTGAATTCTTCAAATAACACAGTCATTTGTCAAAACAATGTATTTGATAATATAGAGATTGACAGTTTCTATTATGGAGTGTACAGTGATTATGACACAATGCACAACAGTTTTTCGTTGTGTAGTTTTTATCTATTAAGCAATGCATTTAGATTTGGTAAGAATACCAACATTGGTGCCATTGCTATGAAGTTTGGGCCAAAGTTTAATACCATTGAAAATTCTTACTTTGACAGAATTGACAAGGAAGCAATACGTCTTGATTACGGAGATTACAATACAAGCAGACAAAACAGGTTCTTTAATGTTGGCAACTTTGGCGGACCCGAAGGACTAGATGCTGTGGCAATCATTGACTTCTCTTCTCATACAAATGTAGAGGATGGAGATTATTTTGAAAGATCCGATGCCTTGTCAACCAACACTGGTGTTTCATACGTGCCAGAGGTATCTGGTAGAGTCTTCTTCAAAGGGGCTTACTTGAACACAACCAGCATCGGAACTTTGCCAACCGATACTGAAATATTACAGTTCCCAGTTGTTGAGGGCACTATGTTTATAGATTATGTTTACACCGAACGCACCGGAAGCACCGTAAATGTGTTAAGAGAAGGCACGATTGAAATTGTATGTGCTGCTGATGCAGATACACCAGAGATTATGATAAACGACGAATTCAACTTCATTGGGGATGAATTGTTAGTGAATGCATTGAGTTTTGATGCTGGGTATACTGTTGACAACACAATAGTCACAGTTAACCTATTGGCCAAGAACACCAGGACTGTGGACACAGACAGTTTCCTTTACAATTTAAGAGTTAAAGCTAATTAATGTTTGAAAAAGATTACGTTGACCGTCTTCGTGAATGGTCAGCTTTTAGAAGTACGCTGGAGACATCGGCGTATCCTATTCAGGACGCCGTTGACTTCTACAATACTGCACCGCTGGTCGGCATATCTTGTGATCCGTATGCCGACAAGTTATGGCCAAACGCATGGGAACTGGTTTACGAAAATGTATACTGCGAGTTTTCCATTATTCTGGGAATATGCTACACTTTGCAGTTAACTAATCGCTTTTCGGAATCAGTTTTTGAGATATATATCTGTGCAGATAGAGCAAAGTCGGAGATAAAATATCTACTGTATGTTGACGACATGGTAATTGGTTACCATGCAGATTGTGCAGTAGACAGACAACAAATACCTGTGCATATCACAGTTGAAAAACAATTTACTCCACAAAAACTACAATAAATACCTAGCTGTTTTACAGTTACCGTACACATTTAAAGGAAAAAGAATGATTCAAGTCACTAAGAGGAGTGGTTCGTTGGAGCCACTGGACATCGAAAAGTTGCACAAAGTTGCATTTTACGCATGCGAAGGCATAACAGGAGTTAGTCCAAGCGAAGTTGAAATTAAAAGCAAGCTGGAGTTTTTCAATGGCATCAAAAGCAAAGAAATACAAGAAACATTGATCAAAGCAGCAGCAGATCTGATCACAGAAGAAACGCCAAACTATCAATATGTTGGAGGAAGACTCATCAACTACGGGTTGCGAAAAGAAGTATACGGCGGGTTTGATCCTTTTCATATTAAGAAATTGGTGGACTTGAACACCGCCCGCGGCTACTATGATCCAGAATTAAAAGATACTTACACCAACGACGAATGGGATAAAATAGACAGTTTTATCAAACACGACCGTGACGAACAGTTAACTTATGTCGCAATGGAGCAGCTTAGAGGCAAGTACTTGGTGCAGAACAGAGTCACTGGAGAAATCTTTGAAACCCCACAAATGTGTTATGCATTGATTGCTGCTACCTTGTTCTCGTCGTATCCAAAAGAAACTCGATTAACGTGGATTAAAGAATACTACGACGCAATCAGCCTCCACGACATCAGTCTTCCTACGCCAGTTATGGCAGGTGTGCGCACACCACAACGTCAATTCAGTAGTTGTGTGCTTATTGAAACAGATGACAGCCTTGACAGCATCAGCGCTACTTCTGCGTCGATTGTCAAGTATGTGAGTCAAAAAGCAGGCATCGGCATTGGCGCAGGGAACATCCGCGCCATTAACTCGCCAATACGCAAAGGCGATGCATATCACACTGGTATCATTCCATTCTACAAGCATTTCCAGTCAGCAGTTAAAAGTTGTTGTCTAACTCCGGATACAATTGTTGAAATAATTAACGAAGACGGGCTAGAAACAAAAAAAATCCGCATTGCAGATCTTACTACTGGAATGAAAATTAAATCCTACGAAGACGGCAAGATTGTATACCGAAAAGTTATTAACAAATGGGATACGCTGGTAACAGAAGATCAGCAGGTTAGGCTGGAATTTACAAACGGAACAGTGATAAATTGTAGTATAAATCATCCAATTATGATTCTAGACAACAATGTCGTAACACAAAAGTATCCTCAGGAACTTACAGAATACAACAATATTATTTCAGAAAATGGCACTGTATATCTATATTCGATTACAGTCGGTCAACAAAATCCAACAGGATACGTTGACATTACAGTGGAAGACACCAATACGTTTTTTGCAAGTTCGTTGATGTCTGACTCAATGGTGTTAACTCACAACAGTCAAGGTGGTGTACGCGGCGGCGCCGCTACTATCTATTATCCAATATGGCATCTAGAAGCAGAAGAATTGCTGGTGTTGAAAAACAACAAAGGAACTGAAGAAAACCGTATCCGTCACATGGACTACGGAGTACAGTTCAACAAGCTGATGTACGAAAGATTAATCACAGGCGGCAACATAACACTATTCTCACCCAGCGACGTACCCGGGTTGTATGAAGCATTTTTTGCAGACCAAGACAAGTTCCGCGAACTATATGAAAAAGCAGAACGCACTACAAAACTACGCAAGAAAACTGTTAAAGCAAGCGAACTATTCAGTAAGTTTATGGAAGAGCGCAAGTCCACAGGTAGAATCTATCTGCAGAATGTTGACAATGCAAACGACCATGGAAGTTTTATTCCGGAGTTTGCTCCTATCCGCCAGAGTAACTTATGTCTAACAGGCGACACTAAGATTGAAGTAATATTCAATAATGAAAAATTAATTATTAATCTCGACGAAATCGGAACGTTAATGGTTCAGGACGAAGATCTGTTAGTTAAATCTTACAATATACTTGATAATAAAACAGAGTATAAAAAGGTTGAAGCATTTGCAAAGACCAACCCGGATGCAGAAGTTATTAGTATCTTTGACGAAGATTCCGGAAAGACTATAGAATGCACACCTGAGCATAAAATTTATACATTGAACCGAGGGTATGTAGAAGCGCAAGAATTAACGGAAACTGACAGACTTTTAATATCGTAACTAAATTAATCTCCGTATCGAATATAAACAAAAAATCTCCAATATACTCAAGGAAAAAAAATAAATGCTAAAAATTACAAGACAAAATAAAAGAGAAGCAGTGTACGATATCACAGTGTTGGGCAATGAAAATTTCTTTGCAAACGGAATACTAGTACACAATTGTGCCGAAATTACTTTACCCACCAAGCCGCTGAAAGATCTCAATGACGGCGCTCACCGACGTAAAATAAGAATTCCCAAAAACAAATATAATGAATATTTAGAATATAAAAAGTCAGTAGATGGCATTTTACGATTAGACAAAGAGAAATTTAATGGCAAAAAAGTACATAAGGTAGCAAGGAATAACAATGGAAAATAATTGGTTATATGAAGTAGTAGAAAACGAAAACAATATTCGAGAAGATGAAGAATACATATATGTAGACGAAATGGTAGAAGACTATGACGGTGCTGCTATCAGCTTGTGTACGCTCTCAGCAATTAATTGGGGCAATATTAAGACTCCTGCTGATTTTGAAAGAGTTTGTCGCCTTGCAGTACGTGGACTGGACGCACTACTAAGCTATCAACATTATCCAATTCTAGCTGCACAACTATCAACCGACAAGCGTCGACCACTTGGAGTTGGTATTATCAACTTTGCATATTGGCTTGCTAAAAACAATCTCAATTACCAAGACATTGACAGCGACGGACTTGCATTAATTGACGAATGGGCAGAAGCCTGGAGTTTCTATCTCATCAAAGCCAGCGCAGACCTAGCAACAGAATTTGGCGCGCCTACCGGAAACATGGAAACTAAGTACGGACACGGTATTACCCCTAACCAGACATACAAGAAAGATTTGGATCAACTAATTCCACATGTTGAACGTATGGACTGGCAAGGACTGAGAACGCAGCTTAAAGACACGGGCATAAGAAACTCTACACTAATGGCCCTTATGCCCGCCGAATGTCAAAGCTTGGCAAATGAAATGAGGCTAAAAGATGGAACAGTTGTAACGCTCGCCGAAGTTATTCAAGATTACGGAAAAATTGATATTAACACTGTTCACGAAAAATTCATGATAGGTCAGAGATTTCCATTCCTTAAACCAGTTGAATTGTCAGATAGTATAGCATATGAATGTTATTATAATGGCCCTCAATCTGTTACAGAAATTGAATTAGAAGACGGATCAGTATATAAATTTACTAATAATCACAAACTTCTTGTATTACGAAATAACATAAAAGAATGGATTGAAGTTAAAGATTTATTAGAAGATGACGATATTGTTAGCGTTAATGATAAATGACTAGATCATAAATTTTCAATATCTCGAGGATTTATTGAAGGAATTAATCCTGCGCTATTAGGAAGCTTGCAAAATTTAGAATTTATTCCCTGGGAAGATAACGTGTCAAAACAAGGAAAATGTTCAATTACAAAAGAGGAATTATTAAAATGAAAATTAAACGTATTACAAGAGACGCAGGAACAGAACACACTTGGGATGTTTCAACTGACAACGAAACTTATACCTTGTCAAATGGATGCATTAGTCATAACACTAGTGCGCAAATTGCAAATGCAACAAATGGCATCGAGCCGCCGCGTGCATTTATTAGTGTAAAGCAAAGCAAGCACGGAGTACTAAAGCAAGTAGTACCGGAATACAAGCGCCTTAAAAACAAGTACGATCTGCTCTGGACACAAAAGTCGCCCGAAGGATATCTAAAAATTATGTCTGTGCTACAAAAGTACATAGACCAAGGCATCAGTGTTAACACCAGCTACAATCCTGAGTTTTACGAAGATGAAAAGATTCCAATGAGTGTAATGCTGCAACACATGGTGATGTTCTACAAATATGGCGGCAAGCAGCTTTATTATTTCCAAACAAACGATGGTCAAGGAGAACTTGACGTTAACAAGATGCTAGGTGAAGAAGACTTGCCAGAACTCGAGCAAGTTGATGCAGATGACGACTCAGATTGCGAATCCTGCAAGCTTTGATCCACACTATATAACCATTGACACGCCCAACGGGGCGTGTTACACTCGTAGATACAACAGAGGATATTCAATGAGCGTTTTTGACATAAACAACAAAGTCGACCACACTAAAGTAACAGCATTTTTAGACCCAAGTGGTGGCCCAACTATACAACGATACGACACACTAAAATACAAACAATTTGAGCAGTTAACTGAAAAACAGCTTGGATTCTTTTGGAGACCAGAAGAAATTGATGTCACACAAGATTCAAAAGACTTCAAAGATTTAACTGACCACGAACAGCACATCTTTACTAGCAATCTCAAGCGCCAAATTCTTTTGGACAGTGTGCAAGGGCGCGCACCTATGGAAGCATTTAGCCCAATTGTAAGCTTGCCGGAGATTGAAAACTGGATCACCACATGGACGTTCTCTGAAACAATTCACAGCCGCAGCTACACGCACATCATACGCAATATCTACACAAATCCTAGTAAGATCTTTGACGAGTTGCTGGACATCAAAGAGATTGTCGAATGCGCAGAAGACATCTCCAAGTATTATGATAATTTGATTGAAATGTCTTCGTATTACAATCTTCTAGGCGTGGGCACGCATACAGTCAACGGCAAAAAAGTTGTTGTGGACTTGTACGAACTTAAGAAGCTGTTGTGGCTAACACTAATGAGTGTGAACATCCTCGAAGGCGTAAGATTTTACGTTAGCTTTGCATGCAGCTGGGCATTTGCTGAAATCAAGAAGATGGACGGCAATGCCCAAATCATCAAGCTTATTGCACGTGATGAAAACTTGCACCTTGCCTCGACCCAGATGTTGCTGAAAATCCTTAAGAAAGACGATCCAGACTTTGCAAAAATTGCAGAAGAAACAGAAGACGAATGTGTGCAAATGTTTGTTGATGCAGTTGATCAAGAAAAAGCATGGGCCGATTATCTGTTCAAGGATGGATCAATGCTGGGTATCAATAGAGAGCTGCTGGACAACTATATTGAGTGGATTTGTGCCAAGCGTATGCAAAACGTATATTTGCCGTGTCCATACAAAACCCCGAGAGATAATCCATTACCGTGGACACAAAAGTGGATCAGTGGGGCAGACGTACAAGTGGCTCCACAAGAAACACAAATTACCAGTTATGTCAACGGCGGCACCAAGCGCGATGTTGACGGTGACACTTTCAAAGGCCTGAGCTTGTGAACACTGTTATATGGACCAAAGACAGTTGTGATTTTTGCGTTAAAGCAAAATCTATGCTGACAAGCAAAGGCATCGAGTTCGAAGAGAGAAATCTTTCTAGCAATGTATGGAATAAGGAGCAGCTATTAGAAGCTGCTCCTACTGCAAAAACAGTGCCACAAATATGGCTTTACGGAAAGTACGTAGGCGGCCACGACAACCTATGTAGGTATTTTGACGACCACAATATGTGGACAGGCGATTGCGAACTTTAACAACATAAATTATAAAGGAAATATAAATGATTATTGAAATCCCAGTATCTTCGGGCGATATTGTTACTATTAAGATGACCACAGGCGACGAAATTATTGCTCGCTTATTAGAGGTAAGCGAGACACAGTACATTGTTGCCAAGCCGCAAGCATTGATGGCAACTGAAAACGGCATGGGCCTTGGACCATTTGCATTCACAGTCAGTCCCGAAACAAAGATACCAATTAATCGAGCTACTGTTGTGTTTTGTGTCAAAACAGACCCCGACACAGCCAAAACTTACATCGGAAGCACTAGTTCGCTGGCGGCGATATAAATGGCAACTGTATTAACAACACAAATAATTACTAACGATAATTCATCCGAAGAGCTAGTAGTAGTAATCGGCGAAGATGCAGCACTGCAAAGCAGTTCTATTGCAATTGATTATTCAGCTAAACTTACTCGACTAGCTGATGCATTTGATTTACACAACAGCTATCTTGTACAAATAAAAGACGACGTTGAACGACTTAGGTATCTTTCTGACCCTGACAGTGTTGATAACGGAGACGAAAATCACGGCACTGGTTTGAGAGTCTCTCAACCGTATGGTATAATAAATTCTGCATTGCTACATGGGTCTTTGGTAAAAGCGGCTACTGCTCTTGATTTGGACAACGCCATCAATAATACAGATGCAACCAGAGAAGCTTCTGCAATATCTGCACTCGAAGCACTTTTACAACAGTTACGAAACTCTGCATTTTTTCAAGATAATAAGTAATTGACACTGTGCTGCTTATATGCTATAGTTTAGTATAGAGAGGAAAAATCATGAAAATATTAACAGATTGTGACGGAGTGTGGCTAAATTGGATATGGCCTTTCCACAAACACATGCACAACCTGGGCCATTGTCGAAGTAACAGTACTTCTTACGACATGCAAGTTAGTTATCCGGAATTGCAACGAGAAGAAATCCAACAAGCAGTTTTGGATTTCAATAACAGCGACAATATTAGTCGATTGCCTGCATTTAGAGATGCAGTTACTGGAGTCAAACGGTTGCTGGAAGCAGGCTACACGTTTGACATGATAACCAGTCTCAGTGATCAGGTGTCGGCAAAAGAATTCCGACAACAAAATATCGATACTGTGTTTGGTACTAATTGTGTTGAACAACTTATTTCAATAGCCTGCGGAGCCGATAAGGACGAGGAACTGGTCAAGTATGAAGGTACTGGGCTTTGGTGGATCGAAGACAAGCCCGAAAACTGTGATGCTGGGTTAAAATACGGATTGCGGCCAATTCTCATTGACGATCCAACTAATCAGTGGTATAACAACAATAATGTAATTAGAGTGTCCAACTGGGAAGAGTTGTGCGGAGTAATACTAAGTGAGTGACACGCATGAACAGTTAAAATTAACCTGGGCTATATATCTTCGAGAAAGTGAAAAATTCGACGAAGATAGCGTTAAGGTTAGTGCTGTTCGTGCAAGACAAGCACTACACGATATGAAAGAATTGTTAGTTATTCGCCGACGAGAAATCCAAGAAAAGAAAATCGATCAGTAATAAATACTGTGCGGGATGAATATTTAAACCCAGAAACGAGGAATTAATGGACAAAAATAACGTAGACTACTTATACGGCATCGTTGCTCGTGTTGAATACTATTATTCAATTAGAAAAAAAGCTATTCGATACATTATGGAAAACCATATTAAAAACGCAGAGTTGGGTATTAATCTTGTGTTAATGAGCGCAGTGTGGGCTTCTCACCAACGAAACGAGTTCTTAACTGAAGAAGACTTGTTAATATTATTTGGACTTAGTAGAGCCGAGGAGACAGCAGAACTTGATATGGAGGAGAGCGAAGTTTTAAAATTAAATCCTATTCACTTTGAACTCACACTAGACGAAATATTTGACCAAACAGTAGAAAGCTTTAAATAATGGCAGACCGAACAGTAAATAATACATCACAAGAGCTTATTGACGCGTTCTTTAAAAAAGGCGGCGAAGTTGAAACACTGCCGCCGGGTGCTCGATCAGAAGACATTGTGTACACTGGTGGCTTTTACGGACGCCGAAAGAAGAAGAAAGAGGACGAAACATAAGCAACGTTACCGAACCAAACAAGGATTAAAAGAGCCCAATGGTAATGAAGAGAAAACCGGCAGCACATGTCGATATTGAAGATTTAGCAGTAACGTTGGACCAAATGATAGATGCTGGCCATGCAATTGGTGTTCAGTTTCATCACGTTGAAAGTGCTGCAAAGCAACTGCGCCACTTATCTAATCTGCTTGATTCATATCAGTCTGAACGAATGCAGCATAACAAAAATTAAAGGAGAAGTTAATGCATGAAGATTTAGACAAGTGTAACCGACTGAGAGATACAACGTGAGTAAATTTACAATCGAACAAATTAATCACTGGTGCCGGTGCCTTTGTATATGCTTTATGTTGTTTATAGTAGCATTTACAACAAAAAGTTGCGCCGACGAATTAGGAACAGGCATCGGAGTTACAACTTACACTGGCTTTGATCAAAAATGCGAAGCTGCGGGTGGCATTCGACACAGCGGCTTGCGCCTTAGCACGCTTAACCTTATTGAACTTGATTTAGCAGACTAATGGATTATTTTTTGCAAAAATTATATTGTGCGTTAAATAGGCACCAATGGAAGTGGGCAAAGACATCTGGCACTTACACTAGGATTACCCGAATGCGGCAACGATGTTCATGCTGTGGAAAACAACAATCATTTTAACACCAAATCAATAGACAAAAGGAAAGTAACATGGAATTTTTACTAGGAGTTGTGTTTGGCGCCTCTTTGGTATACATATCTTATCATGGACGCAACACACAACTAAAACGGGTATTAACTGCTTTTGTAGAAGCAGAAGTTGAATACATGATAGTAAACAAACTCGGTGATGCTGAAAAACAACACAACATAAAGTGGGCACGTAGAGTGTTGGACGCTTGACAGTGGTTGGTGTGTGTGCTACTGTGAACTATAAACAATGCAGGACTGTACAATGAGAGCGTTTGCACCATTTTATACACCATACCAGATGCTGGAAATTGGAGTATTTGACGGGGGCTATTTTAATAGTTCTCCTGAAGATTTAATTGAAGACATTGAGATTGCACCAGTAAATTTTTATGCCAGCAATGTCGGACTGTCGGCTCAACGTTGGGGTGAGAAAGGATGGATCACGCCCGAAGATCCCCTGGGCTGGTTTCAATGGTATATTAGATATTATCACGGTAGACGCATCGAAGCACTGGACCGTTGGCAAATTGGGCGGTGGAGTTCCTTTGGTGCAAGACACGGTGCGCAGGTACGCAAAAGCGGGTTTGGTAACATTACCAAACGTCCTAGGCAACGTCAAGGATTGTTACACTGGGCACATAACCCTGAACCAGATGTATAGTGAGGTAAGCAGTGATCAAAGTAAAAGCACACATGGTCAGCATTGGCTCGGCCAGGGTTGCAGACACAAACCTCTGCTGCGAGATTGCATTGCCAAAGCCAGTTGCGCTTATGGAACCCAAACATATTATACTGCTGAGGATTTCAGGAGTACCGGTCTTTGACATCACAGAAAGTCTAGGTTCTGAACCAGAGCTAGTAAACAAAGAAGATTGTTATCATGTTCATGCAAATAATTGATAAGTTTATAGATTGGTGGTGCATTGATAATTGCGAGCCGAACCGTGAATTCGAAAACAGCATAGACAGTACATGCTGTTGGAGCGACGATGGAATGTCCTCAGTTTCATTAGTAAAAGATGGCCCTCAGTTTAAAGTTAACGTTGATGCACACAATTGTTGTTATATTGTAAATCACGGCGTTATTACTTATTTAATATATGCATAAGGTATTATTATGAAAAAATGGCAGTCGCAAATACCAACCATTCCCAAAGTTAAGAATTGTATACACTGCTTTGTAACTACAATTGATTTGTTTACTGGACCATATAGCCGTGTAATCTGGTTATCCAGCAAGCAATATTTATTGTTTAGTATACGTTACCCAAATGAGCATGCGGATAAAATACTCGAATCCGACGCCCTACAATATTTTAGAGAAAAACTTTCAGATCAAACATACAACAACATTCTTGAACCTCATGAACAGTGAAAAGCGTTGCTACACCCAGTGGACAGATTTCCGGCTGGGCTTTAAGGCTGGCGGAAAAATCGTTTGGCTGACCGACAACGAACTGTTGATGCACCAATTAGATGGCGAATATTTGTTCGTAGAAATAACCAACGTTGCTATTAAAAAAGTAAACGAAGTCTACATGCATCAAACTGTAGGCCCGGCGGTAGACGGATGAGTGAAAAGAAATGTTATGCCACGCATTACAAAAAGCATAGCTGCCACGGAACGACAAACGTGTCAGGCCTTGTAATATGGCTAACAGACCAAGAACTTTTATTACTAACGATAAAAGGCCGCATCCATTGTGTGGAAGTTGTTAATGCCGATATTAAAAAACGTTACGAAATATTTATGCACCGTACAGTTGACGAAATTAACGGCAATGATTAAAATGAAATCAGAGCTTAATACTAATTTACAAACATTGTATAAATATTAGTATGAGCGCAAATGGTATATCACAACTAACAAACAAGCAAAGCAAGAAGCAAAGCTTGCTCTTGCAGCAAACGACCGTACAGCAGCAGGCAACCCTCGAGATACATCCAACATTGAACTGTTGCCTACAAAATATGCAGGCAACGAGGTCGTCGACAATGAAAATGCTGGCGGACTGCAACCAGGTCGTCCCTGGGTCTAAAATAAAACTTGACACTTCGCACGTTATAGTGTATAAATATATACATGCAGCAGAGAGTAATCGGTTGTTGCATTATTGATGATTGTAATAAATGAAACGGACCTGGGGGCGGTACCCAGATCGTCCACCAAAAGTTTAGACGGGTGATTGACATCTTCAAGGTAGTGCTTGTAAACAACTAAATGATGAACGTTACGGGCGATAAATAGGATCGACGTGCAGGAAAAACAATTATTAGGATACCCGGATTTAAGCTCGGTTAATGCGATCAAACTACTAAATGCAACCGATAATGCAAACACTGTGGAAATGGCCCTAGCGGCTTAATTCACTGGCGCCCGGGGAGAGCGTAGCAACAGAATCTCCTCACTTGCAGCCTAAATTGGGCTACTAGGGTTGACAACTTACCTAGTAATAGAAAAGTTGCTCGCGTACAAGATAGGTATTTCTTACCTTGTACGCTTTTAATAACAGACTGTAAAACGCCCTCGAGACATAGTCTGGGCCGCTGGGCAAATAATGATGTACTTCTTAAACTTTTAGTACTAGTAGATTGCAAATAGTGGGATACAAAACGCACCACTCAGAAACTGTTATATAATTTTTAACCCAGGGATAAGCAATGTCTTTAAATAACCCACCTAAGCCAAACACAGAACAAAGTTTGATTGATGCGTTTTTAAAAGGAGGAGGCAAAGTTACCAAAGGCAAAACCAAGCCAATGGCCTCTGAATTAGGCATTAGCAACAACAGCTGGAATCAAAAACTTACCAAAGACGAAAAAGCAGCAAAGAAGTAGTTGTTGTAAATTTACAACAACATTGACATTATTTAAGCAAAGCGTATCCAGTACTTGACTGGGTGCGCTTTTTGCTGTATAACTAGTATTGTTAAGGAGCAATAATCAGTATTGCTCCTACGTTACAATGCATAACCAAAAGGAATTCAATATGCGTACACTACTCTTAACTACAATTGCCACTATGGCCATCGGAACATCGGCATCTGCTCAAGGAACAAGCGCCACACTTGACACATTTGCTACAAAATCCGGAAACGCAGACACAGTATTTGCAATGGACGCAACTGCTGACTTTAGCTTCGGTATTACACCAACAGTTGACATGCTAGTAGGCGGCGAGTTGTTGTTTACAGACTTTCCAGATTCGGAAGAAGTTGAACTAGCCAAATGGTATATTGGTGTTGATTTTGGTGCTGTTGCTGCCACTGCTGGTAAGCAGAAAGACTTGTTCACCGGTTCACTTATGCGCGAACTCGGCGGAGACGCGCTTGCGAATCCAACTAGTGGAGAATATTCGTTGATTGCTAGTGCATCATCGGGCGCAGCATATGTTGGATATGACAATGTGACTGACAATTGGACCAACATCCAGGTTGCAGCATACTTTACACCAGCTGTAATGCTTGCACAAAACGTTGCTGTTGTACTCGACTATCAAAACGTAAGCAACGACTTTGCAATTGCCGCCGAAGTTAACGGCTCGTTCAACCAACTGAACACAGGCGCAGTTGCAACTTATTCAAGCACAACAGACGCGGTTGGATACGAAGCCATGATTGGATGGTCCATGGCAACCGTTGATATTGCTGGGTTTGCAGGTGGATCATCTGACACCGACTTGGTGGATTATGTAGGCGCAGGCGCAAGCATGATGTTCAATACTATTGAATTGTGGAGCGAAGTTGCTTACAACATCAACTCCACAGATTCGGACATTGCAGCAGGTGTAAGCTTTAACTTCTAATAGTTAAAACAACTATAACATCTAAAAGAGACAGGGAAACCTGTCTCTTTTTTCTTGACAGCAGTACAAAAACGTTGTATAAACAAGTATGCAAACATGCAAACACGCAAATACATAAGAGGACTACACACCATGGGTAAGAAAAAGAGCAACTCCACTTCGTACGTTTCAAAAGGCATTCACAGCAATGTTGCTAATTCTACAATGCGATTAGTTCGCGAAGGTTATCTTGCCAGCGGCAATCGGACGATTAATCAACGCGCAGCGTTTGATGCAGGCAAAAACGTGATGGTTACTATTCCAAACCCAAATTTCAGTGAGACTAATAAGCCGTACTTGCGGGTAAATGCCAAGACTATTTGGAAGTCGGCGACCAAGAAGTAATACACATGACATTGTCAACGACAGCGATGCTGTCGTTGATTTTAATTAAAGGTATAATTTATGAGTATGCATCTTATACGAGGTATGTCCTCGCTTACTACAAAAAAACGCAAAGGCAAAAAGAAGACACAAAGTCTTATTGCTGCCGAAGCACTGCACGAAGCAACACTTGCTCGACTCGGAGTTGGTAAGGTCAAGCTTCCTACTAATGCCAGGGGACAGCGTGTTGGTATCAACAAGATTCCAGATTACAAAGTCAAACGTGTAACCAGTGACACTATTCCTGCGCACGGTCCAGCAAAAGAACAATCAGTGTATACTGGAAATGAGATTGCTGGAATTGTTACAACACACAAATCAAACCTCATGCCCATCCGTCGCGACAACAAGACCGCTGCAACAGACGCAGCAACTATGCGACGATGAGTAAACACTCTTGAAAACAACAACTTAAATTAAAGTGAAAAAACACAACATGAAGCACCCAGTACAACAAATCATCATGGACGCCAACGGTACACCGCGATTTCGTGCCAACGCAATTGTAGAGTGGCTACTAGAAACCGGCAATGCAGACATGAACGCCATTGCTGTTCAGAACTTCTCAAAAGCTGACCGTCGGCAGTTTGCCCAATTGATAGGATACAGCACTTCGGCCTATGGCGGATTATCATATGCAGAAGGCAGTAAGTCTGCTAACATTGCAGACAAGAAATCTTTGCAAATGTTAGATACGACCAGCACCGATGCTACAGAACAATAACAATGTCTATTCACAGTGACTTAGAACAGCCATATCATGATGCAAGAATTGCAGCATACAACATTCTTGAACTGTATGTTGAAAAGAAACTCCTCAAAGATTACATACTTGTATTAGCAGTCGGTTAGGGATGGATTGTGTATAAGCCCAACGGTACTACTTTTTCGGAGATGGATTATCCAGAAGCACCGAACTTCAAACACTTGCGAGAAGTCATTAAAACGTTCGACGACACCTACGGGTTTGGAAATGAACGCATCACTGGAAAAAATAGATAAATACGTAACGAAGTTAAAAAGTAGACTATAAAAGCAGAGTGATGCTTTATCAACAGGAGGTAGGTGATGACTCATCTAATAGACATAATGAACCGAGCACAGCCGGTAACAGAAATAGTAGCAGTAGCAATAAAACCAAAAATGCCAAACACTCCTATAACTGCGGAATATCTATGTGCAATGTTAGGATCGTTAGAGCCACCAGTTCTAGAAGAGGTGTGGCATTTTAGTAAGACACCACCTGATGAATGATATTACAATAATTACGCCTCCGGATGTATTGCCAAACGACACATTTGGTCTTTTATTAATATTTCCGAGTGCAATACTAAAGTCACAGGTACAACAAATATTAACAACCGCCGGTTTGCCAGTAAATGTGTTTTTATACGAAGCACTAGAAGAAAATTTAGAATGGCTTCTACAATTAGTAAAAACAGTTAACATAACTATTATGGATGTTGATAACTCCTGCCCGGCAACACGGGCGTTTACGTCACACATAATTGCGCAACCATCTACTTTTTACTTGACAAACAACGGGTCAACCCCGTATAATATAATAAGCAAGAACAGAATTTTTGATGTATCTTGGTTAGAAAATATCCTAAGAGGAAATAATGAGTAAACACCAAAAGTCCGACAGACATCAAGGTATGTCAGTTGAAGTTCGAGGAAACGATGTACCAAAGGCACTTCGCAAGTTAAAGAAGAAGCTAGCTGATGACGGATTATTCCAAGAGATCCGGCGGCGCGAGAGTTTTGAAAGCAACGGTACTAAAAACCGCAAAGCAAAGAAGGCTGCCATCAGCAGACTTAAAAAAAGTCAACTCAAATCAGATATCTAAGAGGGTAATATGAGCACAGAAATTAAAATTGAAGAAAAAGTAAAAGCCAAGTTTAAAGAACCCAGTCAATACAAAGTTGTCTTCTTAAATGACGACTCAACACCGATGGATTTTGTTGTAATGTTAATGGTAGAATTGTTCAAGCACACGCCAGAAACAGCTCACAATCTTACCATGCAAATTCATGAAGAAGGCAGCGGAGTTGTTGGTGTATTCAGTCACGAAATTGCAGAACAAAAAGCAGCCGAGTCAACATCCATGTGTCGAGACAACGGCTTTCCTCTAAGAGTTAAGATAGAGGAAAACTAATGAGCCTAAAAGATCTTACGTGGAAATACCACCAAGATGCTGAACGTACAGCACATGCTCGCAAATTACTTGCGGGCATGACCCCTGATGAATATCACAAATACCTGTTTAACCAATATCACATCTACGTTGCATTGGAATATTATGCCACAAAACGCGGGGTACTAACCGGCATCGAAGAGATTTGTAGAAGCAGCAGTATTCATGATGACATCGAAGAGCTTAATAAGTTATATAAACTCAGCGCGCCAGTAGTATGTAACGTTGTAGCCGAATACATTAACTACGTCGAAGCACTAACAAACCCTATTGACATTCTTGCCCACATCTATGTGCGCCACTTTGGCGACATGTATGGAGGCCAGATAATCTCCAAGCGAAATCCAGGCAGTGGTAAGATGTACAAGTTCGACAATGTAGAAGAACTAAAGACAACTGTACGCGCAAGGTTGTCTGAAGATATGGCAGACGAAGCAAATCGGTGTTTTCAGTTTGCTATACAACTATTCATGGAACTAAGCAATGAGTAAGGTATGGACTGCACTATTAGGAATACAACAAGAACTGACTAGAAGCTTTGAGCAATCCGGTACAGAAATATTTGAACCAGGCATGGCCAAGTTCAATCAACCAGGGTGGATCAATCAAGTGTGGACTGGAGAAAAATATCGCCGTGCCCACATAGATGTAGTCGATGCAAGAGAAACCAAAGGGTTATGGATGATGCATTGTTGTATTTTTCCTCACCTGCACAACAATGGGCCTATCTTTGGCCTAGACGTTATTGCAGGTAAGAATAAAATTACAGGATTCTTTCATGACTATTCTGCAACCATTGATCCAGCACACGACATGATAGAAGCGTTTGGAGATGAAGCAGCAGCACTAGAATGGAAAAAGAAAAGAGCACTTCCTAAGTGGGCAGAAGCTATTTTCAGCGAACATATGATTGCAGCAGGAAACGTACAGAAGACAGAAGAGCTTGAGCAAATAGTTCAATTAAGTACAGATAGTATTTTTTCATATTTGGACCTAATTGGTGATTATAACTTTGCCGGAGACCACGACGAGATCAAATCTGCACAAAACAAATATGCACACTATCAAAAGCAAAACCCCCACACTCCAAAAACAATGACAAGTCTCGGACTCAGTGAGGATGATGTTACAGCTTTTGTACAAGATTGCCTATTTCCTGAAGTCAAATAAATATGTATATGGATTGGTCATTTAATTTTTTAAAAAAGACTCCTAAGATAGAATCAAAGGAATTGCATCAGAAGTCTGCACATGTTGGCCCTAATATTGTTTGGCTTCATGGTGCTGGGCAAACCAGTACAAGTTTTAATTATCTAAGATTGGTACTACCGGATTGGCCAGCAACACTTATTGACTACTCCAGTGAAAACAGCTTCTATGATAATTTAGATCTTATACACTCCTCTGTTTGTAGCAAAGAGCCTCTATTTGTAATAGGTCACAGTTTAGGAGGAATTTACGGATTGCACCTAACTCAACATTGCAACGTAGTGGGCGGAATAAGTATTAGTACACCATTTAATGGTTCTGTTATTGCCGATTGGGCCAAGTATATTATTCCAAGCTATCCGCTGTTTAGAGACGTTGGTTCAAAGAGTCGTCCTATAACAGAGGCTAATAGCATGCCAATTAATATTCCGTGGACCCAGATAATAAGCACCACTGGAACTGTTCCATACATAAAGGCGCCAAATGACGGTGTTGTAACAATAGCAAGTATGGAACAAAGAAAGGATGACATGGAATGCGTCTATGTTGAGAACACGCACTACGAAGTTATGTGTTCTAATGACGTAGCCCACATCATCCAACCACGATATGAAGCCCTCATGCTCCAATAGTATTTAGCTAAAGGAATGAGATATGAAATACCTAGAAGAAAAAATGTTGATGTATTCAATGCTGGCGCAGGGAAAACTTAAAAAAGCCGAAAAGCTTAAAAGACATTTGTTAGAACGAACACTAAAACGAAAAAAGAATGGCAAAAACTTTGCGTCAAAACACATAATAAAATAAGATTGACAACTTGTTAGTTGTGTAATACAATAAAGACTATGTAGTAGAGTGCCGCGCTTCGCCCGTCGCGGTCTACTGCTAAAACACTAAGTCCTAATGTATTTAATTAATATGCATTAGGGGTTACAAGCAGGAGTCCAACCCTGTGTAGCTAACGGGCGTCCACCAAAGGTAGAAAATGACAAAAGAAGAAGTAATCGAGATTGAAGGGAACATTGTAGAGGTGCTCCCTAATCAAACATTTAAAGTTGAACTTGACAACGGACATTATGTTACGTGTTACACTGGCGGAAAAATGAGACAATTTAGAATTAGGCTAGTACAAGGTGACAGGGTCAAGTTAGACATGACACCTTACGACCTATCCAAAGGACGGATAACATTTAGATTGTAGCTTAACAATTAGAGGTTGACTCTGTTGCGTGTAATTGTTATAGTAATGCATAAGCAACAACGGAGAGTTACATGGGCCAGTTTAGTTATGCATTTGACGATATACTTAACATTTCATTTGCTGCACACCGCATAAACAATGGGTATGAAAAGATTTCTTGTAACTATGCGGCTGATGCACATCGTTACAGCAACAGAGATATTGTAGCTCTTACTGCGGCTGCAACCCTTACGGCTGCAACCGAAGCCTACCGGCCTGCAATGCCTAATGGTTTTGTGCCTGCTGTTGTTACAGAGCAGGACAGGTTGCAGACACAGGCTACACACAAATTCTTCCGGCGCTTTACTATGTTGATACTTGGGGACAGCCTTACAGAATTTCAAAAAGACATGTATACTGCATACCTCCAAGAAGATGTAACTTCGCAAAACCTCGGGCTGCTGGCATACATTCCGTCATTTATTGAAAACGAAGCTGCCACAATTGCATACAAGCAGAATCTCAAAGACAACTATTACAACAGCCAAGACATTGCAGTAGGAAAATGGATCAACGGGGACGTAGAAGTACTCAAGCGCATTTACCTTAAACATCACGATCTTTATTTGTACTTTGTAGGGTTGGGCGGCGATCTTATTAGCTTTGTTAAAGACGAAAAGTACAATATAGGCGAAGTTGTTAGATTAAGAGCAAAGTCTAAGAAACGTGAAACCGAGAGAGATTCCGGGTTGACAATGACAGCCGTCAACTATGCGAAAATACAAAAACTGGAGAAGAACACATGAGCACAGAAGTATACATCTATCTGTTTATAACAGCGGTGATTTTCACCATTGTTGGATTCTCAAATGGTGTTAAAAAGATCTCAGACGCACAAAGAAAGTTTGTTATTGCATCAACCATTGAAAGTCTAATCAACGATGGGTACATAGCGACCTCTAAGGTCGATGGGAAAGTAGAAGATATCCTCACGATTGCAGAATATGACAAAACCCATTGAAGTCAGCCACCAAAACTTTGAAAGGTTCATAACCAAGCTCAAAGAAGATCATCCGCCTAGTGTGTTTTTGTTGCGCCGCAGGATGAAAGAAAAACTAGGGTTTACGTGGAGAGACCACACGGACTGGAATCAACATGAATCGCGTTACAATAAGAAATGCATCATGCTTGATTTTTACAGCGAGAAGAAGAGAACATTCCTTATTATGAAATACAGCGAGTACTTCCTAGGAGGTGATACCTGATGTCTGATAAAGCACACAAATTTGTCACGTTGTTTGATTCACTTGGATTTGAGTGCATTGTTGATATAACAACATACGAAAACCAAGTGTTATTAGCAACTCTCAGAGACATAAATGAACATGTTCGTAGTCCGGTTGATATAAGGCTCCTAGTTATGCGAGCACAGGCAAATCCACAGCGCTCACCAGAAATTTGGACGTTTACGGCCAAAGCAGGGATCAACGAAGGCATACTACTCGAGCTTGCAACAGATTCACCGCAGGGATTAGCAGATCTAATACGGAAGCACGGTACTTGTGTTTGGAGAATAGAACAAACACAACCAACAAAAAGAGTGATAATATGACTATGTATATTGACTTCGAAGTAGGGCAATCGCGGACAACACAAAGCGCCTCTGACTATTTGATGTTTGGATGCATGCCCGGAGGATTTCTAGAGGCGGTGCTGTGCAACGACTTGTTTAGAGCTTCCAACAACGCAGATCATCAAAACAGAGAAATACTTGCTAATATTGCATTTTCAGTATTTCAAAACTTTCCAAACGGCAGTTTTGGAAATGAGCAAATTATGATGGATTGGGTAAGAGATGTAGATGGCAGACGGGCCGCCTGGGCCCTAGCTGCTGAGAAGGCGTATACATGGAGAGTGTTAAAAGGAGAAGAAGATGAAAACGCGCCGCGCCCTACGTTTTGAAGTAAGCCTTGACCATCGACTCAAACAACGAAAAGATGCGTGTGATGCATATCGCATGCCGAGACTGGGCTATGCAAAATGCCTAGTGTTTCCTGTTCCGGAAAAGTCAAAGATTGTTGATTATGTGTTTCCAAACGTGCCAATCCAAGGTGGCACATTGGTGACCAAACCGACTAGTTCAAGTCTCTATAGTACAAGTCTCTATGGTGTACAATCTATTGGACGGGCACTGCGGCCCAACAACAGCTACGGCCAACTTGGTATACACGCTGCTGGGCGATTATCGGGTAAGTCTACATATTTGAGTTGGCAACTAGCAGCATATTTCTTCAATAACAATGACATTGTTATTCCTTGTATGAGTATTTCTGAAACAAAATGGCTCAAGCCCAAGCATGTGACCATGCTGGAGTTAAAAGGACATAAGGTAGTACCAGAATGACAAGGTACATTGAATATTACGAGTATACCAAAAACACTTATATTACTAGTCCAATTCAGTATTACTACATGCCAGTGAACAAAGAGTGTGTTGACAAAATAAATATAGATTACGGAAGTGATAGAATTTGGAGATTTGATACAAAAACTGACAGACGAGTTTGTATCAAGGACAGATACAAAAGCGGCGACGTTAGCAATGCCGAGTTTTTAAAGATTCAACTTACATCAGTACCGGTGCCATACAACAGTATATATCATTATAAGAAGTACAAGGCCGCAAAGAAATGATCAAGTTGCAAGGCAAACTTCCTCGAGATATTTATCTAGCATGCTCTGGCGGAATTGATAGTATGGCAGCACTAGACTTTCTGCGTCGAAATCACAAAGTAACAGTGTTGCACTATCATCACGGCACCCCGCATGGAGATACGGCTTATCGGTTTTTATCCGAGTATTGCCGTACAAGAGACATTGATTGGTATCCATGTGTACAAGAATTAGATGTGCCTGTGTCTAATAAGGAAGCAGAGTGGAGAACACGAAGATACAAGTTTTTTGACAGGTTTACTGATATGCCAATTATCACATGTCATCACCTAGATGATTGTGTAGAAACTTGGCTGTTCAGCAGCATACACGGCACAGGCAAAATTATTCCACGTACACGAGGAAATGTCTTACGTCCATTTAGACTCAATCGCAAGAGAGATCTAGAATTATGGGCAGCAATGCACAATGTGCCACACATCGAGGATGACAGCAACAAAGATACATGCTATAGTAGAAACTATATTAGACACACAATGATGCCTCATGTGCTACGGATTAATCCGGGCATTCATAAAACAATTGCAACAAAGGTAAGACAAGATGGATAAAGACTTTGAATACGAAGAGTTCGTAGACTTCATAAACTCTATGAAATCGTACATTTCAACAGACCAATACTTTGCTGAGTTTTCCCAGCAAACAAAAGATCCGCGAGTTTTAGCAATAGAAAACAGTCATGACAAATTAGAAGTTGACGTAGCATCAAGGCCGTGTTACAGTAGTGTTGAAAATCTACTTAGTGCAATCAGAGAGACATAATACTCCAGCTTGGGCAGCAGAGAAAGAATTACCCACATGATTACCAGAGAACAAATTATGTTACTGTATCTTGCATTAGACAAGTACCCAACTGCTGACACGGTTATAATTAAATATGAAGAGAACGGCAGCGGACTTGGTCCTAATGAGATTGCTATCTTTCAGGACCGTGGTAATCTGTTTAAACAAATTGCGCCAAAAGAATTAGGCCGCGAAGATATCACTGATGTAAGCACATGGTAAGGAAAACTATGACCAACCAACTAAAACCACAAACTCCAGCAACTGGTATTATCAAAAATCTTGATTACGGCGACAGTATGTTTTATACAGTTGTATGTGATTGTGGACAGCAGGATTGCGCGCATGAACTTACGATCGAAGCCGACGACATGGCTGTTATCGTTACCACATACGTGCGCGCAACATCGTGCTGGTCAGAAAAGAATCGGTGGAAACAACTTTGGCAGATTCTCACAAAAGGGTACGTTGACGTAGAAGCTGTAATTTACATGGAAGAGCAGACTGCTCTTAATTATGCTGCAACTCTCGAATCTGCTGTGCAAGATGTTGGAAAATTTAGAAATGCAAGACTCTCAAAAACTAACAATAACAATTGATCCCCCGGAGGCTGGAAGTATGGATTTCCCAAGACAGTGTTGATAAGCATTGTACAAAACCCAAGTCTACTATCATTGTGGCTACTAGCTCAGGGATACCCTGGAGAGATGCTCGAGCTAGCAATGAAACACAGTCGCTATATTGGCAGCGAAGATGCAATGGTCGCAATGGCCTTTGGGAATGATAGAGAATGAATAACCTTTGTACACAAGAAAACGAAGACAAAGCACGTAAAATATTAGGCAACGTTGTCTGGTACAGTGGACGGATAAAATGATACGCAAAACAAAAGATAGATATTGCTGGAAAACAGGCTTTGCATTTTTCGGTGCAAAATTAGACGATGGTTACTCCATATTTTTCCGTCGGTTTAATTATCGGGAATCGCCCATGCGTCGCCGTATGGAATCATGTAGATTTGGAATGACTGCGGAGTACGAAGCTGTATCAGCAAGCCGCCAAAAACGCATCAGGCCACAGGCACCTATGCCATATACACGTAGAAAAGGAGACAACAATGAAAGTTAAGATAGGCGGTTATCCAAGGTGGTTCGGTCCATACCAATTGGCTGATGCTATTTGCTTCTGGGTCAAGGAAGTCAAAGACGAAGATGGAATGACTTGCAAGCCCAACTGGGTCCACAAATTTGGTGAATTACTTGCACACGGCAGTATTGAGCCAGAAACCCAAGTTGGAGAAAGAAAAAAGTTTAGTGACCATACTCGTCATAACACTGTGTTGTCCAAATTTCTAAGCTGGATACACAGCAAGCAACACCGAAAGATCGACGTTCGCATTGACCACAGCGACACCTGGAGCATGGATCACACACTTTCTTATGTGATTCTTCCTATGCTAGAACATCTCAAAGAACATCAACAAGGCGCATGTCTTGTTGATGACAGTGATGTTCCAGAAAATCTTTGGAGTACAAATGCAGAACCCAAAGAGGACAAATGGGACATCGACAGCAACCACTTTAAACGCTGGGACTGGGTGCTGGATGAAATGATCTTTGCCTTTCAAACCAAGCAAGACGACAATTGGGAAAACCAATTCTACAGTGGCGAGCATGACACCTATTTGGAAAAGTTAGAATCCGGAAACAGTGAGATGATCAAAGGGCCCCGCGACACTTTTAAAATTGACACAGTGGGCAGAGATGCATTCCAGGCCCGCATCACCAACGGCTTTAGATTGTTTGGCCGCTACTACGAAAATTTGTGGTCTTAATATAATATGCCACATTTAAATAAAGATTTTTATAATCCGGTTGCTGATGTGACTTGCACACCGGAGGCCAAATTACAACCACAAAACCCCGAGCCAAAGTTATTTGAATTTGCAGAGGATCCGATAGCTTTAATTTGTTCAATACTGCGCACTGCAAAGCAACCTGACCTATACAAAATACACCAGAAACTGGAGTTAATTGGTAAAACATCGCCAGATTCTCATCAACATGATGTTGATATTTCAATGGATGATCAGGCGTTAGCTGACAAAATTAGGTCGCATTTTATCAACACTATTCTGATGCGTCGAATCAAAGACATGCACATAAGCCAGTTTATGACCGATCTCGAAGAAGCGTTGGACATTGCTACACCTGTCAATCAAGAACACATTAAAATGTTAGTTAAGCTACCAGCATTCTACGATGAATTTTTGCAAACCGAAGCAATTCTTAAGGGACGAAAGAGCCTCCCTGAGGATCAGTACGGAGAGACGGTTATAATCGACGAGATACTAACATTTGCCGGAACTGTTAAGCGGGCAAGTAAAAATGAAAAAGAAAGACGCTTTTACTTTGTAACTCAAGACAATGCTATACTTTCAGTGTTTGTTAAGAACTTTACGCAAACACAACCACTGTGGAACTATATTTCAAAAAAAGACAAGTTCCGCATAACAGGACAGGCCATAGTGTCGTCACAACCAGGCTACGATACAGTCTTTTACAAATTAGGATACGAATATGAAATCACAGATGTTAACAGTTGACCAACTAGCAAGTATTGCGCAAGAGGTAGAACTCAAGGATCCAATTGACTGGACAAAGATGGCAGTTAACAAAGAAACTGCATACCAATTGATGGCGTCTAGCGTAGTTGAGCAATTTGCAGGACTAAAAGAAGATGAAAAAATGTTGATTGCACAAGGAACAATTACAAAGTTGCTCGTTGAAAACTTTGTATTAAATATTAGGCTGGAAAGTAACAAATGAAGGTAGGAACAAGTTTAAGTCGTTGCGTAAGAGATATCGTCGACGGTACTATAAATAGAGATGATGTAATGGTCGTTGTGGCCCGTACTAATTTTGATCCAGAAGACGACAGCCAGTGGAGTAACATTTGGGCAGCATATTGCGGCATCGGGCAGCATGGCCACACTTCCATGCCCGAATGGTTTGGTTACGCCGACCAGGAAGAAAAATTTCGAGAAACTTGTGTCTGGTTAAAAGTTTCTGGCAAGCTTCATCAGCCGCGCCAGTTTGGTGCATTTGCATCTCGCCAACTCGAATATTGGTACGACTTGATTCTCACAGCCGAAACACACGAAGACAATCCTGCTATCAAGAAGTCATATGAAAATTACAAAATACTTGCAGGACTTATGTAAATTAGAGGTTGACACAGTGGTTTAACTACTGTACTATATAAACAAGTAGACAAATTAAACAACTAGCTTAATTATTTCAAAAGAGATAAATAAAACTAGTTGACAGATAAATAAGTATGTGTTAAGTTAAACACAACAACATAAACAGGACGATTAAAAGAATGACTCACATTTTTAAACATATGTATATTATGATAGAAAGCATTAAAGAATGCTATGAGTATCGCTTTGGATTTTCTGAAGGTTGGGGTGGAGGAAATTAAACAGTTTCCTTAATACAAACATCTAATTAAACAGCCTCCAGTAGCAATACTAAGAGGCTTTTAGTTTATAGCGTTGTTGGGAAATATACTCCCAACCTGATTCAGGTATTGTGAAAACAATGTCTCATATAGAGAAAAAAGTAGCTGACATTTAGTTGTGGTAATTGTATATTGAGCATGTGGATATACTTTGATGGAGACAACATCAAAGAGAAGACATGAGTAAGTGAAGGCTTACTTGCGGGAAATTCTGAAATGTCAGAAAACATATCTCGCAAGAACAAAAGACTAACTATAAAGGATTATACTAATGTTTATACGTAAAAAATTTGTAAATACACAAATAAAAAGAAATAAGGCAAACAAAAAAGTGTTAATGAGAACATTAGGAATTTTTCAATTACAAGAATTAGCAAAAAACAGTTATGAAAATTTTAGTAACGGTAAAACTATAGATAAGATTTTACAAGATCATGCAGTAGCAAAAAAGCACAAGAAAGATATACAAATATTACTGTTGAATGAATTTTTAAGAAGATTCAATGGAAACATAGATTTTTTAGATAAAGATTCTCTAAAGGTATTGGATCGATTTATAAATCTTTCTAAGATAAACGAAACATTAAATCTAGGATATCTTTATTGCATTGAAGTACATGACAAAATAAAGATAGGAAAAACTACAAACATAACAAATAGATTGGGTAATTATAAAACTCATAATGGAATAGATGCAGTTATATTAGCTTTAAACCTATTACCTTTTCATAATGAAGAAGAAACAAAACTAATCAAAGAACTTTCTGCTATTTCTATAACTAAAGAATGGTTTTCTTGTAAAAACAAAGAAACTATTTTAAATCTATTTTAGAAGATTGTCGATGGTCACAAATGTTTACGTGCTGATTACACAAAGACAGGCGTTATCAGATGGTGAAGCAAGGGTTGATTCCTTGGACAATCTTCTAAAATAGATTTATTCAAGTGGCAGAATGGTTATGCAACGGATTGCAAATCCGTGGACAGTAGTTAGTCTTACGTCGGTTCGATTCCGACCTTGAATTCCAATTTTGGTGCATTAGCTCATTGGGTTAGAGTATACCGCTCATAACGGTAAGGTGCGTGGTTCGAATCCACGATGCACCACCAAATAAGGCGCCATCGTCTATCGGTTTAGGATACTAGGTTTTCGCCCTGGAGAGACGGGTTCAACTCCTGTTGGCGCTTCCACTTCCACTATAACTATTGACAACATCGTGTATGCATGTTACAACATAAGCTTACACACAAGCAGAAAGAGAATACAATGAAACAAAAACACAAACACAAGCATCGTGATAAACAAATGCGCCGGTAGCTCAGAGGTAGAGCAAGGAACTTTTAATTCCAAGGTCGTGGGTTCGATCCCCTCCCGGCACACCAACATTGTTTTAGTGATGTACTAGATGTGATTCGATTTCACAAGGCGCGCCAGACGTTGCCTGCAGGTTTGCTCGTACTGGCCAGATAGTACATCTTTTAAACAATGAATATGGTCAATTAGCTCAATAGTAGAGCACCGAGCCGAGCTTAATGCTAAATAAGCATAGGAGAACTATTATGCTTATATGCCAACACTGTAGTAAAGAATGCAAAAATAAAAATAGTCATACAAACCATGAAAGAACCTGTCCTTCAAATATTAACAGAATATACAAAAATGGAATGACTGGTAAAACAGCATGGAATAAAGGTAAAACACTACTTACTTGCGAAGTGACTAAAAAACAGTCGATGCAATCTAAAAAAGACTTTAAATTAGGAAAAAGAAAAGTTACAGGAAGAGCGGCGACGTTAACAGTTGAAGAAAGGTCAAGACTAGCAAAAAAGCAAGGATTTGGAGGCTACCGCGAAGGCGCAGGCAGAAGTAAAAAATTTTATTATAACGATTCTTTTGGTAAGCAAGTTTGCTTGCAATCAACGTACGAATTAAGATGTGCTGAGATATTAGATACACTAGGGATTAAATGGATTAGACCCAAGTACATTAAGTATAATATAAATAAAAAATACTTTCCTGATTTCTATCTTGTAGATTACGACATTTATTTAGATCCAAAAAACAATTTTTTAGCAATTCAAGACGAAGAAAAAATAACTTGTGTTTGTGAACAGAATAATGTAATAGTATTGATATTAACAGAAGACAAACTAAATGAAGAATATATAAAATCGTTACAGAGTCCGAAAAGTGAGGGCCTCAGCTGATAACTGAGTGGTAGAAGGAGCGTTACCTTCCTGTAGCACCAATAAAGAGAGGTAGTGGGTTCAATACCCACCGCGACTACCAAGTTTCGGTATATTGTGTTGAAAATGATATCAACGTCAACACGAAAATGTGGAATGGTTGGGGCTAATGCAAATGACCCACCTCGACTACCAAAGATATGCGAATCCGGGCGCATCCAAGAATTTTCCGGCTGAATAACGGTACCAGTTATGGCTGACTGGTTAAATCGCGCCGCTGTAGCGTTGAGCCAACCACACACCCAATTTGTGTAATAGGATTAAAATGGAATTTAACAAAAACGACCTTAGACTAGTACGCAAACGAATAGAGCCTAGTTTGCCTATTATAGCGGGTGCAGCGGTCATGTTAAACAGCGGAGGTCCTAATATGCTTGTGCAAAACATCGTTAACAACATTTGCGAGTGCGTATGGATTTCTAACAAAACTGTTGAATATAAGACTTTTCCAGTTTCTTGTTTAACCCTGATAGGCGACGTAAACGTTTACATTTAATAATAATTACACAGAATAATGTGTCGCATGCTCTAAGGTGGGGCAGGGGATTGTAAATCCTCCGGGTGAGAGCCCATGCTTGGTTCGATTCCAAGGCGACTCACCAAATACTGCTTTTGTAGCTCAATTGGATAGAGTACCGGATTTCGAATCCGTTGGTTGTAGGTTCGAGTCCTACCAAGAGCACCAAATAACGCACACGTAGCTCAGTCTGGTGGAGCACTGGTTTGAAGAACCAGGTGTCGGAGGTTCAAATCCTTCCGTGTGCACCAAATTGTCTATTAGCATAAGCTGTGAAGCAGACCGGGTAACTTCCCACTGTGAATGGATGCACCGGATAGGCACCGGATGGTAAGCAGACTAGTGTCCTGCATAGATAATATAATAAATACTGTTATGCAAAGATTAATATCAAATCGGGGCCTCGAACAGGCAATTTCTAAAAATTTCAGTCCAACCGACACCGAAAAACTTTTTAAAAAAAATAAGAAAAGACTAGGAAAAGACTGGGTTTATCAAAACAAAAAAATCTCATATAGTCAAAATCAGGAAGGATTTCGACACGGCGAGTTTGCCAGCACAGATTGGAAAAATTCCATAGTTGTGCTAGGATGTTCAAATGTGTACGGAATTGGCCTGGCCAACGAGGATACTGTTTGTTCGCAGCTGGAAAAACTTCTAAACATTCCTACAGTTAATCTAGGAATTGCAGGAAGTGCAATTGACGTTAGTTCTTGGAATTCTCTTATTCTGCACGAACACTATCCGCACCCAAAAGCAATCGTGCAAATTTGGACTGGGCCACATCGATATAGCAATATCTCCAAACCTGGATTTATATGCTGTTACTTGCCTCAGTCTCCTGGGTATTGTGCTAGGCACAATTGGCAAGGTACGTCGGAATTTTATATGATGGCCGATCGAGCATTATGGAGAAACAAAACGTTATATTGCGAAGGGAGTTTCTTCAGTGACCATGCTGGAATTACTCCATTTAAAAACGTTGATCACGCAAGAGACCTAGCACACCCAGGGATCAAGACCAACGCTGCTGCCGCAGAAAAAATTGCTGAGGATTTAATACAACGAGGCATAAAAATTAGTTGACATACTAGTATAGACATAGTACGTTGTTTTAGTAAGCTGTCGTCTAATAGAAGGACACCTTGACGTTGGAAATTGGGTTCAAATCCTACTAGTCGTCTAATCTGGAAGGACACCAAGACTGAGGAAATGCAGTCAGCAAATGCTGCCAGCTTATTAAACATTATTTAGAAAGAAATACAATGCTCGAACTATTCAAAACTGATGTACTTGTAATGCGCAAGGAAAAGAATCCACTTGCAAGTGTAATGGTGTTTCACTTAGATGAAATTCAGAAAATTGGCAAGAATGATAATACCCGAGAAACCTCCGCTGACGAAGCAGTCCAGTATGTCAAGAAAGCTGTGCAGAAGCTAAAGGAGAACAAGTTTGCTGATCCACAAGAGATCGCAATCCTTTCCAAGTATCTTCCTGCTATGGCAACTGAGCTACAACTGCGAGCTGTGATTGAGCCAATTCTGCAATCCGGCGGCAACATCGGACAAGTGATGAAAGCTGTAAAATCAGAGTTTGGTACCAGTGCTGATATGGCATTGGTTCGCACACTTTGCTAACACAGGGAAGAGTATTTGTACATCCACAAGGCGGCACATTGTTTATTAATAATCAAAGAGTTTATTACAGAAACCATCGAAATGCTAGAAACTGCAAAAACATTGAAACAGGAAAAAGAGTTATAATATGGGATGCTGGAATAAAACATGCGGACTAACCAATCTACCAATTTTCGAAGGCGAAGAAGTCTACGTATTTCCGCTTATGGAAAACGGCACTGATTCCAGTTTCTGCAAAAGTTCAGCATTATGGAAACCTGTGCTTACTCCGTTTGTAGCAGAATACGACGACTACGGTGGTGGCACCAATGCCTCTGGCGTGGCACTGCCTCTAATTCTTGCTGGAATCAAAGAGATACTAGTCGAAACTGAGGTTGGCGACAATGAGGTTCATGATATTGCAGTCAAACGTGATAATTTTGACATCGACTTGTTCTTTGAGGCCACGCACGAACGCAGACTTTTTGCCAAAGAATACGGATCAATGCCGCCTTGTGAAATCAACTATGTAATGATGCGCAAAGACTTTGTAGACGATCTGTGGTCTAACTATAAATTTGATCAATACACCGGCAAGGGAAAAGGACTTGATCCCACTGAAGATTATGATCGTGATGTAACCTATGCACAGCTAGCAGAAACATTACCCAGCTTTATTGAAAGTTATTTTGAAAATAAGTGTTGGTCAGATGAAAATCTCACAGATGAAGAATTTGTAGAAAAATGGGTTACTGACAAAACAGTCGATGTAGAAAAAATTGCCAAGGTAAAAAGTATTCTTAGGACCGTGGATAATGGTGGATTTAGTGATGGTATAGTACTAGACCAAAATTCTTCGCACCCACTTAAAAACACATTTCGTCGCTATGGTGCCGGCACCGAGCTTGACATATTTCGTCTACGATCTAAAGTAAGTGATGCATATGCAGCAGGCGATACCAACCGGGTACTTGAATTGTTGCAACTGGCGTTGGTAGGAAATTGCATTGAAAGATTTATGGATAGTACCCGAAAAGCATGGATCCCAGGGCTTCACGAAGGAAGTCAAGGTCAAGATCATGATGCGTATCGGTTCTTGGTTAACGGAATCACCAAGATTATTGACGAATACGAGGTTGAACATCATTAACATGCTTGACAGTACTGTATTAGTCTGCTAATATAGTTACACAACACAACAAACAGGGACGTTACAATGGCTAAGATTGTTATTTCAGAAGAATTTTCAGAACAGCTCAGAGCATGGGATAAAACATCTTCAGAGAGCCTTGCAAAATTAGGATTGGATGAATTGCCAGTTGGCCTCCCAACAATCGAATCTTGGAATAAAGTCACCAAAATTATAAAAGAGATCAACAATGAAGATTGAATATCGAAACGGCGACATGTTTAAAACTGATATCAAAGTGCTTGCACACGGCTGCAATGCACAAGGTGTTATGGGTAGTGGCGTGGCAAAGATTGTACGAGACGACTTTCCGTTGGCGTACAATGCATATTTAAACCAGTATGCTGCAATTACTATTGGTCTTGCAATGGGCTGTATTATTCCTGTAGAAGAAAACGACAAAGTTTTGATCAATGCAATTACACAGCAGTTCTATGGCGGCGAAAAAAAGCGATACGTTAGCTACGATGCAGTATCCGATGCAATGCGCAACATCAATGAATTTTGCGAATGCAGGGGCCATTCTCATGTTGCAATGCCGCAGATTGGCGCTGGCCTGGGTGGCGGCAATTGGAATGTTATTGCTACCATTATTGAGAGTGAATTCACCAATGTAAAACCGGTTGTGTACATTTATTAAAGGAATAAAATATTGCCAAAACACGACGGAGCCCTACTAGCTGTGATGTTTATACTCTTGTCAGTTGCGATGATCTTTTTTGTTGTTGCAGTAGTACATCAAGAATTCTTGAAAACAGCGACAGAAACTTTGGAAACAATGACGCAAGAATCCATTAGCCGAGGCTATGCATTGTTTTGCCCTAATACCGGAGAGCTTGCATGGGTTGGCGAATGCGATAAGGAACAGTAAATTTTATTACGGACTACGTAGCTCAGATTGGAAGAGCGCCTATGCTTTGTCGCGTGGGAGGTCGTTGGTTCAAGTCCATCCTAGTCCAACAATAGCTTGCGAGAAAGATTAACTTCCTTCCTGGTTTAAAGACTAGGATAGCAAGCTTAGGCAGCAACGACTGCCTTATCCAAGGTCCTGCATACAACCACTTCGTTGAGAGGTTGTATGCAGATTCTGTATCGTCTACTGGATAGGACGCTAGCAGTCAGCTAGAAAAACGGGTTCGATTCCTGTTGCAGTAATGACGTTGGATAGAAATTACGGAGAGGTAGCTCAGAGACGAAGGAGTTCTGCAGAACGAATTTGTTGAGGTAGAGCACGGGCAAGAGCCTGGTGTCAGTGGTTCGATTCCATTTCTCTCCACCAATATGCGCCGGTAGCTCAGCGGTAGAGCAGCGGTCTCTTAAACCGAAGGTCATGGGTTCGAATCCCATCCGGCACACCAAAATACACGTTGACATGTCAGCAACACTCTGCTACATTTACATATAGACACGATGCACAATGCATAGACACACAGGATAGGAACTAACATGAAGCGTAAATGCAATGACTTTACCATCACTCCAAACACACAATCCGAACGAGTGCAAACAAACTTGTGGAATGTCATAGTTGGCGGCAAGCAATATACCACTGTGGTAGGGCAAGAAAAAGCACAACGCACTGCCGATGCACTGAACCTTGATCCCGATGCGCTGGAACGTGGCGAAACGCGAGCAGCGCGTGCGGCTGGCCAAACCAGCACACTTGACTAACATGCAAAAGCTTCTTGAACAGTGGATGAACAATCAAGACTCTAAGAACAGTAACGAGATTGTCCGTCGTGTGCGCAAATACTGGTCTGCACACAATCGCAAGGAATTTGTAGCCGAACTAATCTTCAATATGGATTACTCCAATGACGAGTTAGTAACGCTAGCAAACGAAATTGGTCGTCTAGCACATGAAAGAGAACGTGTGCTAGACACTATTAAAAGAGAAAATATGCCGGTTTAGCTCAGTTGGTTAGAGCGCTAGTTTGTGGAACTGGAGGTCCTTGGTTCAATCCCAAGAGCCGGTACCAAATATAAAAATCAAAGGATAAAGTTATGGAAAGCAAGCATATAACATACAACAGATTGGTAGGGCCAGTCAAAACATTTGAAGGTCTGCTGGGCCGTGTGTTGAGTGCTGTAACCGCCGACGACGATTCTCTGACATTGTACGTTACAGAAAACAACTTTGTTACACTAGAACATGATCAAGATTGTTGCGAAAGTGTGTACATCGAAGACATCGTCGGAGACTTAGAAGATCTAGTCGGTACTCCTTTGTTGTTGGTTGAAGAAGTTTCAAACTACGACCCGGGTCCAACTACACATAGCAACGACAGCCATACATGGACCTACTACAGATTCCGCACCATCAAAGGATCAGTCGATGTTAGGTTCTATGGAAGCAGCAACGGTTATTACTCCGAAGGTGTGAGTGTCAAAATCTTCAACGACGACAAGAAGGTCGGCAATGAGTAGTATTTCCAACAAAGCGTTGCTTGCATTGTTATCTGAGTCTGCACTAGACCAACTCAAGGATGCCGTTGCAGAAGAGCTTGACGGCGCAATGTATTGCACACGGTGCTGGAGCGCATGGAGTGTCGGTACTATGTCAGCCAATGACTTTGTGCCAGCCAACGAAGAGGATGTTGTAGAGGATATGGTAATATTAATTCTCAAGGCACTGGCACAAAATGAGTAAAGTTGTAAACGAGTACGACGAACCAGAGGCGATTGCGTGTGCAGAATATGAAAAACAACGCAAGGCACGCGAATGGGGCCACGTTCACACTGAATCAACTTCTTATCACAAGTGGATGAGATTAGTATCACTTTCAACAGCAAGGCAGGCCGTAACAAGCCCAGCGTAGACTTGACTACGAAATAAGAAGGAATAAACCATGACAACGTTTGCCAAGATAGACGGCTGTTGGTGTTGCGTGGTAACATACCATAAATTTGAAGCAGATTATTATCGCCCAGCAGAGTGTCATCTTTGCGGAATGAATCAGGAGGCGCACATTAAATACACTGGTATTGCGCTATCCGACAAAGATGCACTCTTAAATGCGCAAAAGGAATAAACCATGAACCTTTACTTTGTGCCAGGAAAGCCCCTGCCTTTTATTCTTAGCGTAGTTGAAAAATCAAAGCCGACTTTCGATATGCACGGAGATATTTTGCAAAATGGCGGCGAAGATATTGGTGTATTTGTTCGTACAACACCGTCTGGCAAGGGCATTACAGTTCGCCGCAAGATGTCTGATGTAACGCCGCATATAAATAACACTTAGTAGACAAGGATATTAAGAAAAACTATTAGGAAGTTGGCTTCGAGGCAGCCATCTTATAATGAGTGGAACGAAGTACCCTAGACGCGAGAGAAACCTTGTCGGGCTAGCAATAGTGGCAAGGCTAGAGCGCCAAGGGAAAAATATGGATAGTAGCCTGCGTTATAGACCTGGTTTTCCTTTGGCGTAACAGCACACTATTAGTTATAATAAATACGTTGCACATATAAACTTTTGTGTTATAGTTGCAGTAAGAAGTGGTAAAAATAAACAATGACCAAGAAATTTGATGATGTTGAATGGGACAAACAGCCCAGTGGCTATATCGAGCATAGTAAAAACAACTGCGACAAGATGCAAGAATTACTCAACGAAACTGGTCCGGGCTTTTGTTTGGCAAAATGGACACAAGTTACTATGCACTTGGGATCAGGGTTAACACACAGTTGTCACCATCCCACTGCACATAAAATTCCGTTGAACGAACTCGAAGTCAATCCTAGTGCATTGCACAACACAGAGCATAAAAAGACAGCCCGCAAGCAAATGCTCAACGGCAAAAGACCATCAGAATGTGACTTCTGTTGGCGCATCGAGGACAACACCAATGAGACCAGCGATCGCACGTTAAAAAGTTTGGATCCGTACAGTGTGCATAACTTTGATGAAATTGCTGCACTAAAGGGCGACGAGAATGTATTTCCAAAATATATGGAAATTAGTTTCAGTAATGTATGCAATTTTAAATGTGCATATTGTGGGCCAAGCTTCAGCAGCAAATGGGTAGATGAAATAACAGAACACGGTGCCTATTTATTCCCGGGCGTACAGTACAACGGCAATCCAGCAGAGCAAATTAAAAATCGAGAAGACAATCCATACACTGATGCATTCTGGAAATGGTTGCCCGAAGCACTGCCGCATCTGCACACATTGCGTGTCACAGGCGGAGAACCGTTGATGAGCAAACACACTGTCAAACTAATGGAATACATGCTGGAACATCCAAATCCCAACATGGAGTTTGCCATCAACAGCAACGGTTGCCCGCCCGACAAGTTGTGGAAACAGTTTACCAAGTTGTCAAATCAATTGGTTGATGAAAAATGTGTCAAGCGAGTTACGTTATTCCTCAGTGCCGAAAGTGTCGAGGGTCAGGCCGAATACAGCCGAGACGGTATGAATTGGAACATGCTCAAAGAAAATTTAACATACTTTCTTGGGAACACAACCGATACTCGCGTTACATTTATGGCAGCGTTTAACTTGTTCAGTCTCCCAACCTTCCTAGACTTTTTAGAATATGTGCTGTCATTGAAGAAGACGTACAACAAACACCACATATTTCAGCAATTAGACCAAAGTGGAGTCAACTTAGACAACACAGTAAACCTCGGGTTGACAAAATACAAAACATCCGGGTATACCAACACGCATCGTTCATACAATCGGATTGGCATTGATATTCCTTATGTTAGACACCCAGAGTTTTTGGATGTGGCGTTGTCAACCAAGGAACTGGTTGCTGAATTCTTGCTGCCTTCTGTGAATTTTATGTACGCAAATGCTGCCGACGAGTGGAACGGTAATACAGGGTTTTTAAGCAACGAATCGCTTAAATTAAAAAGAATCTTATTGGATGTAATGACTGCATGTGACCTTCATCCTACAGATATCAAAACTAAAAAAATTACCCACGGAAGAAGTTCGTTCTACCAGTTTGTAAATGAATACGACCGCAGACGCGGCAAGGATTTCCTCAATACATTTCCAGAAATGACAAACTTTTATGCAACCTGCAAAGCAGCGTATGAAGAATTAAATCCGTAACATTAGGAAAGATGATAAATTACTGGTCGACACAGCATACAAAATAATGTAGTATAGCAATATGATGACAAATGATGAACAAAAAACGTTTTATGTGCAATGTAGTGAAATACTTGGCATTGAACATGAGTGGAACGATCCAGTTCCGCGTAGAACACGATGGAACACAAGGTTACTGGGTAACGGTAGGTTCAAAGGCTTTGGCCTGATCCGCTGTTACGACAAGCAGATTATGGTAACAAGTAGACAACAAGGTACTAAAATGTTTGCATCCGCTGATGCAGTATACGAATTTTTGAAAGGCTTATAATGGAAAATAATACTATACACCGAATAAGAATAGTCTGCGTCGAGTTATAATAAATCTGCCGATCACAGTGCAGTTGTAACTTGTTGGACTTAGCAGGGCGGCGTCAGAAACCTCGAGGGGACGGCTCATTATCGTCTACGCCCTGCGACCAATAATGTGTGGCCCGTAGCTTAGTAGGTAGAGCAGCTGAAGTTTAATCAGTGGTCGGGGGTTCAAGTCCTTCCGGGCGCACCACTATAAGGAGACTAACATGCCAAGATCCCCAGTGCCAAGAGGAGCAGGCAACATCAACATGAAGGGCAAAAAGTCCAAAAGAATGGCATGTGGCTGTTGTGATTGTATTGACTTTAGAGAAAAAGTACTGTACACTGAACATACAAAAGACATTAATGAAGCAATAAAGGACAGAGAAGATGATGACACGCAAATACTTGGTATTCTTAGACATTGACGGCGTGTTTACATCTGCGCGGGTAAATTATGCGCACAATGCTTCGTATGACATGTGGCACCGGTTTGACCCAGTTGCTGTGGACTTTATGAACAAAATACACGACAAGTATCCTGTAGAATTTGTTCTAATGTCAACATGGAAGAACTTCATTGATGCAACTAGCAACCAAGCAGAGCACTGGGTAAAGGCTGCATTTGGTAACTCGGGCTTCAGAGGTACAATTGCAAATCCATGGAAGACAGATCCAAAAGAATCGTGGATTAACAACAAAGGAATGCAGCGTGGCGACGAAGTGAGAATGTACTTAGAAGAGTACGGTGCTGATATCGCTGACTTTATCCTTTTTGACGACAACCGGTACAACTTCAAAGAAGCACTAGGAAAAGGTCGTCACGTGTGGACAGACTCTGATGAGGGTCTGTTGTACAAGCATATGTTGGTAGCACAATCACTAATGGGAACATGGGAAAAGAAATGACAAACGAAAAATTAATCCAACAAATTGCTACTATGGAAAATACCATTGCTGAATTAACAGAACGTATTGCCCAGGGCGAACTTACTGAAGTAATTCCATCAAACACTTCGTTGTCTGATCAGTCCGGTACTATGATCGCCAACGCAGGCGGCGTAGCAAACCTACAAGAAGACTTAGAAGTTATGATAAAAATGATGAACAAGCGCAAGCAACAACTCAACGAACAAAAGAAGTAGGATAAATGACCAAAGCAACCATGGAGCAAATGTTGGACACATATTTATTTATGTCCAAAGAAGAGCGCAATCAAAACTGTTTAGACGAACAAATATACAGTGGCAAGTTTGATACGCCTGATAAAGTTGCTCGATTGGTACATCTATCATTTGAGGCAGGATATCTTAGAGCCAGAGGAAAGTACGAAACAACCCCAACTAAGGAAAATAATGTGTAAACTAATATTCTACTATTCATCCATGAACTCTGGAAAGAGTCTTGCTGTTCTAACTAAAAACTACATGCTGGAGGAGAAAGGATTTAAAACAGTTCTCTTAAAGCCAAGCGTAGATACTAGAACCACAGGCAGCATTTCTACAAGACTAGGCATCGAAAAAGACTGTATAACAATCTTATCTGATGAATTACCCAGTAGTAGAATACTAAAGAGTGCAAACAACAAACCACAATTTGTGTTAGTTGACGAAGCCCAATTCTTTACCGAAGAACAAATATGGGACCTAGCCAACTTGGTTGACAACTGGGATATCAACGTGTACTGTTATGGACTAAAGCTGGACTGGCAAGGCAACTTCTTTTTGGGGTCCGAGACACTGTTTAAAATTGCAGACAGCTTGGAACCTGTAGAAAATCTTTGCCAGTACAACAAAGGCGCACCTGCTTTCTTCCACATCAAAAAAGGTGGAAATGCTGAAAGCGTAGAAGTAGGTGCAGAAGACTTGTACGAATCTGTATCGAGAAAAAAATGGCGTGAATGGTGGAATCAAAAATGACCAAAACAAGAATCATAGGGGACATTCATGGGAACGTGCATGCATACAAAACAATCCTGGAGAACTGGAAAGGACCTAGTGTTCAAATAGGGGACTTTGGCATTGGCTTTGCTGGAGCTAGCTGGCACGACAGTGTCAACGGGTATCACACAGAAAACCCGCAGCATCGCTTTATTCGAGGCAATCATGACGATCCTGATATGTGCAAGAACGATATGCTGGGTTACATCAATGACGGCACAGTAGAAGGCGACGTGATGTACGTAGGTGGTGCATGGAGCATCGACTACCAACAGCGCACCAGGGGTCTAGATTGGTGGGAAGACGAAGAACTCAGCTATGAAGAATTATCTAACATGATAGTGTTGTACAATAAAGTCCGTCCGCGAGTGATTATTACTCACGACTGTCCTACCAGTGTTGCATACGAGATGTTTATTTCTAAAAATCGTTCAATGAGCGGAACATTTCAATTCAAAACTAGAACAGCAGAAGCGTTTGAGCAAATGTTTGCATTTCACAAGCCCGATCATTGGTTGTTTGGGCACTGGCACCACTCAGTCAATCAAAACATTCTGGGCACCCAATTTCAGTGCATTGACATCAACGACTTTGTAGACATTGAATTATAGTTCAATGTCGTTAGAAATGGCTATACTTAATGGTATCAATCTGTTGATAATTATGCTATCCGTTTGGAGCAGTATTTGCAGTAGACGAACATTGCAACAGCGAAAAACAATGCTGGCCCAGTCAATACTCGATAATCAATAGATTACACTTAATTCAATGGATAAAGTTGATTTTAAACGTCGTGTAGTATCATTGATAACTTTTAAAAATCCATGGAGATTGTATAAGTTAGTGGTTGACACAAATAATAAGTACTAAAATTCAAGGCGCGGCAGTCGCAGCCCAGAATTCAACAGTTGAAATAGGATCGATTTGTCGAGTTACAGTAATAACCAGAGAATGGACATCTATCAATGAAAGAATATAACATGAATCAAAAAGTAATCGATCCACGACTGTATATCATTATGAGAGAAGATCTACAAGACATGAATCCTGGAAAAGGCATGGCGCAAGCTGCTCACGCACAAGCCGAAATGCTGGCGCACATGGCCGAAATCGACGAGGTTAGCGAAACTGACTTGCACAATGCATTTGTTGCATGAACAGGCAGCAACCGAGATTTTGGCACAACTTTGGTACTGTCTGCGCCTATCATTGAGTTTAAAAATATCTCAAAAATTGCTGGGCATTCTGGATACACTTGTGATCCAGCCTATCCGTGGTGCATGGAGGATGGCATGGTGTTTCTTACCCATGAGGTTACTTGCATGTGGGCGTTTGTTTGGGAGCCAGACGAAATCAAGGCCATGCACGCATACAAACTTCACGAATAGTTGTTGACATTGTTGAATTAGCATGTTAGTAATTTACTATGACTAAAATAACAAAAGGATCACCTAATGGGACTTAGTATTCTGTTCTTCCTTATTCCTGCACTTGTAGTGATGGGTATTGTAAAACTGTATTTCAACTGGGAATACACATGGAAAGAGTTTGGAGTGCAAGCTGGCGGAACGCTGCTGGTCCTTGTGCTTATCTTTGCTGCTGGCAGCTTTGGACAAACCTCTGACACACAGTTGATCAACGGAGTAGTAACCAAGCTAGATACGATACAGGAATCATGTCAGAGAGGTTGGCAAAGATCATCTGACAATTTCTGCACAGAATATCGCACTCGGTTTGTACCCGACGGGCAAACCTGCTCGACAAACAGCAACGGGCAGCGCTCTTGTACTACTAATTATAGAACAGAATACAAATCTATTTTTGAATGGGAACGCAGATACTTCCTAGACTCTGATCTTGACATACGCTTTGAAATTGCAAGAGAAGACAAGCAAGGCAGCACAACACCAGCAAGGTTTGCACAAGTTGCACTTGGAGATCCTGTCACTACATCGCAAAGGTACACCAATTATATCCGTGGCGCAGTTGACAGCTTGTTTGCAGAAGACGAGCCAGTTGAGGTGTTGCCCATTGCATATCCGCGCGTTCGAGACTATTACATTGCAAACCGTGTGATATTCACTGGCTACAAGACATCCAGTGCGCTGCACACTCAATGGAACAAAGACTTTGCAGTTGTAAATGCCAACATACGCAAAACCGGCGCAAATGCTATTGTAGTGGTAACTGGCGGTCCGCCGAGCTTTGCACTAGCACTAGCACAAGCGTGGGAAGCTCACAACATTAACGATGTGGTTACTGTGATCGGAATGGACGGGGATGCGATTAGTTGGGTAGACGTGCGACACTGGAGCAGCAACAGTATTGTTGGGTTGGCCATAGAAAATAACATTCTTGCGCTGGATTCACTTGACACTCAGGCAATTGATGCTATAATAGAAGATGCAGTGTTAGAAAACTTCCAACTAAGATCCATGGACGAGTTTGAGTATCTAGCAGAAGAAATTGCACCACCGATCTGGGCGCTTGTACTAGCAGCAATGACGTTGCTAGTTGTAACACCAGTTATAACTTACATGTTCCATAAGCATGAAGTATTTTAAAGGAAGTACTATGAAGAGTTTAATAGCCACAACTATTGTAATTGGCGGAATTGCTGTAATCACAGCAGGAAGTTATATTTCAGCTTTCGACACTGGCAACAGACTTGAAAATGTTATCATTGCAACATTTCAAGACAACAAGAACGTGCTAGCCAACTATAGCAACACCATTGCCGAAGCTGCGCAAATTCCAACAATGCAACGAGATGATCTCAGAGACGTGGTAACAGCAGCACTCGATGCACGTTATGGCGACGAGGGATCGCAGGCAATGTTCCAGTTTATTCAGGAACAGAACCCAACCCTTGACAGCCAAGTGTATGTAGAATTGCAGCGTATTATCACCGGTGGACGTGAAGACTTTCGTCTAGCGCAGACTCGGTTAATTGACCAAAAACGTGTGTACGAAACTGCGCTTGGTTCATTCTGGGGCGGCACGTGGATGCGGATTGCAGGATATCCAAAGACTGATCTAGACGAATTTGTTATTGTAACAAACTTTCGCACAGAAGAAGCGTTTGACACAGGCGTAGAAGAAGCAATTGAACTTCGATAACCCAGACGTTCAATGAATAAACTAGACATAGCATTATTATTGTGCTATGTTTATTAGGCACAACCCAACAAAGGCACAGCAAACATGATTATTAACTCAGCGCCAGCAGACAAGGCAGTCTTTGGCGGAATCACTAAGGTTAGTGAATTCAAGATCAAAAATAGCGCAAAGGCATTTGGTATTCTGTCAAGTGGTTTGTATGCAAACAAAATTCGAGCAATCATCCGAGAACTTAGCTGCAACGCAGTCGACAGTCATGTTGCAGCTGGAAAGCGCAACACACCATTTGATTTGCACTTACCGACAAGGCTCCAGCCGTACTTTGCAATTCGCGATTATGGTATTGGCTTGAACCTCGATGATGTTACACACATCTACACCACTTACTTCGAAAGCACCAAAGCCGACAGTAATGACTTTATCGGCGCACTAGGTCTTGGATCAAAGTCGCCATTTAGCTACACTGACAGCTTCACCGTTATTGCTATTAAAGACGGCGTCAAGGGCATTTTTAGTGCTTTTATCAACGACGACGGTGTTCCGAGTGTTGCTGAGATGGGTGTGGAGAAAACAGACGAGCCGTCTGGTGTTGAAGTAAAATTTGCAGTAACTGACGCTGATGATTTCTGGCGCTTTAGTACAGAAGCCAAGTCTGTGTTTACATATTTCGATCTTGTGCCAAATCTAACCGGCACCGAAATAGAGTTTAACACGGTTGAATATGAAGGCAAATGTATTGTTGCCAACGTGTTTTCGCGTAATAGCCAGATGGCCTACGCCAAGTCTACTAACAATGCAATCATGGGCAACATTGCCTATCCGATTGAAATTCCAAGCAGTGACCGAAAATTAGGTGACTTGAATTTTGTCAGCAACACTGGACTTGATATCAAATTTGAATTAGGCGAAATTGAATTCCAGGCAAGCCGAGAAGGACTTCAGTACACTGAATGCACTATTACTAAAATCAAAGCAAAATACAAAGAAATTGCTGATGCATTAGAAGTAACACTGATTGCGGAAATGAAATCAATTGAAAACACGTGGGACCGAGTACAATTTTTGAGGAACAAGGCAAAAAACCAATTATGGAGCGGAGTGGTCCAGCACTATATTGACAACAACAAGATTCCGTTCTTATTCGGAAATAGATACTATTACAACTCATCCATAAAATTAAATGTAGAAGACATTGCCAAAAAATTCAATGTTGTGTTGCGATCATTCTCAACAGCCAAAGGGTCTTACGCCAGCGGCGGACTGAGCAAAATTGCAACCGAGAAGAAGGCCGGGTATGGGGGTCTTTGGTTAGTGGAATGCTGCAAAGATGTGTTGTTTATTAAAAACACCGACAATGCTCGCATGTGGGAACGCAGCAAATATCATGTCAAAATTGCTTATGAGAAAGGCAAGACGGCATTTGTAATTTTTGCAAAGAATGCAGACAAGCCAGTTGATGTTGCAGGGTTTTTGGCTGCCATTCACAATCCTCCGGAAAATCAGGTCATTGACGTTACTGATTTAACAAAGCCTGATACAGTTTCAAGAATGTCAGAAAAGATCACACTGCTTAAAATAGACACATGCCATTACAATAATTCCATGACGTGGAGCGAATGCACAATGTCTCCAGGAGACATGGATAATACTAAAATCTATTGCTATGTCCCTATTACAGGATTCAAAGGAATTTCTAAGGCAGGCAAAGACATCAATGTTAAGAATGTTTACCGTGCCATGAAAGCAAGCGGTCATCCAAAACTGTCAACTGTTGCAATGTATGGGGTACGCAAGACTGATGTCGCCGCAGTAGAAGCTTTGCCTAATTGGGTGAGATATGAGGACCTTGTAGAAGAAGTACTGGGCGAACTTAAATCCGAAAATTTACTTAGCATGGTGCTTTCACGGGTTGACAAAGATAGAGAATCAATCTATTATAATAAGAAGCTTGTTAACATGTTGGACGAAAAAAGTCCAATGCGAGCGTTTTGCAAAAAGCTTCCTGAAGTTCCTGTAGGAGGCGACCGCAGCTTGTTTGAGCTTTCAAACACAATCGAAAGCTCACTTAACTTAACACTGTTAGAAGAAACAGCGACCAAAGAAATCGAGGGGATCCGCAGTCGTTACTCAATGATACAACAAATGCAGCGCAGTAGGTACTACGACGAGACTATTGTTGCAGAATATATTAACCTCGTCGATCAACATAAAGGACTAACATAATATGCTTCCATATATGATGCAAGGCAACAACATTGTTGTTGTTGTCAACAACACACCACATACTATTGCTAAAACACACGTGACCTATACCAAAGTCAAAGATGCTATCATTGCCGGCGACTGGGAAACTGTGAAGAAGATCATCGATCCAGAAAAGGTTGTACTCGAATACGGCAACGGTCGTGTCGAAGTCCAAGGCGAGAAACTGTTCTGGGACGGCAGAGAAATGCACAACGCATTGTCAAAGCGTATGATCGAAATGCTACAAGAAGGATTTCCAATCGAGCCATTAGTTCTATTCATGGAGAACTTGCAGAGCAACCCAAGTCACCGCGCAGTAAAAGAGCTGTACGGCTTCTTGGAAAAGAATTGTCTGCCTATTACTCCAGACGGTTGCTTTTTGGCGTACAAGCGCGTAAGAGACAGCTACCTAGACTGTTACTCCGGTACAGTATCAAACAAGCCAGCATACTTGCTGACTGACGAAGAGAAGACTGCCATGGCAGACACTGTTTCTGGACGTTTGAAAGAAGTAGAAGTCACACTTGAAAACGACATGACTGTTGTCACAATGCCGCGCAACATGGTCAACGACGACAAAGACCAGACTTGCTCGGATGGATTGCATTTTTGCAGTGAAGATTACCTCAACAGCTTCGGCGGAGAGCGTATCATGATCCTAAAGATCAATCCTATGGACGTTGTTAGTGTGCCCAGCGACTACCGCGACAGCAAGGGTCGTACATGCTCCTACACGGTAGTTGGCGAGCTTGGTGTAGATCCAGCTGATGCATTCACTGCTGCTGTGCAGGAAAACGCAAATACTGCAACCGAGTAAGTAGCTTGACAATAGTGTATGCTTGTGCTAATGTGCAAGCATACACTACACACATCAAGAGGAACTGACAATGACCACAGTTAATGTAAAAGTGAATCAGAGATTTTTTGCAATCATGGACCCAGAATGGGGATCACCTGTTGTGATTCCTGAAACAATCCGTGCCAGCCGTGAAGCTGCAAAGGATGCCGTCCTATGGATGTCGAAGTACAGCCTTTATCATGGCGGCAGTTGTCATGGCGGCACTATGGACGCCATGACCAAAGGCAAATGGGACAACATGGCACAACAAGGATACAAGGTTGTTGAATTCCACCTCACTGATGTACGAGCCGAAGTCATAATTGGCACACACGACACAGAGGAACTAACATGATACGTTTATCATGGATCATTAGAAATTGGCGACCTCAAGAGTCGTCTGCCTCAAGCAAAGATTATTATTACAAACAAGGATCATTTTCGCAACGCAAACATTGGGAAGTCCAAATCAGTAAGTTCGCCTGTACGCGAAACCTACTTGAGCTGACACTTGATCTTGGCTGGACTGGCGAGGATCATGCAGGTCCAGAACTGTGTATTGATTTATTTGGGTATTGGTTCAATATGAAAATGTATGACTCACGACATTGGGATTATGAGTTGGGCCGATGGGAAGAATACCCTGGTGCAGTAGATGAGCGAGACAACGATGACGATGACTGGGGCGACGATGACGACATAGCCGATGACGCCCAGCGTATGCTTGATAAACTAGAAGCCAGGCGTATAGAAAACAATCGTCGAGTCCTTCTAGGACTCGGACCAATAGATGACGCGTAGAACAATCCTCAACATTGCAATACTCTTTGGCTTAGTAGGGTGCCTTGCGTTGTGTACATGCAGCATCAGAGACACTCCTAACATCAGCTTTATTGAATTTTACTTAGGCAAATAGAAACAAAGATCGGAAAGATACAATGTCTATGCATATGCAAGACGACGGCGTCGAACTAACACAAGCGTTAATCAATCACGGAATGAAAACAGACGAACCCAGCCAGCTGGCTGATGCATTTCGCTTAGGATGGGCTCAACGACAATCAGTCAAAGTTACAGCATGGGTTAGAATCACAGATCATGGCGATGGATCATCCGGAGCAACTCTTTGGCCATCCGAGGAACTTGCACTAGGCGTCGCCAGCCGCGACGGGTTTGACAGTGAATTTATTCTTCAGAGCACAGTTGAAAGTGTTGAGTTTGATGTCACCGACTGCGAAAAAGTATTATGAGATTGTTAATTTTAATGATTGTATTTGGCGCGATGCCATTGGCACAATGCGAAGTCTTTTCTGCAATGATACTTGCTGATACAACTTCGGCATACCAGCAACTCACTGACGAGCTTGCAACTACAATGTTTCCTACCGACCAATTTGATGTTGTGTGTGAATCTACCCAATTACCATCTGACCCTGCATATGCATTGTAAACATATGGAAAATGCAGATACCTTAGAAAAGATTAGATGCTTTTCTGTGCATGCGGGTACAAATCATTTAGGATATGTGTACACGGCAGATGCAGAAGCTGCAATTACCAAGGCCTGTGCCACATACAACAACCCGTCCGTATGGGACGTTAAAGCATACACGATAACACAGCTAACCAAGGAGAAATAAAATGGCAACTTGTTATGTATTAGTTGGCGCGCCAGCAGTAGGAAAAAGCACTCGCGTAAAACAGATGGTCGAAATGGACCGCGATGCATATGTGTACAGCACAGATGCCGAACTTGAACTGATTGCACTCGCTTTGGGTAAAACCTACAACGATGTGTTCGAGTCTCAATATAAAAATGCTGTGAAAATTGCAGAAGAAGGATTGGTGTTTGCTCTCCAAGACAAACATGATGTGATCTGGGATCAAACCAACATGGGTGTTAACAAGCGAGCCGTTATTGTTGAACGTATGAAAAAGAATGCATACGATATAATTTGTGAATGCTATTTGCATCCATCCGTGGCGGACGTTGACGACTGGGCCAATTGGCAGAATCGTCTTGTCAGCAGGCCAGGTAAAACAATTCCTGGATTTGTTATTGCAAACATGACCAAGAGCTTTGTGATGCCCGACTTTACTGAAGGGTTTGATGATATTCGAATATTTGATATGTACGGCGATGCGTTGCTGTAAAAAATTGTTTTTAGCCGTTGACTATAGGACTGCTATAGTGTAATATAAATTATGCACCGAGTAGTGCTAGAGTTTAATGGAGGCAACATGTCTTACAAATTTCCCGAGATACGCACTATCAACGATGTACTTCCGCATATCAAAGGATGTGACGAGTTTATTGTTGCAGAGCGCGACGGCTTTACTGTAATTAACTATGCCGTGTCCATGCCAGACACCTTTCCACCAATTGCAGTTGCAGGCGGCAGCGCAAAGATGCGTGAAGAACGCAGCCTGTCCAGCAGGATCAAGCGCGAATGCCGCGGATTGATATTTGGTGAAGACGGAGAACTTATGTCTCGTCCGTTCCACAAGTTTTTTAACATCAACGAGCGTGAAGAAACACTGTCAAAAAACATCGACATGACACGTCCGCACACTGTTATGGAAAAAATGGACGGGTGTCTTGATGAAGATAGTATTATTGCAACACCTGATGGTGGCAAAACTATAAAATTTTTATGTGAAACTAACTATAATGGACTTGTATTAGGGCAGAATTTAAAAAAGCAGATAATGTGGACACCTGTATTGGCATCGGCTATTAAAACCCAATGTGATGATTGGTATGAAATAGAATTGACTAATGGGCATATCCTAAAACTTACTGGAAATCACAAAATTTGGTGCACCGATATAAGCGATTATATACGGGCAGATGAGCTCACTGGGGAAGAAGACCTTCTATTTTTTGAAGAATAAGTTGGGGTAGATCAGTACAGTTATTAATTTCATATTCCCATATTTCAATAACTGTAAATCCTTTCTTTTCGGCAAGTAATTGTTTCTTTTTATCATTTTCCCAAATATCAGATACTGGTTTATTTTTATTACCTGGATGAGTTACAACGTCTCCTTCGTTATAAAATATTGGGTTAGCATGCCAGAAATCACCTTGACATTCAATCAATATAGTGCCTATCTTGAAGTCAAATTGTCTATTCCCAATAAAATATGAAAATATATACGATATTCCTAATGAAGCTAGCGCCTCGGCAATTACCGACTCAATAGAATTCATTTTGCCAGAATATTGGTTAAGCCCAGATCTTTTACAAGCATTATATTTTTCTGAATCTGTTAAATTAGCCCACCACTTTTTACGGCCAGCACTAATCTTATCACCAAGCGCAGCTCTGTACTCATTAGACCAGTTTGCTTTTGTTTCTTTCTGCTTCTCAATATTTGTTCTTCGTAGTGTTCCATATTTGGCAAGCATAGTAATATTAATTTTATCCTTTATTTCTTGCGCCGATCTGACATTGTCGACCTCATATTTACGTTTTACAGTATCATTTCGTTTATGATATGCAATTGTATCTTTGGAAAGAGCATTTATTGTGCCGTATTTTTCAAGACAAGTTTTTTTGTATTTTTCTTGAGTTCGTTTTGATCTCGTGGTAGTCTTCTTAGGAATACCTAAGTAATATATAATCTTATATAACGTACTACTTGATAACCGTTGTATGTTAAAATGATCTAATAAATCCTTAATTGAAAAATCCTGAACAACATACATATTTATTAGGTCATTTTTAAAATCTGACTTGCTTGTGTTAGAATTATAGCATATAAGATTTATTAAATGTTCCGGTTTGGATAAGCCGTTAGCGCATGTATAAAAATGACTGAACTTTTCTTCTATTTTATCTTCACAAACATAACATTTCATAGTTGACATCCTTTATTTCTTCGTGTATGGTATTTATATAAAAACTAGACAAACACCTACTTTGTAAAGGAAAATTTGTGAAAATTGCAAATATTAAAAAAATTAGAAACAATTCTCTCCGATATGACATCCAGACATCTACTAATAATTTTTTTGCTAATAACATTCTTGTGCATAACTCAATGATTAGACCATTGATCATTAATGGCGTTGTCCGTCTTGCTACTAAGATGGGGGTAACTGATGTGAGCGAGCAAGCCGAAAGGTACATGCGTACTCGTTCTAACTACCAAGCAGAAATGCATTGGTTAGAAAAAGCTGTAAAAATGGGAGTTACTCCATTGTTTGAGTTTGTAGCGCCCGATAACCAGATTGTGCTAGGATATCGATCTGCTGACCTTGTGCTGCTGGCAATCCGTCATAATCTAACTGGCAACTACTTGGGTCGCCAGAATTCAACACCGGACTCAATTACACAAGTTGTGTTACATGACTCGGTTGATGGTACGCTGGATGACTACGTTGCCAAGCACCGCAACGACGAAGGTCGTGAAGGGTTTATCATCAGCTTCAACGGCGAGATGTACAAAGGCAAGAACGACTGGTATGTGCGTATCCATAAAACACTGGATCGTGTGCGGTTCGATCGTAACATTGTTGCATTGATTGTCAACGAGGATCTCGACGATGTGATCGGCCAGTTGCCACAAGTAGATGCAGATCGTATCCGCGATTTCGAAGTTCGATTCTGGGATGCGTTTGGTCGCACCGAAGATCGTGTCAAGGCACTTTATGAAAAAGCTGTAAAATATCCAGATCGTAAGTCGGTTGCTACAAAGTTTATTCCTAAGTTGCAAAACAAGACCGACGCCAGCTTTGTGTTTCGCTTGCTGGATGGCGACGACATGCGCGAGATGTTATTGCATTATGTATCAAAGCACATCAACACAAATGTACAATGGAAAGCTTGTGCTAAATGGATGGAGGTTGCTGATGCTGTCGTGGTTTAAATCTTGGTTTACCGAGCCTGAACCCAACAGGCCGTTTGTTGTATATATACGACAGCATAAAGTTGCTCAATCAACCACAAGAGAAGAAGCAGAAAAGTACATTCAAGAGATTTTTGAAAAGTCAGACAGTAGCTTTTTAGGAGGATCAGGATGGGGGACTCGTCAGGGTGTTAGCCAAAAACGCAGACGTAACGCATTTCGAGGACAATGCAAAATCGTTGAAATGTGCAACCTGTGTAACCGAAGGGTTGGCCATTGTGGACAGTGTTGATTATCACCTAACTCCTCTTCCTGGATATTGAGAAATTGTGTTTGCAAAATATAATAATGATAAGTATACACGCAAGTTCTATCATTTGTTAGAAAGCGAAGGATTTGATTTGACGTGGGAACAAAGGCGAACGAATTACAATTTAAAATTAGTGTCGCATAAAAAGAAATCAATTATGACAATATTTTGCTTAAAATACTCCGGTACATTAGCGTTGTGTGACATCTTAGTAAGAGAATACACACCCAACACCAGAGGTGCAACAATGTACCAGAAGAGATCATTATGGAACTAATTGCATTTGTTATTGTTGTTGCAGGCTATGTAATAGCAGACGCGATAATGTTTGTAAACGGTTATCGCAGCCTTTTTTGGAAAGCTCGAACAAAACAAGAGAAAGCGGTGCGCCGTGCATTTTTTGACAAATTAAACATCGAATGGGATGAAAAACAATGATACGTGATTATGTTGTAACAATAGCAGAACTTTTATTCTACTTAATGGACGGAATACCGTTGCTTGACTCGCCATGGTTACTAGTGTATCTAGGAGCTGGCGTGCTGATTATGCTATGGCCAATTTTAATTTTGGATCGCGTAGGACGATACGCCAGGATTGCATGCATAGTTGGGATAATTACATTCTTTCCTGTGCTGTTTCTTACAATGTCACCGGCCTTGGCGCAGCAACAGATGATGAGTGAGTGTAGCACAGTTCAGGTTGTAGTTTCGTCAGAACGTGCAGGAGTTTCTACTTTCGACGCAAGAGAGTGCCGCCGCAAGTCAAACTTCTATGAAGACCACGGACCATGGAAGGTTGTTACACTAACCCGTCGAGTAGCAGAATAATGGCAACTGTAGAGATGAAGCTGGACCGGAGAATGGCAGACTGTCCGAGTGCATGGGTCGGCTTTGTTCACTGGTGCCAGAAGGATTTGGTTTGGACAGGCATCGAATCCTTGCTGCAAGAGGTTGACACACTCGAAGACCAGTTGTTTCTTTTCAATCAAGGTTTGTCGTATTACGATGCTTCGATGTCAACAGTAGAAAGTGGGGTTGTTATATTTCAAGATCCTAAAAAGTATTCGTTGTTTGTATTAACATTTAGCGGCTATCATGCCAATAAGAATTGACCTAGGCAGGCGGTTTTCTGATTGCCCAATACATTGGCGATCCTTTATTAGAAAATTAGAAGAAGAGATACCCGAGCAACAGCATCGCAGAGGCGGCGGATTTTCTACTAAAACTATTAACAAGCAACTAACCATGTATCATGCAACTTTCTTTCAGAAAGGCCAACGTTACCTAGTTGACTTTTCTGACGAAGCACGCTATAACTTGTTTGTACTCAAGTATGGATAACACACTATGTCACTGGATAAAATAATCAACGTAGCTCTTGACGCAACCATCGAAGGTGAAGCTGACAATGCATTTCGTTTGGCTCGCAAGCGTTACGCCAATGGCGAACGACTACTTACTATCAACAACAATGTCAAACCATCTGCAAGAGAACAGCGCATGGTTAAGGAAAGAAATATGCAGCAAGGACTAATAGACTTAATGGACTTAACCATTGAACAACTCGACGAAAAAGTTGCGTACCATAAAAGAAGAGCACAAAAGGCGTTTACTCAATGTAGAATTTGGCAGATTACAGCAATTGCACTAGGATCGACAGCAGCTGGTGCAATTGCTGTATTACTGATTGTATTATAGTGATCTTTAGAATTGCACCATATTTGCCCAACACGCCAGATGGATGGAGAAAACTTATTAACAGTCTAGGCTTTTTAAGTAATCGTTACTCGTCGAGTTCGAGCAAAACTAATAGAGATAAAGTAATTGAAATTGAAAATGAATTTCTAAAATACAATGCAATTTACATTAACTGCGGCGAAGACAATTTTAGTACTGTTGAGTTTGTTGATGAAAAACATTATACACTGTTTGTATTAAAATTTGGAGTACTAGAATGAACTGGACACTGTTTTTAGACGACATACGTTTTCCAGACGATGTGCGCTATGATTACGGACCTTACAAAGAGTTAGTAATCTGCCGCAGCATGGACGACGCAGTGTGGGCAGTTAAACAATACGGCCTGCCCACATTTGTCAGCTTTGATCACGATTTGGCTGACATACATTACACCACAGACAACGGCGAAAAAACAGGAATGAGTTTCGCCAAGTGGATCTGCAACTACATCATGGACAACAACGCAGTATATGATCCAAACTTTGCCTGGCATGTACACAGTGCCAATCCTGTTGGAGCAGCAAACATTGAATCTTTCATGACAGAATTTAACAAACATTGGAGAACTATACTATGAAACTATGTAAAGACGAAGTTACCGATACACTAGCTAATTTTGTTTATGAAAGTTCAGGCTTGCCAGATGGATACCACGCTGGCGTAGCCCGTGTTAAGGTTGAAAAATCACGTTTAACTGCGCTGCCTGATGATGAGATTCTAGCGCTGTATTACACCAGTGATGATTGGTACCGCGCACTTGCGGATGGTTACACTGTTGAGATGGTTGACGGACTAACCGATGAAGGTAAAGGTGACACATACAACATTGATGAAGTTAATGTAATCATCCAAATAGAACAAGATTATGGAATAAATGTCTTTTCTCAACCATACAATAAGTTTACCAAGAAAATGGTCAGTAATGATCAGGGTGGTGATATTGCTGGTTTTGGTGCACTAGACGACATTAGTGACGGAAGTGCAGAATGGATGATCTGTTTTGACGATCAGGAACAGTTGGACACAATTAAGCAAATTCTAACATCATTGGGTGCAAACTTTGTTGTGCGTGATATGGAAGCAGACAATATTAATGATTTCGGAGATATGCCATAAACGATGAATTTATTTCTGCAATGGATATGATAGTTGGGCGATGCAAGAAGAAAAATCTAGCACCAGTGTATTATGGCATCCCCAAAGACATTGCTTGTCCAGATACAGTTGATGAAAATGAAACGGCTGTTCTTGCTGTAGCAGGCTTCGAGTGGCAGGCACCAGATGCCAGCATCTCTGGCTACTACTTGTTAACGATACATTAAAGTTGTTGACATTGTGCTATAAATTTGCTACAGTGATTGTATAGCACAAGGAAGCATCGAGATGGCTGCAACAGTTAATAAATTATGCAACAGATGCGGCGACAGACACACAGTTCGTCAAGCCGATCTCAATCGCGGCTGGGGGAAATTTTGTAGCAAGAGTTGTAAGGCCAAGGTGCAAGAGAAAAAGAATGGGCAACACGCTGCCTATTTAAACGGACGTGGCGTAAGCAATTTACACCCTAAACGATTGAAGCTGTATGATAGACCAAAGCATGGTGACTGGGTGCATTGGGAAACTGGTGATTTAATCGATCCGTTTGATGACGATGCAGTACAACAAGATGATAGTAGCGGCCTACATGATGGCCATGGACAATGGGAAGATTAAAATATGAAAATGTATATTGCAGTACTGGATCAGGTTCCTGACTCCATGGTGCCTACACTGGTCGCGCACTCAGTTCTAAATGCACATAAATCATTCACAAAGTTGAAAGATTTTGGTGAACTTGGTGATGATGATGTTGATCAGGACGATTATAACGAAATTTACCAATTCCCTGAATACATTGATTGGTTTGAACACAGCTTTCGCAAAGTTACCCTGCGCGTGAATCAAAAAGAATTTGACAAGATTTCTTTGATTCCACACACCTGGCTAGGTCACGAAAACACTACACTAGACGGCGCTAAGAGTTGTGCAATACCAGTACCGTGTAATGATTTTGAACGCCCTAATGTATTGAAATTTGCTAAGATGTGGAAGCCAGACGTCAGTGAATTGGAAAAAGAGTTGGCAGCGTGGAAGCAACTACACAAAGAGCTAGATGGGCCAGATGTTGTGTACAAAAATGGTGAAATGATATATGTCTACTAATCCGCACCAGTGGCTAGATGTAATATTTTTACCATGTGGCGCAGATGCGTTTTTTGACCACGATTTGGTAATAGACTATAGATGTCAGCAATGCAATGCTGTTGTCGGATCTGTTGGTCAACCGCAGTCTTGTCAAGACGCCAACAATAAATGGAAAACACTAGAAGCGTTGGGTGGCAAAGGTTGGAATTACAGACGCGGTGAGCCGCACAAATAAAGCATCTGCGCAGCAGTGTTGGTTGACGTTGTTCTTTGCTTGTGCTACAATATATGTTATGCAACACCCGGACTAGATAAAGTTGTTCGGGTACTCTAGGACAATATCATGACCAAAGAAAACATAAAGAAATATCCCCACAGGCTGGCACACCATATCTTTACCGGCAGGACATTTTGGGCGCCTGTTGTACTAACTGGTGTTTCCCGCGAGACTGCTTACCAGAACAAAATAGTAAAATACTACGAAGCTGAGCGTAAACGTTTGTGGGGGCTTTGGACTTGTACATTCTGGATCAGGCAAAGTGACGTCAGATTTTATACACCGCGCACAGACAGATTCTACCCAGTTGATGTTGTTAAATAATCATGTACAATTATAAAAATGCAATTGTCAAATTCAACAGCGGACACGGTGCATTGTTGTGTAACTGGTGCAGACGAATAATTTCCGCTGGTATCAATCACGAAGACAAGATCCATAGGTGTACAAATTGTGAGCAAGAGTTAAGCAAATATGCAGAAACACCGTCGGCTGGATTTGGAGAAAATTAAATGAAAGCAACTGGAACTATACCCTGCATTGTATGTGCAGTAGACCTGCCTAATATGGCGTCGCCGAAAGTTGATGTACACCCGTATGACGGGTTACACTTTCGATCTTATGGGCACTACGGTTCGTCTATTTTTGATCCAATGTCAGCGCCAGCACATCTCGATGTTGCTATTTGTGATGTATGCATAATGGCTCACCTGGACAAAGTACGCGGGACCGGAAAAGGCGATCTAGCAGATAACGTACAACTGTACACTGCTGCTGCCCACCATGCTAAACTTGGCAGAGAAAGCAAAAATGTTAAATAAAGAAAATGTAGTTGATACTAATACATTTTGCTGCTACATTGTAACTAACAAAATAGCAATACACAATGGAGAAATACATTGAGAGATTTTTATGAAAAAGGCGAAAGGCAGTCAGCAATGGGTGACAATCCAGAGATAGCAGGCGGCTGTCCCTGAAGAAATGTATGAAGATGTAGTTGAATACGCTATTCGGTATAGCGACGCCTAAATTAGATTAAAATAGGAGTAATTACTTGGAAAAGCTAATGGTTGTTTATCATGTTTTAGACGGATGTACATACTCATCGGAAGAAATTATACCACTTGAATACCAGTCAGCCGAGGAACTTATTTGCGACTTTGCTGACTGGGCCGCAAAGCAAATACAAGTGGCTATTCAGACAAACACGTATCCGTGCGGCACAATTCGGTTTGGCAACAAGGAATTTGATGTGCAAAATTTTGTCTATCACATTGAAAAGCCCAAATGGGACAAATCAAAAGATGAACACTACGGCATTGACTTGCCAGACATCTTTACACTCAATGAATGGTTTGAGAAAAATAAGAACTAAACCTTGTATAACTAACATGCTTTGTAGTGTTAGAACAAACAAGAAGTTACACAATGAATGTTAAACTGACTATCTTCGTAGGACACGTAAATCTGGCCGCACCGGCTAAATTTTACAGTAAATGCATGTCTAACAAGACGGTGAAAAGTTTTCACGATCATATTGCAGTCCTACGTAGCAACAATGTCAGCTTTACTTTACGAGTGTACACTGACACTATTATTATTTGGGCCTGCGCGCAACTCGGATCAGGAAATATTTCTCTCAACAATATCACTGTTATAACCGAAGAAGTTACTCATCAGTATGGCGACGAAGAGCTGTTTGGCCAGACATTGCGATTCAGGGCCTCTTGGCATCTTTAACTAAGGTAAGAATGTGGAAAATTTGGCTTTTACAGATCAACAAATTACATTTTTGAGGATTAAATATGGATAATAACCCAGTAATCAATGCAAGTGGCGATAAGCTTTGGTATGAGAATGGTGAACTACATAGAACCAATGGACCAGCAATTGAATACACAGATGGTGATAAGCATTGGTATGTGAATGACCAACTGCACAGAACCGATGGACCAGCAGTTGAAAACACAGATGGTGCAACGCAGTGGTATGAGAATGGTGAACTACATAGAACCAATGGACCAGCAGTTGAAAACACAGATGGTGCAAAGTTTTGGTATTTAGAGGGCATGCAATGCAGCTTTGATGAGTGGTGCAAAAGATCCACTCTCACAGATCAACAAATTACATTTTTGAGGATTAAATATGGATAATAGGTTAGGGGAAATAATTAGATAAAGCAAATATTAACTGTTGACAGATGACTTAATGTCTGTTAGAGTTAGCTAGTAACAAAAGGATACTATTATGGAAAGACATTTAGTAGGCGCCCCGGTACGAGATATGCGGCTGGGGCGTACTGTCGAAGACCGAGATTGGGTAGTAGTTGGTTCTACACCCGAGCAAATGCTAGCTGACGGTTTTGGACAAGTTGGTGCTGATTTTCCTGTATTTTTGCATCCTGAGACCAATGAAGAATATGCACTTGCACGTCGCGAACATAAAACTGGCGAAGGTTACTTGGGATTCACCAGCGATTTTGGTACAGATGTTACACTGTTGGAAGACTTGGGCCAACGAGACTTAACTGTCAACAGCATGGCCATGCAGAAACTGACCGAAAGTGAATTTGCAATAGACACTGACACCAACGACAATTGGGCGTTCTTTGATCCATATGGTGGCTTGGAAGATTTAGAAGCAAAAGTCCTTCGGCACACCAGTGATGCATTTGCCGAAGATCCTGTACGAGTATTGCGTCTGGCGAGATTTCGCGCCAGACTAGGTCCTGAGTGGACAGTTGCACCCGAAACAGTTGCAATGGTTTCAAAAATGGCCAAGTCCGGTGTTCTTAATGAACTAGTAAGTGAGCGTGTATGGAAAGAAACAAGAAGAGCACTAATGGAGCCTCATGCGCGCCTGTTTTTTGACACACTGTTGGAAACGGATGCCTTGCATGTGATTTTTCCCGAAGTGTACAAGCTAAAGACTGCACTAGAGGCGCGGCGATGGCACCCCGAAGGCGATGCGTACGAGCACACAATGTTGGTACTAACTGCCGCAGTTGATTTTGGCTACGACCTAGAAACGCGATTTGCTGCACTGGTACACGACTTTGGCAAAGGTCTAACGCCTAGAGCAGCACTGCCCAAGCACTACGGCCATGAAGTCACAGGTGTTGCTGTTGTAGAAAGCTTTGCCAATAGGCTGTCTGTGCCTTCTAATATGCGCAACCGTGCGATGAAGACCACAAGATTTCACATGCACATGCACAAGTTAGACTCGTTGAATCCAAAAACGTTTGTAAAAATGTTTACAGAAATGGATGCTTGGAGAAATCCAGAAGTTGTAGACTTGCTGCTAAGAGTAGGCGAGTGCGACGAACGCGGCAGACTAGGCTGTGAAAATGTAGATGTACAACATTTGCAGAAACTAAAGAAAGTATTTGATCAAGCTAAAAGAGTTAAGTTTGCTGAGGTATTTTCCAAAGGTGAAACCGATGGCGAAAAGATCAAGGGTGGCATGTATCGTGCTAGAATACAAGTTGTTTCGGAGATTAACAAAGATGACTAAAGTCACCATTGACTATGAAGATTCTAATATGTTAGGTCAAATGTTTCAAGATTCTATTGTTCATTGTCATCTGGCAAAGATGAACATGATGTGTGAAAACAGCCGCGCAGGCGACACCTCTCCTGATGCGGTTGCTAGACTTGATAGTATGATGAACTTCTATGATGAAAAGATTGCAGCATATGAAAAAATGCGTGATTCACTAACATGGAAATCCAAACGTAAAGAAGCGGCTGCATATAAGGCCTCTTCTTTATGACCTCCATGAAAGGCGAACTAGTTGTTTGGAGTTTGATGAGCAGAAAAAACGGCGGGTTTATAAAGGCACACCCTGTGGTTAATTTAAAACAAGTATCTAAAACTGTTTTTTCATGCAACATCCTGCAAAACGTTGGCGGCAAATATCGAACTAAAAAGAATTACGAATTCTTTGCTGAACAGTGTTTGAGCGCAAGACAGCACACATTTGATATTCTTCGAGAAGATGAACCTTATAATTATGTACGCGGAAATCCTGTAAAGGTTTATGCAAGACAGATATGGGGCAGCAAGTTAGAAGATCCTATTAATGGATTGGTATACCAGAATCAACTAAGCGGCAGCAGTGTAATTGTTAGCGTAAATCCATTATTGGTACCAAACCGGCCACTCAACGAACTCGGCGGCACCACAATTGAAGTATATTCTCAGCAAATAAGACTGTTTGAACACAATGAATATCATCCAACTATGGGCGCACCGGAAACATCATACTCACAATCTAGTGGATTTAAACTAGCAAAGATATACAGAGACAAGAAATCTAAATTTTCTTTAAGAAAAGTAGTTAATCAGTTTATCTGATTTAGGCACACCAGGCATACTAGGCTAACCAAGGCTATATACAAACGCATGTTACCACAGCCCGTGGTCACCTTGAGCTTTGTCATTTCAGTATGGCGGGCGGATCTGGTGTCGTTTCCTTGCTGGCTCGAAGCCAGTTCTGTATGTCTGTAATCGTATCTCCTGACAAGAGAAAATGAGTAGGTAATCCTGACAATTGGAATCCTACAGATCGCAAAACAGTTGTTCATATTACTGTTTTGCAAGTCCGCGTTAATAAGCACAAAGTAAAAAGGTACCGCATAACCGCCTTTCCCTAACGATATTAGGTTTTTGAATATGAAGTGTTGAAAGAAACTCAGATAGAGTCCTTTTTTTTTATACTTAGCCTGTAAGAAGGCTAAGTGTGGATCCTAAATCTAGATAGAATCTTAGAAGAAGATAACTGTTAAGGATTGAATGTAATGAAAGACTTAACTGATTAACGTAGTTAATCAAACAGCATTAAAGTAATCATAAAGTATAATACATTTAAGGACAGCTACGACTTATAAGAACTTGACATGTGCGTTAGTATTTGTTAGTGTATATTATAGGAGAACTAGATGACTACTAAAATTGCATTTGTAGACGTTAATTCCAACGAATACTATGTTGCTGAAAAAGACGTGTTCAAACAAGTATTCGATGCCGACATTGCAAAAGCAAAACTTTACATGCCTCGGACAGAGCTGGTACACTCGTTTGATTATGTTGCTCATTGGAGCAAAAGAACACTTAAGATAGTCGACGTTAAGGTGTTGCACCACTTAGTTAATGACAGTGATTATTTCATTAAACATCAAAAACAACAAAAACTGTTTGATAAGCTTGACACATTAGCAGCCGACGACATCGATAGTATGCCAGAAAGACAGTATCGTACCTGGAAGAAAATGAAACACTACTACACAAGGACTGTAACAAATGGGAATTAATATAAACGTATATTCGTATTGGGGAGTGCGCACCAAGTGGAATAAAGAATTCAGTGATGCAGCCGAAGACGTTTATGAATACAACGTCAAAAAATATGGCTATAAAAACCGTCCAGCAGACTCTGATTGCGATTACCTGTCAGATGGTATGAGTTGCAACTACATGGTGTTCGGACAACAGCTTTACGACAGTGGCGATAGTCGCTGGGGAGAGATGTGTCATTCAAACGAAGTTGAACTTACACAAGAGATACTTGACGGAATGGAAGCAGAATATATGCAACGGTTCAAATTGATATACCCAAATCGATTCTTATGGCTTGCTGAGAAACCCTGGAAACTAGTGAACCTTGTTCACTATAGTTAGGAAAGTTTTAATGAAATTTCTTTTTGTGCCATTTGGTATTGTGTGCTTGATCACCGGCTATATGCTAGCAGTGTACTATGATGGTCCACTTGCAAGGCAACACCTTATTGGATTCATGTGCGATGCTTACGGCCACGACGCAATTGTAATGAACGACGGATCGCCACATTGTGCAAACATTGAGTTGATCAAGCATAACAGCGAATTTGTCCAGGAATTTATTGATAACTTGCAAGCTGGAATTGACAGGAATAGCATTGACCAATGGGACGACGAATAAATAACGGCCGCGCACAAGGATCACAAATATGAACCCGGTAAAATACATCAAATATAAATTACTTGAGTGGAAGTGGGAAAACATACTTTCCAAGAGCGGGCACCCTTCTTGGGAGTACTACTTGTGTATCAATGATCCTGGTTTACATTTTAGTACACGTGATGACATGTTAACGCCCGCTCAAGCCATGCCCGGCTATCCATATAGAGTACAGATACTTGCCAAGGATGTTCCAATGGAATGTCAAGGAATGTGGGGAGTTGGACGAAGTTCTGCTAAGTATACAAATTGGTGTAGTAGAAATTGCAAAGGACAGTTCCAGGAACGCTGGCTGCATCACACAGTTGATCACCAATCACAATATGTAGACAACATGGATTTGATAATGGGGTTTAAAAATGAAAGAGACTTTATTATGTTTAGTTTGAGTTGTGTGTAAATGACAGATATCAAAGAATATTACAGAGTACTCCTTCCAGTGATCAGACGTGTTATGCATAGTGTTATTGCACATAATATAGTTGGTGTTCAGCCAATGACTGGCCCTATAGGTCAAATTTTTAATATGAAACACACGTATAAGGATTTAATAATGGAAAAGAAACACTATCAGCACTTTTTACGTTTGCCCAACAGACGCAAACAGCAGAAAATTGCTGAAATTTCTAAAGTATACGATTATACCTGTATTCAATCTGATCCAACAAAAGTACGAGAGGCCAAGGCGTGGTGTAAGAAAAACCTTAAAGAAGGTTCGTGGGTTAACCTTCATAGTAGGTTTGTATTTGCATATGACAAAGATGCAACATGGTTTGCAATGGCGGCAATATAATGTTCAGTGTTGAAATAAATAATTTAGTCCTTGAGTTTCACCGTGCCCACAATCATGTGCTCGATAAACTAGGAGGCAAAGATGCTGTTATACAACGAAGAAATCACTGGGGAGCACTAGCAACTGGGTGGAGTACATATATCCATGCTGTACCAGCAGGCAAAATTAATCCACTTATAGCAAACCGACCGCTGAAGCGACGAGGTGCGAGCGTCCTCAAGTCAGAGCAATGGACTCATTTGTGGTTCATGCAAGAAAAAGATTATACGCTCTTCTTGTTGAAGTGGTTGAACTAATGATAGTAAAATACGGATATTGGCCCGAAAGCGAGCAACCACAGGAACAAGAAGAAGACGTATGGGTAATGGTTACCGAACCTGAACAACATTATGTGCATATTTTTTACGAGGATGCAAGTGATGTAAATCTTATTAAAAAAGTATACGAAACGTGTGATAAACATCGCGAGATTTATATAGTTCGCCGCGGGCAAGGCTGTATTGTTTATTTCAGTACTGTTGGTTCGCTGAAATGGTTTGAATTTATGCATGGACTAAACGCATGGATGTGACCACAAAAACTATAACATTAGATCGCGGCAGTAAAATTGATAAAAAACTCTGGCAGATGTATGTGGATATTGACTACGGTAAATTAATGCCAAGCAAACTGTATAAAGGATATAAAACGTACATTGCAGATATGTCCGGCGCAGACGTTACTGGCACTAAAAAAGATGGGTTTGAACTTACATTTAACACGCAAAAATCATATACATGGTTTTTGTTGAAGTACAGTTAAATGTCTATTAAAACTGAAACTATATTCCCTACTGAAATGCTAAACAAGGTGTATAGAAAGTGGTTAGTTGACAGCGGTAGCTCACTTTCTACAAGTAAATTTGCATCACGCCGAAGTTACAATTCGTACCGTTACGGGTTTAATGAGCAACTATTTGAAAATTGGCTATTTTTAAACGGATTTGATGTTATTCAAGAAAACAAACAACGATACTTGCGATTCTCTGGCGATCAACGCAGCCTTACACTATTTCTACTAAAGCACGTAGATTAAAAATGTTGACACCCTATGAGGTCCGTGCTATAATACGTAATAGATCAAACATAATCACGGATAAAACAATGCCAAGCCTTAAAGTTTACAAAGATGGACCAACTATGATACCAGTTGACTCTGCAAAAATTGCCAAAGCATACGTATGTCCTTGGACAAGTGATCTGTTTTCAACCAAGCGCGGATATGTTAATCATCTCGGCAAGTTGCGCAAAACTCGTATGCACGCTCGGTCACGCAGAATCATCAAACAAAAAAGATTTGACGATTTAGCCAACCAACCTACTATGGACAAACTGATCAATTGGATTCACATTAATCCAGAGTTTTTCTTTGACAACGCGCTTAGTTCTGCTTGGCAACAAGACAGGCAGCAGGACCGAGTAAACAAAATGCGTGCAGACTACTGGATTAAGATATTTAATCTTGACGTTAATTATTCTGAATCAGTTAGCAACAGTCATAGTTGCCCAAAGAATGGTGTAAGCAATTTCGGCGGTCGAGAATGCTTTCCTGACGGTAAACCTCGTCCAAGAGGCTATCCCGGATTTCGAGGAAAAATTATATTCCAACTAAGTCATAACCTTGGATGGGCAAGTGACGTCATGAAGAATACTGGATTGCATATTGGTTCAGGAGGTGGCAGCGGTAATTTAATGTACCATTATGAATTTAATTTGTTCCTTGATGACTTTCCGGTAATCAAAGCAGCATTCGAAGAAGAAGAAATACAGTACAACAAAGGACACTTGTTGACAGTGATTAAAAATCAGAGCGTGCCAAGCTTTTCAAAAAAATATCAATACAATAATAAGGTATCCTAAAAATGAATGGATGGACAGAAAACTATATAGACAACCTGTGGGAAAGAGGTTGTCGTGATGAATCGATCAAGAGAAGAAATAAAAAAGGAGATAACGTGAACAAACAATATTTACAAAAAAACGACCGAGTACGCCTTCTTAACGGATCAAACGCTCTGCGTGTTACTTTTTCCGATCAGTACCACGTAACTGCTCGTTACGAGACAAGCGGCGGATCGATTACCCGCCGACACCACGAGTTTGTAAGGCTCGACGATGAACACGCAATCGAAAGCAAAGGAAAAGATATTATGAAAGACAAACTATTTCAAACTAAAGTAACTGGAGACAACGAAGCGCGATTCGGTGTGGGTCTTGCAGTAGACAGCAACGGCAAATACGTTCTAGAGATGAAGGATGGCAGCGGAGTCCTTATCTTTGACAAGAAAGACATTGAAATTGTCATGCCGTACACATATTCTGTTAAGTTCAGCACTGGTCCACAAGAATATCAGTATCGTGGAAAAGCCGGACTGGTCGAAGTAGGCGATTTATTGCTTGCAATGGACAGTCAGCATGCCAAGGGTGGTATCAGCATTGCACAAGTTGTAAAGATTGACACCAAAAGCGATCGTGCCAAAGCGCACTTCAAGGGTGTTAAGATCTCAACAGTTGCACTGGACCAATAATGAGAGACATTTGGGTCATAAGTGACACCCATTTTCGACACGCAAACATCTTAAAGTTTGGCGATAGAGTCACGGGCGGTTTAGTCCGTGGCGATCGCTTTGCATCTGTTGACGAGATGGACGAGCACATGATAACCCAATGGAACAGTGTTGTGAAAGCCGGCGATATTGTTTATCACCTTGGCGACGTTGTTATGGGTGACAAAGAATGGTTTAAAAAGAACTGGCCTCGACTAAATGGCAGCAAGCGTCTTATTGTTGGCAACCATGACGACATTCCTTTTCTTTCAAGCGGAGGCTTTTTTCAAAAAGTCAGCATGTGGAGAATGTTTCCAGAACATGGATTGATGTTTACTCATGTTCCTATTCATGATAGTGGACTATTGAGATTAAAAGAAAGAAACGGAGTATGGCCGGATGATTGTGATTTACTTCTCAATGTACACGGCCATATTCACCAAAACGCCAGCCCAGAAGGCCCTTACAAGAACGTAAGTGTTGAGGCTATTAATTACACTCCGGTTCATATAGATGAACTGGCAACATTAGCAAAGGAAAGAAAGTAATATGTTTGAATTAGTAGCACTAATAGGAGGATTTTGGTTCTTCTTAATTGCAATTGCAGTACTTGCAGGCGGAATAATCTCAGCCGAATGTGACAACTTGTGGGGCGCAGGACTAACACTGGCCTTGTTAGCAGGAACCAGCGAGCTGTTGTTTAATATTCCAATATTAGCTTCGATTGCAGCAAATCCTCTGTTGGTCGTAGTTGGACTTGCAGCATACACCGTGGTTGCTCTACTGTATGCAGTATTTTATAGATACGCTGCGTTTCTTCGCAGTAACTATTATGAAATTGCAGATGAATGGTCAAAATTTCAAAAAAAGGATGTAACAGGCACTCGAGCAGATTTTCGTCAAAGTGAGCATTACCGTCCCTACACGCCGCTATACAATGTTGACCGGATCAGCACATGGGCGTTGTTATGGCCTTGGGCAGTATTTTGGGACCTGTGTCACAAGCCTGCGCGTTGGTTCTACAATACAATGTATTCACTAGCTGGACGCATGCTCGATGCAGTTGGTGCAAGGGTGTCAGACAGCATCATTGACACGGAACTGAAAAAGCAAAAGAAATAACAGATCCTATTTTTTGGGAAGGTAAGAAATCTAACAATGGATTACCTTCCCAGAAAGAAAGTCCGATACAATGAACTTTGAATTTCTTAAATTCTGGAAAAATACCCCATCATTGTCACCGAGTGTCACAATTGGCAAAAACTTCACACTTGGTCCATGGACTAGAATCAGCAGTTGGTCAAAAATTGGCAACAATGTAGACATAGGCTTGTGGACTAAAATTGGAAGAAACACTGTTGTTGGTAACAATGTGCATCTTGGAAATTGGGTACATTTAGGCGACAATGTAATTATAGGCGATGGCAGCTTTTTGCCCGGGCATGTAAGAGTGCAAGATAATTCTATAGTTCTAGCACAAACAATCTTTAATGGACACGAGTTAGTAACACCAACTAGCGTTATTTTAAACCGTTGTAGTGGCAACGTGGCAGGAAGAGGGGAATACAGTAATGGTGATCCTAATGTTTCAGTATCGTGTATTTCTGGGAAATATCTTATCCCAGGATATATAGAAGATGCAAATCAAATGCTGGAAGACTTTATGGATGGCAAATGCTATCGTATTGTAAAATATAAAATAGGATGAAAAAATGTGGAGTAAATTAATTGGCGATACCTTATACAGCCTCACAAGTATAGAAGTTATAGCCAAAGATCGGTATGACGGTAATAACCTTGCCTATCATAATTGGCGCCATATTTTAAGTTGTTATGATTATTTAGAGATCAACAACGTTCCCTACGATGAGGATCTCGACTGGGCAGTGATGCACCATGACATTGTATACGACGAACTAGATTGCAAAGAACTGCGCAGCGCACAATGGGTTGAAAAAATGTACCCAAAACGCACAGGTGTGTTTGATATTATAATAGCAACAGCAGATCACAATATCACAGGCCGAAGTTGGCAATGTGTAGAAATGATCAAAGCCGACTTGCATCAACTCGCAACACCTGCACTTGTACTTGCAAACTATGTTAAGATGCTAGATGAGAGCACAAAGTTGTACAAAATACCCGATAAGGTGTTTGCAGCAGCCAATCTAGATTATATGTTAAAGCTGCGAGATACCATTTATAACAATGTTAAAATTAAAGATCTTGATCCGTTTTGGAATAACGTTTTAGACGGCATTGATTTTACAATACATATCTCTGAGGGTTTTAAAAAGGCTTTGCATTACTAAGCAAAGTCTGTTACTGAATCAGAGTACATCGTGTAATCAGCACTTGACAAGTATTGCAACATGTAGTATAAATAACATGTAGACACAAAGAGTGCTACGTTAACTGCTAAAGGAGTTTTAGCAAATGGATACGATTATTAACTACTTCTCTGGCCCACTAGGTCAGATTGAATTACTAGCCACGGTGCTATTAATCGCTAACGTATACTTGTTAGCAAAACAAAAACTCATCAATTATTGGTTTGGATTGGCAGGTGTCCTTGTTATGGGATACGTGTTTATGGAAGTCCAACTGTACTCCGACATGCTGTTGCAATGGGCGTTTTATGCGCCGCTGCAAATTGTTGGCTTTGTGATGTGGAAATATGGCAAAACACTAGGCGAAGTTGCCAGTGACACTCTTGACAGTATGAAGATTGTGACAATTGCAAATACTACAAGAATTTTAATTGCCATTGGCATCTTATTTGGAGCGGTGCTGGTAGGCTTTATAATGTCCACCTTTACAGATGCAGCCGTTCCGTATGTTGATGCATTAACCACAACCATGTCAATTGCTGCATCGATCTTGCTGTTGAAAAAGGTTTGGGAAAACTGGATCATCTGGATTGCAATGGACTTGATTGCTATTCCGCTTTACTATAGCAGAGAGCTGTATGTAATATCTGGACTGTACGTTGTGTTCCTTGGACTGGCCACATACGGCGCAGTTACTTGGTACAACGCAATGAAGACACAGGAAGCCTGATATGACAATCGGCGGTACAATAGGCAAGTTTACAAACTTACACCTGGGTCATTTGAACATGTTTATCACTGCATTATCTGTAGTAGATCAACTATATATTATGGTCTCTGGAAATGAAACTGATGTTGTTCCGCTGTCCACACGTTACAAGTGGTTATGCGAACTATTTGCTGATAACCAAAATGTACACATTATCAAACACATAGACAACATCCCGTCGAGCGAAGTAGACGAAAATGGCACAATCATAGACCCAACAGTTTGGGACAAATGGAAGGCGGAGTTTGAACTGCACCTCCCCAAGCTTGATTACTTTGTAAGTTCGGATATGTATGGCAAGAAAGCTGCAGAGGTGCTCGGTTGCCGATGGTTACCAATTGACCCGCATCGTGAAATGCACCCTATTAGCAGCACAGCAATTAGAGAGGCGCTGTTAGAAAATTGGAGTTTTATGTCAGCACCTGCAAAGCGTAGTTTTCACAAGAGAGTAGCAGTAGTTGGACCGGAATCAACAGGCAAGTCTATATTAGTTGAAAGTTTTCGCTTGCGCAACATCGGAACTCCTATTCAAGAATACGGCCGCATGATAACTGAAGTAAAAGAAGAAGTTAACGAAAAAGACTTCGAAGCTATTGTCAAAATCCAAGACAACTGGGTTAATGAATATGCGTACAAGGCAGAAATGCCAGTTACAGTAACTGACACAGAAGCGTTCACTACTTACTTGTTTTCGCACTTGTACCTGGACAAGCCGTTGGAAATGGCACTGGAGTACGCAAAGAAGCAACACTTTGATTTGTATATTGTTCTGGCGCCTACTGTTAAGTGGGTACAGGACGGAACCAGAATTGTCGAAAAACAAAAACAACGTGAATGGTTCTTTGAAGAGATGTTGAAATTTTTAGTTGACAACAACCGCAACTATATTGTAATCAGTGACACCGACTTTGTCACACGCACCGAACAGGCGCACGCCTCAGTTCTCAAACTAATTAACAGGGGTATATGATGTTTACACAGAAAGAAAATGGAAGTTGGATGTGGGCAAAATAACATATCTTGCCACCTAATACTTGACACACGCTTGTTGCGAGTGTATACTAAAAGCAAGACATAGAGTTTTGCCTAAACACGCTAAAGGAGTTTTAGCAAATGAAATACGACTTAATTAACGACACTATACATAGCAAACTAAAAGCCACTACTGCACTATCGGAAAATTCCAAAACAGAAATCCGCTACGACGCACTGGTGTTCATTGGCAGGTTCCAGCCATTTCACCTGGGGCACAAAGCAGTGGTTGACGCTGCACTGAAACTGGCAAAAGAAGTGATCCTTGTGCTTGGGTCCAGCTTTAGTGCAAGAAATACTCGCAACCCATTCACGTTTGAAGAACGCAAGTCGATGATCAAGGCGGTGTATCCACAGGACAATGTCAAAGTTGTGCCAGTGTGTGATTATCCATACGACGACAACAAATGGGTTGCTGCTGTACAATCTGTGGTGTTCAGCGCAATGAAATACTCCCCCGATCCTCTGCGCATTGGTCTCATTGGCCACGAAAAAGACGGAACCAGCTTTTACTTGAAAATCTTCCCTACATGGGGCAGCGAAAGTGTTGCCAATGTAGATGGAATTGATGCAACACCGATCCGTGAAACTATTTTTGAACACGGTCCTTACCGCGGTGTAGAATTATTTATGTGTGATACCATGCCAGCAGAATCTGCTGATATACTGGACGACATTGTTAGAGAATGGGCACACGAAGAATTTGCAACACTGTTTGTTGAATACAGTATGATTCAACAATACAAAGAATCCTGGAAATCCGCACCATATGCACCCACCTTTGTAACAACTGATGCAGTTGTAGTGCAAAGTGGACACATTTTATTGGTCAAGCGCAAGCATGCACCGGGTATAGGACTTTGGGCACTGCCTGGTGGATTCCTTAATCCAGGAGAACGCCTCGAGGCCGGTGCGCTGCGCGAGCTAAAAGAAGAAACAAAAATCAAAGTTCCAGTTCCGGTACTGCGCGGCAGCATCCGGGCATCAAAGACCTTTGATGATCCATTCCGATCAACCCGCGGCCGCACCATTACAACTGCGTTTTTCATCGACCTCGGGTTTGATAAAACTCTGCCAAAAGTAAAAGGCAGTGACGATGCAGAACTAGCACGATGGGTACCGTTTAACGAAGTAGACCGTACACAAATGTTTGAGGATCACTTTGCGATTGTTGACAACTTCATTAACATCGGATAAGGAACACAACAATGAAAGTAATTAAACCAGGAAAGTTTGGACACAGCTGGGCTACTGAAGTAACATGTTCTGGCTGGGGAAATGGCGGCAAAGGTTGCGAAGCTATTCTACAAGTTACCCGCAGTGATTTACGATTTTTTCCTGGTGTGTCTGGTGAAAGTTGGGGCAGCAAAGAAAGTGCAGTTTCATTCGAGTGCATGTGCTGTGGAAAATTAACCGACCTTGGGCGAGATGATTGGCCCGCAGGTTATACAGATCTTGTAAGATGGACAAAGGAGTGGCAATCCGCTGCTCCTGAATCAACCTTACCCGAAAGTCCGATTCAAAGAGGATCGGCATAACAACTTAGAGGATTTCTAAAATGAAACATAATATTATACTACTATCAGACTCGTACAAGTACAGTCAACCACACCAGTTTCCAAAAGGCACACAGTATGTGAGTTCATATATTGAAAGTCGAGGAGGCGAGGAGAACTCAGTGTTCTTCGGCGCGCAGGCGTTGATCAAAGAATATCTAATAGGAGAGGTTGTTACCATTGAAATGATTGATGAAGCAGAAATGATCATCACTCAGCACGGTGAACCTTTCTATAGAGAACTATGGGACATTATTGTTGAGGAATTCAGCGGTCGTCTCCCAATCGAAATCGAAGCAGTTGCCGAAGGCACATACATGCCTATTTCAAACGTACAAATGCAGATCATCAACACTGATCCGCGTTTTTGGTGGTTGCCAGGCTTTTTGGAGCCACTTACACTAAGAGGTGTTTGGTACCCTTCGACTGTTGCAACAAAATCACGTAAAATGAAAGCTATCATTGCTCGTGCGCTGGCAACAACCAGCGATGTTCCAGTAATGGATCAGATTATGTTCAAGCTGCACGACTTTGGAGCACGAGGCGCAACATCACACGAAGCTGCAAAGCTTGGTGGAATGGGTCACCTTGTTAACTTTATGGGCAGCGACACCATTGAAGGAATTGTAGGAGCAAGACGTTACTATGGCGCAGACATGCCAGGATTTTCAATTCCAGCAAGTGAACACTCTACTATCACAAGCTGGGGCAGAGAAAACGAAAAAGCTGCCTACGAAAACATGATCGAGCTATTCGGTGGCGAAGGCAAAATTTATGCATGTGTGAGCGACAGCTACAACATCTACGAAGCTATTAAGATGTGGGGCGAACTAAAAGAAAAGATCATCGATAAAGGTGGCACATTGGTTGTTCGGCCAGACAGTGGGGATCCGTTGACTGTTCCAATTGATGTTGTAGAACTTCTAATGGAAGAGTTTGGATTTACTGTTAATTCAAAAGGCTTTAGAATACTGCCGTCCTACATTCGTGTAATTCAAGGCGACGGTATCAGTGAACACAGCTTGCCACAATTGATCAATAACTTGATCCGGGCAGGACTGAGCATTGATAATATTGCATTTGGAATGGGCGGGGGATTGCTGCAATTAGTCAACCGCGATAGCTTAAAGTACGCCATGAAAGCAAGCGCAATTATGGCATCAGATGGCGAGTGGACTGACGTCTTCAAAGACCCAATCCACGGAGGTAAGACTTCAAAGAAAGGTCGCCTCGGACTTATATACCAAACCGGCGTCTGCGGCGGCAGTTTCCGTACTGTTCCTAAATCTGTTGCAGACAAGAAAGGCAACTTGTTACGCCCTATTTTCCGCAACGGAAAGCTGTTGATCGAAGATACTTTTGACCAAGTGCGCGAACGTGCTGCACTTAAAGAGGAGGAATACCTTGATGTTGAATTTGAAAGATACTAACAGACAGGAATACACTGCGTGGGTTGCAAGCGTTTGGAAAGCTAACCACAAACGCATTTTAGACGAAAAAGTCAAGGAAACAATGAAATTCAACAACGAAGATGATTGTTCTGTAACTATTCGTACAACCCAGTGATAATAAAGATAAAGGCGGATTTAGTTCCGCCTTTATCATTGACAGCATACACAGACAATGCTACTGTACATTATAATGTACCTAACGAGGAGACACTGATGCAAATCTTTCTGGAATACATTTTGCCCAACGTGGCACTGTTTGGCAGCATCTATCTGCTTGCAAAATACGTAGAAAATTCAGTCTGGTACTGGATCGAAAACTACGAAGAAGCTCGTGTAACGCTTGATGGCGTTATACAAAAAATCAAACTTTAACACTTAACCTCAATAGGAGACACACCATGGGTGGTCTAATTTTATCGGGAATTTTGCTCTTTGTTGCACTTGCAGCATTGTTCATTCCCTTTCCAAAAGAACTTTTACGAATCAAAAAAGTCATTGCAGGCGGCGCATTCGGCGCCTGCACATTGGTACTATCCAGCAGCGCATTCGGCTATAACGATGCAGGATTCCAAACGCATGTGCGTACTATCTTTAGTACAGAATCAGCAGTGATGGATACCGGTTGGTATTTTGCAGGATGGGGCATCAGTACAACTTGGCCCAAGTTTATCACAGTTGTAAACACTGCCAATCCGGATGCTGTTGGAAACGCAGTCAATGCTCCTTACCGTGTGCGATTGGCAGACAACTGGACTGGCGACGTGACGCAAAGCACAATCTTTCAAATTCCAAACGATCCGGTAGAGTTTGTAGAGATGTCAAAAACCTTCCGAACATTGAGTCAGCTGGTTAATTCCACACTGATTCCAGATGTGAATGCAAGTATCGACAGCGTTGCAAACATGTTTACCATGGAAGAATACTACAGCGGCGGACAGCGTGATCAATTCAAGACTGAATTTTATGACACAATCACAAAAGGCCGGGCAATGGTGCGCCAAATCAGTCTTAATCAATCAGGCGGAATTGTTCCAAGTAGAGCAAGACCCAATGATGACGAAGCAACTGAAAACTTAGACCAGGTTGGTGACACTGACGTAAGACAATTAGTGATGGAGAAAATCCTAGATCAAAACGGCGAGCCGATTCGTAGGGAAACAGTTTCTTCACAGTATGGTATTACAGTAAGCCAGGCGATCCTCGAAGGCATTGACCCGGATGATGAGTACGAGAATCAGATCATTGCACGAAAAGCTGCATCGTCACGTAGAGTTGTAGCACGTGAACAGCGCTTGGAACAGGAAGAACAGCGTTTGCTGGCCATCCAAACTGGTGCAACCGACATTGCACGTCGCCAGGCCACGGCACAAGTTGAACAAATTGAACAAACAACTGGTGCCGAAACTCAAAAGCAGCTGGTACTCATTGCTGCTGGACAACGGTTAGAGCAAGCTGAATTTGCACGTGAAACGGCCGTTATCGACTTAGAAAGAGCACGAATCGAAGCCGAAAGTGTAACAGTTGCAGCCGACGCTGAAGCATATGCAAAAGAAGCAATTCTACTTGCTGACGGAGCACTTGCTCAAAAACTTGATGCTTGGGTACAAGCGCAGACAGTATGGGCCGCGGCAGCAGCAACGATCAATGTTCCGAGCACAGTGTTTAACAGCGGCAGCGCAGGCGGCGAAGGTGGTACGACCGGGAATGCACTCGGAACAGTTGATCAGTTCATGCAAATGATTATGATTAAGACTGCACAAGATCTGCAAGTTGATCCAACTATTCGCAACTAAGCGTTAACGGATAAAGAAAAGGGCCCCTGGGGCCCTTTTCACTTGACTACGTGTACAAGTATGTGCTACTGTAACTTACAAGAGGAGAGAATTCGTGACAACTTTACCACACAAAACTTACCCAACATTAGCAGAAACTGTATTTGCAGCATGCGACGAGATCAACAACGGACGTACACTGCAAGACATACTGACACACCTTGTAACAGAAGTAGGCGAGCTTGCCCTAGAGATCCAAATACAGAACGGCAAGAGCTACAAAATTGCACACAAGAACGGTCCTGTAGACGAAGCAATAGATGTTATTGCCTGCGCACTAGACATCATCCACACATATGCGCCCGAAGTTACTGACTTAGATTTACAAGTAATGATGCAGCACAAGCTAAAGAAGTGGAAGGACACGCAATGCCCAAGCGTAGAATAATAATTAGAGAATCAGAGATCACAAAGATGAGCAAGCGCAGCAAGTCTTGGTACAAAGCTATTATCTTTACTCCGCTGACACGCACTTACTTTGAAAAGAGAATAACTCACTCTGCTGTCAGAGGCAAAGCTTACCTTGCTGATCAGTACTCGTTGTACAATTATCCTCACGCTATGCTGCGTCGCCTTACTATGCTCAAGCTGCACGACGACAGATATCCGTCGTGGCTGATAAAATACAACGAAAGAGATGAACTTGTAGTTCGTCCTACCCTCCGGCAACCAGATTCTCGATTAGGAATCGCAACATATGTGGAACATGATAAATGAAAGACTTTAATCGCATTAACGAACTTGCAATGTGGATGGTCGAATGCATTGGCAAAAACAAAGAGCTTGTGCTAAGGTCTCGACAAGGTGCAGACTGGGATTGGGTTGCGTCAGAAGTGTGGAGGTCATTTCCAGGAATTGTTGATGAGTTTCTCATCAACAATTCAATTGACTTTTTACTTGAAGCTGCGGAGATTGACGAATGAAGTATTCAGGAGAATTTATTTACGCAACTATATCATTTATGCGAGCAGTGGATCAAGAGATAGGATTGCTAGAAGAAAAAGCAGATGCAATGCTGGATGCATTGGATCCGGCTATAAAGCGCCAGATGTTGTTTGCAATGATCAAAGGCAACGTAACAGGATCAATGACTATTCACGCTGTACCCGGTGTCTTGAGCCGACAAAAAATCCAAGCTATTAAAGCAGTGCGCGCCTCAACAGGATATGGACTCAAAGAAGCAAAGGACGTAATTGACGAGTGTGAAAAGCAAGGCAGATCTACTATTCCAGGAGAATGGGAACCTGGTGTTTGGTCTCAACTAAAGCACGCGCTTACAGGAACTGGATACGAGATGTTGTACTAATGGATATACTAAATGACGAGCAAGCAAAAGCAGCCATAGTTTCAAAGCGGTGGAGAATGTGGTATAAAAACAGCAGCATGTCAATATACAACTGGAAAGTTCAAAAAAACGTGGTACGGAATATGGAAAAAAATTGGAAGTTTTTATTCAAAGGAAGAAGCGTTACAAGCTAAAGCAACACTGATGAAAGAAGATGTACTAACCTTTTGCGGCAGCGTGTACGAATTGAAATAAAACATGACAAGGAAACAATTTGTGCCCTTTATATTAGAGTGTGAAGAGACAGTAACTTTGCACTAGGCACCACAGAGACAATACAGTTTGCAGCTCAGGTATTAAAGATACATCCGATGGAGGTGTGGTGTGCGTTTCCATGCTACAATGATCTAGACAAGCTTGCTGCAGGCACACACTCGTACTTAACACAGGAAACAACATGAACATTAGAGATCGCATTTCAGAGATACTGTGGAGCAACATTTATAACAGCGAAGGCACAGTGATAGGTATCGAAGATGCAGCCGATACAATAGCCTCTGTCTTGCCTAAGATGATTGTGCCTCTAGTGTGGGATACCACTTGCGCGCAGGTCTTTCCAAACGGTGCAGGCGTAATTCATTGTAAGGCACAGGCGCAATTTGGATTTAATTATTGTATTTCTTCCTCGGCCGAAGATGGAATAGTTGTATCATTTTCTTATGGTGGGTTCGATGTTTCCGCAGAGACCGTAGAGGGTGCCCAGGCCAAAGCTGATGCACATTACTGCAAACAGGTCCTGGCGCCGTTCAAAGGAGAAGACAAATGAACAACAGAGAAGATGTAATAGTTGTCTGGGACAGTAACGCAAGATACTTTCAATCCTGGCTCGGCACTTACAAAGGCGATGGCATTGAACACGGAAAGCAAGTTGCCCAACGAATAAACGGTAGTTATCAAGTGTTTACTGTTCCTGGAGTTTGGGCAACAGTCGACGTAGATCCTACAGCCACTTTAGATCCAGTTTTTGTCTCAAAGAGATAAATAAATACAACAAAGGAAACTACTTTCAATGACACTCATACTTGCCACAGCGATCAATTCATGGACACCAGGGCAATCTAATCCTGTCTTGAATCTATGTGTAAAGGGTGTTAAAAACTAGATAGTTACTTTAAAAACTAAAAGTTCTGAAACACCTTCCACGCGTAACTGCTTAGGAAGGTTTTTTTATGTTCTCCTAAAATAGGCATTGACAAGGCTCACAACATAGCGTACAACAGTTAAACAGTAGGACAACAAACAACGTAGACGCAAATTAAAAGCAAAACTTGTTTGTTAGAATACTAAACAAGTGCTTGACACACACTATAAAAAGTGTTACATTATTAATAAGGCAAACAGCAATGTTTGCACGCTCTTTAAAACTAACTAGATGCAGTTGTTAGTATCGAAAGATACACAAAACAACTACTCGCTTAGACTCAAGTCGATAATAGTGAGAGAAAGTAGAGGAACGCACACACCAATGTGCGTTCATAACTCTACTTTCACATGCATATTGGGCAGCACCCGAGATTAGTATCAGAAAGTGGTTTTTCTGTGAAACACGCAGGAGAGCACCAAACGACAATAGACCAGCAGTGCAATGATTAACCACATTGTACACCAGTCGACGATAATTAAACAATATGCAGATGAAAGTAGAGTTTGCTGGCTAGTTTAGAGAAACTTGGTGCGCGATTGTTTAGCGGCGGTGGCATTGAGTTGCATGGTTGTTGATGAGTTGTATGTAGTTCGAAACACATACAAGTTAATCACCAGCGAAGCTTAAAACACTATCCGTGAAGGATGGAGAGGACGTGAGTCTAAGGCAATACAAAAGAAATATTCTCCCCGGCGCGCAAGGTGTGCGAGCTGACTGTTAATCAGTTGTAGTCTGGTTCGATTCCAGAGGGGAGAGCCAAATAACAAGAGCTTTGCAATGTATGACTTTCCTATATGGTTGTATTTGACCGCGACAATTTACCGAATAGTTGGTAATAGTGGCTATACATAAAAGTCTCAATCGAGACGTTGGATTGCAAATTCAATAACGGTACTAGATTAGTCGTTATCTAGTTAAATCGCCTGCTATGGTTGAGCCCACCACTTAGATAAGAGATTCATTGCAAAGTCCACTAAGGCTGTAAATACGAATCCGCTAAGTTAAACTATTGTTTGTTCCCCAAGGGTAGCAAACGCAAGCAGGTGTGCAAACACGGCAGTCTCATTGCGTAGCAACGGTGACACCTGCTATAAATAAGGACAGGTGCCTGAGAGGCCGAAAGGAACGGTTTGCTAAATCGTCGTACCGGAAACGGTACCCAGGGTTCGAATCCCTGTCTGTCTGCCATAAATTAAAAGTTATTATGGGCCCACACACCAAACTGGTGCAACAGGTAGGTCCTTTAGAAGTATAGTAATATACATCCACTAATACGGGGGATTAGCTCATCTGGGAGAGCGCTACATTTGCAATGTAGAGGTGGTCGGGTCGGGACCGACATTCTCCACCAACAACGTTAGATTTGTGCCATGTAAACATAGTTGATGCCACAACAACTTAAGATACTGCATTGGACTGCCGGATAGACACCCCTTCTCGGGTTGCTCTGGCAGACACCACTTTATGCCTAACATAAGATACTCTCACTAAAGGATGCATACATTGCCTTGGTGAGGAAAGGAAGGTTATGCCCTTCCTGAGAGATTAGGGGTTAGCTTAGTTGGGGTATTTAATAATCCTAACGATGCTGCTATAGCAAATAACTGTTTAAGAAAAACAATATACAATTGAGTCAACAGTAACAAAGTTTTTAACTATCTAAAAATAGTTCGGTAGCTCAAAGGAAGAGCGTTGGTGTTACATACCAAAGGTTGAGATTTCAAAATTCTCTCGGACTACCAGATCCCCTACCAGACACAGTGCGCTTGAGATGCCTCACTGTTTAAACATCAGAAGCATTCCGCGTAGCGCAGTACAGCCAGATTGTAAAGATCAAGTAGTACACGATAGGCAGCGGCTATCAAAATATTAGAGTTAGGTGTTTAGTCTACGCACTAAACACCCAAGTGGTGGGAAAGAATAGGCGTCAATTGCTAGGCATAGACGTGATAAAGTTTGCTTTTAACATATAATGTTTTAAGCATTGGGTCCTATTCAAACAGAATATCCTAGCTTGATTACAGGCGACAACTTGTAATCAAGTGACACAACATAGTTCATTGCGTTGTCGCGCAGAAAGCACGCTTGGCTCACACCCAAGAAGATCGGAAATTGGATGACCGAGCTGCGTTCGGCGCAGTGTAGTGTAAATGTTGGATTGTAATTTTATATGCGGGCGTAGCTCAGTGGTAGTAGCGTTAGTTTTCCAAACTAAATGTCGTCGGTTCGATCCCGATCGCCCGCTCCAAATAACCCGACCGTATGTGATTTATTATCAAGCAATAAATTATTCACTACGGCGTTACAGTGATCCGTGTGAGGCAATGTATATAATGCAAGGACTCCGTGATCAATCACTGTTTGAACATCACTTGTCTGAGACTGCAAAGATTGGACCACCTAAGCCGTAAGGTAAACCTGGAACGATAGTATATGGTGTCCAGCAAGTGTGTATTATTTTTGGTATCCACCGTGGCGTCAAATGTTATGACATAGGGCAGGTGGACGAAGAGACAGCATGTTAGACTGCCAAAATTAACATAGGCATACGGGATAGCAAAGAGTAAGAAAGCGACGCATTGCATGAGCGATGTTTGTCACCTCGGAATCCATGGGGACCGCAAGGATACACTTACCGCCTAGCTTTAATAATAACGCCGTTGTAGCTCAGTCCGGTAGAGCAGTTCCCTTGTAAGGAAAAGGTCGAGGGTTCAAATCCTTCCTGCGGCACCAGATTATGCACGGAGATATAGGCAATTGGAAGCCTTGAATCCATAAGAGGCAGCGGGTGATCCTTTACTGCCAAATGCAAGTTCGAATCTTGCCCTGTGCTCCTAATTACAGCAAGTTAAGCTAAAGGTGAAGCAGGCCGCGGAAGGGGCTGATCAAGTGATATTAGTAAGTGGGGATATTAGCTATAAGTCCATTGAAAATGCAATCATTTATATACGGATCGTTACCGTAGCTTGCTACTTACAAGAGGTTGACAACACTGTGCAGAAATGCTAGTATAAGTTAACAACAACAAAGAGGCTTACAATGAATACGGTTAGTATTAACGGCGTTACATACACTTCAAAAACTGGAGACGTGTCGGTAACGAGAGATGTAATTACAATCAACGGTGAAGAAATTCACGCAACTGGAATTGTAGAGATACGAGTACTAGAAGGTGTTATTAATAATTTAACATCCAGTGCATCTGTTAATTGCACAACAGTCAACGGCGACATTAAAGCCAGCGGTAGTGTTAGAAGTGATGATGTCGGCGGCAATGTTAAAGCTGGTGGAAGTGTTAGATGTGACAACGTCGGCGGTTCGGTCAAAGCTGGTGGCAGTGTACGTCACTCATGAAGAATATGTCGCGTTAGCAAAATGGTAATGCGCTGCCCTGCAAAGGTAGAAGTTGGTGGTTCGATTCCTCAACGCGACTCCAAAATACGCAAGGCTAAGCAGCTGGTGCACCTGTCTGCTTTAAACCTTTGCCAGCTTCGGGTAGGAATGGGATTAATGCGTATCCATTATCCCCGAAGCGACTATAAACAACAAACTAGGTAGGCACACTATGAACAGCACAGAACATTGTAAAAGTTTTATTGCAACTATTATCAAAGATAATCCTAGCATTGTCCTTTCGATTTACGGCATCGTTTTTGAAGCTGAATTTCTTAGTAAGTTGGTCACGGATGCAACAGCACCTAACAAATGGAAACGTGAATATAAATGCAAGCCTGGTGGCGGGTTACAAGCGTTTGATGAATATTCTATGTTTAGCAAAGACGTTACAATTTCCAGAATGGGATATGATAGAATGCCAAAACGAGATGTATCTGACTTTATATCCGAGAGAGGGTTCTGCCTTGCACCAGACACATACGAAGACAGTGTTGCATTTGTAGTGTTAGAAGATCATAATGGTATCCTTCACTTAGGTGATTACATAGGAGACTAAAAAGAATTTGTATAGTGTAGACGGTCATGCGTGAATTCGCAAAGCACACTCCGTAGGCAATTGCAGCGGGAAGCCCAGACTTTATGAGAACCTGGTACAAATAGTAAATGTAGTGGCTGTTAACGCCACGGAATGACTGCCGGTCTATATTGGACTATAGCAGCAATCCTATTGTTAACAGCTACTACTTTTAATTTAACTCTAACCCAATCAAAAAGGCGCTCAATGAAAATCAAATACAATCAACTTGCTGACTTAATGGACTACATTGACACACAGTCTGATCATATTAATGATGCTGCTATGACTAAATTAGAGGGACGCCTAGGCAAAAAAGAAGTCAAGCGCATGCGTAGGCTATATAAGAAAATGTCTGACAAGCTCGACGACGCGCAATACACTATTAATTAAAATACGGTATCAACTTTTAACTGTAACTCAAGAGGCTATTATGAAAATCAAACGCAAAGAACTTCGAGACATGCTGAATCACATCAATGATCAAGATGTCTATATCACTGATGATCATCGGTGCGAGATGGAAGAAGAAATGGGTAAAAAACAAGTCAAACGTATCAACAAGATGCTCAAAAAAATGGGCAAGAAGTTGACTTCAACACCAACAATTGTATTCATGTCTGCATCAGGCAACAGATACCTTATTAATGCTGCCACATATGAAGCAGATGTAGCAGCATATCAAGCCGCGCTCGATGCAGGTGATGAAATCACAATGGACGCTTTTGAAACAGGTAGCACAGGCTGGATTTGCGCTCCTGAATAATTTGCGGTAGTACGAATGCTACATTAAAAAAATCTCAATATGAATTGAGGTTCTAGAGATACAGTAAAACGAGTCTTGTTTAAATAGAAAGTATTTGAATATGCGGGCGTGGTGGAATTGGCAGACACATCACGTTTAGGTCGTGACACCGCAAGGTTTGGGAGTTCGAGTCTCCCCGCCCGTACCAAATACAATACGCGCCGCGTGGTATGAAGTTTACTACACATAAATATAAGTACCATCAACAAGGAGACGGTATTATGAATTTTTTAAAAGGTTACAGAACAGTTATTTTCAACATAGCATTATTTGTTGCAAGCTTGGTCGAAATTGTTGGAATAGTTGATATACTTGCGCCTGGCGCAAGCGCAAGTATTATTCTAGCAGTAAGCATTGCTAACTTGGTGCTGAGATATATGACAGACACAACAGTTGGCACAAGTACGCAACACGAAACATTATAAGAACATTGGAGGACGTAGCAGAATGGCGATGCATCAGACTTTGAATCTGATTTTTGGGAGGTTCGATTCCTTCTCCTCCAGCCCTAGAATTCCTTAGCTAGTCAAGGAAAGAACATTTAATCGGTGCAGCAAGCTTTTACTCCTACCGAAGAGCAGTATCTTAAAGATATACGGACTGCCTTGTGTTGTGGAATTTTATAAGAATATTGGTCAGTAGCTCAATTGGTAGAGCATCTGTTTTTGGTACAGAAGGTTGTAGGTTCGAATCCTACCCGACCATCCAGCATTTTAGTTAGTCGAAGCTATAAGTTAAACGCGGATTAAATTATCCGCTAAGAGATCGAAAGTCACCGCGTTAGGGGGCAACGAAAGACCCATACTGAAAGACCGGGCGGCAGCGCCGGGAGAGCAGAGTGGAACCAGTGTGTAACATGTTGCAAAGCGTAAAAACCGTGAACTAGGGCAGGGCTAGGCAGGCACACTGGCAAAGCGAAGTAAACCTGGCAGGAAAGCAGGGACACTACTGTATAGCGATGTCGGAAGAAACTAACGTAGGAACGGACGAGCAGTAGTTATGTAGAATAATGGTAGTTCGCCGGACGCCTTGCAGCATTTGGAACCGGAGGTAGAAGTTCGAATCTTCTCGTAAATACTTGTTGACACGCTCAACTAAATACTGTACAGTCAATGTATAAAACAGTTTTAGGTGCCGAAGCTATTAATAACGGAGTATGGCGCAGTTCGCTAACTTCAAATATACGGAGTATAGCGCAGTCTGGTTTAGCGCATCTGCTTTGGGAGCAGAGGGTCGAAGGTTCGAATCCTTCTACTCCGACCAAAACAACTTAGTATGACATTAGGAACAGAAAATTATTGTCGGTGAGCGTAGGACGCAGATGGGTCTCCAAAACCCAAAAGGTAGATTTCGATTATCTCCGCCGATGCCAACAAATACAGAAGTGCAGTGTGAACTCAAAAATCGACTCCTCTTTCGCTAAACAACGCCCCCGGAGCATGACGGTTATGCATCGGCTTCTAACCCCGCGTATATGGGTTCAAATCCCATTGGGGGCACCAATTTGTTACAACCTCTGAGCCGTTGATTGATTCTAGATAAGAAATCAACTAAGTTGATAACAATTCGACCTAAACAGTAGTTATTAACGACTTGTCGCAAAACTGTATTCAACCTTAGCAGTATGGCTGAAGCCTGTTGTAAAAATGCTATCGAAACAACAATGGAGATATACATAATGCGGTCCTTAGAATACTCGGCGATATCCGATTATTATAAAGATGATATCACTGATCGAAGCGGCGTCAAATTAATGAACCACATCGATGAAGGTATTGAAATTCTCAACCAACTAGGCGCGACCCCGGCTGCAATTGCAGCATATTGTCTGCATCCAATTTTTCAAAATGATGCAGACTTAACAAAAAACGTTGCAGCGATCAAACTGTTTGACCCGTATGTAATTATGCTAACCATGGAATATCGTCGTACAGCTAACTCGTACCTATGCAGGCCAGGCACAGATGATTTTACACTTGATGACATTTGCCGAGTTGTTGGACTGTTGTTGCCCGAAGTAAAAGATATGTTGATTGCTGACAAGAAGCAAAATTCCAAAGACTTTATGCTGTATCATTACGGCGTACACAAACGAACAACGCAGTTGCACCAGTATTTTAAAAACTGGTGCAACTTGCTCAACTGCTAATCGAACAAGGGTTTGTAGTAAAGGCAACAATCCTGAAACCCTGCGACGCAAGTCAATACCCATTAAGATCGTCAGTTAGGTTGCCATAATATAAATAATTAAAAGACATATAACAGGAGAGAAATAATGTCATAGGTAGAAATAGCATGCAAAGATTTGGTGTTCCACTTTAACAAAGGACACCTAACAGACCCAACCATCCCAATGTGGGCTGTGAAAACCAAGGGCCAGACATTTTACGTCGACCACGTGACTTGTGAATTGCCATGGAGCACAAAAGAAACTCCGGACAATCCAGGCACCAAGGGCAGCATCAAAATCAAGAGATGTTTACTTACCATTGGCAACGATAACTGTGCTGAGATTACAACACTCACCGAGGATGATGCAGAAAGACTAAGCGGTAAAAAACGGGTCAACCGCATAATCACGTCAGCTGGTTACAAGCTTAAAGAATTTTTAAAAGGTCGGGCCCATGGCTCAATTCATTGCTTCGGTGGCGGATGTGGCACAGCTTGGCATGTAACTGAAATCAGTGACAGAACATTGCTGCTGGCACAACTGGTATTACCAGATGTGAGAGTTTTGATGCCCAACGAATATTACTACAAAGCATATGACACAGGTGGCAGTAGCCAGGAGATCGACCTGGATGATGAATTTGATGATTTCTATGAAAATTGAAATAGGACATCGGCATCTCAAATTTCTTATTGGAGTTATTGGGCGATTTAAAATGCGGCATGGACCGTTTCACAAATTGCCCAATACTTATCGTATGTTCATATATACTAATAGATACGATAGTTTGTTTCTACTAACATTATCAGATACAGATATGAGTATTATCAAATAACGCGGGTGTAGCTCAGGGGTAGAGCATTTGGTTGCCAATCAAAATGTCGAGAGTTCGAATCTCTTCACCCGCTCCAAATTACCTATGTCAGTATTGGTTAGGTTTAACCGGTGTGTGCTACTACAGGCGTTATAGCACAATTATCCAAGCAGGGTTCGATTCCCTCACTGATACCAAATTGCCCTCGTAGCTGAGTGGTTTAGCAACGGTTTAGTAATCCGTCGACGGGATTTCGATTCTCCCCGAGGGCACCAACACATATCTCTAATGCTTCTGATAAATATATAAAACACATATCAGAACATGTCAGGAAGAGTATTATACGGAAAACACACTATGGCCACAGGTGCAACTGTTCTTGAAGCAGGCAGAATTAACCAAGGCGCAGCGTCAATAGCAATTGGTGCATTTACTGGACAGGACGCTCAAGCAGCAAATAGTATTGTCATTAATGCAACTGGTGGTGTGCTACAAAACACAGTTGAAGATATATTAGTCATCAAACCAGTTAGAGAAAACACCACAGGTACAGCACCAACTAGCACACTGCCCACAGGTTTCTTCTACACTATTTACAATCCAACAACTGGAGAAATGGGATACTGGAACCCATAATATCACGTCAACCCTACTTTAGGCCCAGGGTTGTAAAATATCAGGCACTCTTGAAATCAAGTATGTGGCCCAGTCAGCAATGGCGGTAAGTTGTAAGCAGTCATAGACTGGAAATAAGCTTATTTCTAAAAAGTTATTGACAGCGTTGTTAACTAGTGCTATAGTGTTTATATAGAGTTAGTTAACACGTTGTTGATGATGCTTTTACAAATAAAATTAAAGTAGTTGACACACTGTTAAACATGTGTTACACTGTTAGTAAGAAGTAAGCTGCTCTATTTGCAGAGTATAACACATACAGAACTATTGATTGCAGAGTCTCAGGGAAGTGTCATAGGAGAGTAAATAGGTCAAAACGACGAGTGGCAAGAATCTTATTCTTGTGTAATCACAAAATTCGAGCGGTTAACTTCCTACTTAAAGTATGAAACCAATGGTTTCATAGAACATAAATTAAAGTAGTTGACACGCTGTTAAACATGTGTTACGCTGCTAGTAAGAACTAAACGTACTAAAAAGATTTGCGGAGTGTAGTCCGCTTGCAACAGGCATCCTCGGGTGTTTGTTGATAGGGTAGTCACAGCAATGTGATAAAAGGAAGGTTTCCTATAAACTTCCGCACTATAAGAGCTTGCTCTTATATTGTCCATCTATACAAGCCTGAGTTAACTGCAACCGACTAGTTCGTAGGTGCAGTCCGTCCGTAGAAAGGCGGTAGGCAGTAAGTTAGTATTATAGTCCGAAAGGATATACACGGAGCCGATCGGTGAGTGTTAATAGACTGTGGTGGTTTAGCTATGATGTACCAAACTAATGATTGCTGATTACTAACAGGTAGCTGCATAGTCTGACCGTTCGCGCGGAAAGGCAACGCAGCATTACAAGAGTTGAAGGTTAATTAATATACCCAATACTTGAAGTAAGGTTTATTAGCCCGCAAGGTGAAAAACAGATGATGTGTTGTATTTTGTATCTAACAAGGTATGAAGCAACAGGAGTAGCACATCATAGTAGGTTGCAAATAGCTCTCTGGTAGAGCAATTCTTTTTCTGGAATCGGTGTTGGTTCAAATCCAACTTTGATTAAAATGCAAGAGTCTGCTCCAGTGTACTGTTAAAGACGCTTAATGCCATACTACCTAGTAGAATATGGCGCACAGAAGCTCGCAAGGCAGACGTGTTTGTTTGGAAATATAACGTCGGATCTTAGCGGATCCAAATAGCTCGCAAGGCTAACGTAGGATCGATAGACGAGTAGCAGTATATGATGCGTGAAACGCCACACGCTAAAAAAGGCAGCGTTGGAAGATACATACATAAGCTGTCCGGCTGGTATGTGGATAACGGATTAACTAACCTCGCAAGGATTACGGTAAGGTCCAAAGACTTCCATCCTAAGGTGTAATCTCAACCTAAGGAAACAAAGTTTGATACTTTTAATAAAGCAGTTGATTAACACACTAAGCACTAACCCACATTGCTCGTATATGTAAATAGAGTAATGAAATATTCAGTAACTGTTTTTTTTAAATTGTCTTTATGTCGCGGTAGAGCAGTCCGGTCAGCTCATTGGGTTCATACCTCAAAGGTCGTAGGTTCGAATCCTGCCCGCGCAACCAACTTTATAAAGGAAACTTTATGTCAGATATTAACATTAACGTAACTGCTGTCGCTGGAATGGGGAAGACTACTGTTACTGCTCTTCTATACAAATTTCTAAGTGAACATGGATTTGACGTTACTGTTGAGTTAGAGGATGAAATCAACGCATTAGAAACTCTTGCAAACAAAGAACGCATTCTGACAGTTGCGGCAAAAAGTTCAATCACAATCACTCAGACACAATTGGCAAGTTTGCCTCAATTACCATTGGAATCTACGATGAAAAATCTTAAAGATATGATCACTGACTTAGATGAGGAAATTAGTCGAGTCAAGCAGCTTGAAGCCAAAAATGGCTACCACCATGGTACAGCACAAAATGCTATTATGCGTCGTTACCGTACAGAGCTCACGGCGTTGGCTCGATTGATGAAAGATGATATTAATTTGAAAGGTCTTGTCGAGTACGATAACCGGACAACAGAAACCAAGGAAGACTACATGACAACAAGTTACAATACAAACAACCTTCCACTTGTTGCATTTCCAGACATTGCAATTATTGAAATAGCGAACCTTGCTAACAAGCTGGGTGTTTTAGTTCACATTGATGGCATTCCGTTTGGTGATTGTAATCAATCATCTAGAACCATTAAAGACGAACACAACGAAGATTAATTTTAGGAAATAATATGCAAGTTAGAACTCCAGGAGTACATTGGGCGTGGTGGGTATTTTGGTTATTAGTATTTTGGCCAGCATTGTTCCTTGTATGGATAACACACAAGAACGATGTTGATAGCTACAACCTTGAGCTCCAAAGAGAACTTGATAAGACACGCAAGAAGAAGAAGAGAAAAGCAATTGTTAGAGTTTAAGCATACAGAACCACAAAACATTTCCGACCACATTGCGCTAGGGTTAACCAAAGTTTTTAGATGGTTTGCTGATACCTTTTTTGCCAAACGTTATGGACACCGTGCTGTTGTACTTGAAACAGTTGCTGGTGTTCCTGGAATGGTTGCAGGAATGTGGAATCACCTAAGAAGTCTACGAAACATGGCGCCCGATGACCGAAAGTGGATCAAGGTGCTGCTGGACGAAGCAGAAAACGAACGCATGCACCTCATGATCTTTATTGAGATTGCACAGCCTAGTCGCTTCGAAAGATGCTTGGTGTTGCTAGCACAATTTCTATTTTGGCATTTCTATTTTGTAATGTACGCTCTGTTTCCAAAAACTGCACATCGACTGGTAGGATACTTTGAAGAAGAAGCTGTTATAAGTTATACTCAGTATCTTGCAGAAATTGATGTGGGCACAGTCGAAAACGTGCCTGCGCCACAAATTGCAATTGATTATTACAAGTTAAGCCAATCCGCAACACTAAGAGACGTTGTACTCAAGGTAAGAGCAGACGAACAAGGTCACTCAGAAACAAACCATCAGATGGCCAATGAATTACTTAGTCGTTGACACATCACAAGAAATGTGTTAAATTGCTTTTATGGATCAAAAGTTAAAACAGTTTGAAGAATGGGAACAGGAGATTGCAAAGTGGCACAAGTACCACAGAGGCACATCTCCCGGAACAACCACACTGATTAAAAAGCGTTTTGAAAAATACAAACTTGATTACTTTAGATTAACAACAGAATACAGACAGACCAAGAAAAAGAGCGTGTTACTTGCCTCGGAAAAAATATTCGCTACAGCAGAAGCAGAATTCAAAAGATTCAAAAGACTTGAATTTTTAGGAACTCTTGGTAAATAACAGTAATACGGAGAGGTGGCCGAGTCTGGCTTAAGGCACCGCACTTGAAATGCGACGAACTTTAACGAGTTCCCAGGGTTCGAATCCCTGCCTCTCTGCCAAGATAAAACTACGTTGTGAACCCTTTAGTGTAAGCATAGCAACATGCCTGAAATGGGCAGCACAACGTAAAATGGGGATGTAGCTCAATTGGTAGAGCAGTGGATTGTCTATCCGAAGGCTGCGAGTTCAAATCTCGTCATTCTCGCCAACATTAAAAGAAAGTATGTATGTACAATTACAAATTGCCTGTGTTATACAGCAAAGCTGACTCAAAAGAACGCAGAGAAATACGCGAACAGTATGCAGCAGAGCAGGGCAATATGTGTTACTGGTGCAACAGCAACCTGGCAAAGTCGCCGCCAAAGTCTATCAAAGAAACAAAGATAAATCTCAAATTGTTTCCGCCAGGTTTCTTAAAACACCCAATTCACCTACAGCACGATCACAGCAGTGATTTAACTGAAGGTGCTGTCCACGCAAGGTGCAACGCGCTTA